ATAAGTGATATCGTTGAATCATCTAAAACGGGAGTAGCAACGCCTCCTCCTGTTGTGCTTGTGTCATATTTTACACTATTACTAAAAAGATAACTCATATTATTCTCCATCCATTTCTATATATAAGGTCAACTACTCCATTGTCTATATCTATTATAGCAGAGCTGACATTGTCTATTGTATCTGATATATCATATGGAAGTATTTCTATATACATAGATGGGCCACTTGCGTTTCCAGATTCATCCTTAATTACAACCATTTTACCTTCATCTGGACTCTCTGGTAAAGTTATTGTAACTATACCGGCGTAATTAACGCCAACATAATAATCGGTTGATATCATAGAGTAAGAAGATGTGGTAACGGAAACAGTATTTCCTTTTATTGATCCAAAGTAAGGATTTATAGTTGGCTGCATCCACTGATAGCTACTGCCATCATAAACATATATGTATTCATCTCCTGTTACAGAATCCATCCAGCGATCACCAATATTTGGATTTGATGGAGGAGAAGTCCTATAGTAAAATTGAGTCTTTAAATTTAATATTGTTTGCAAACCATTTATATTAGAAATGGAATGACTGTGAGGAGTTGTATAGACATTTACCCAATATTTATCATCTCCATCATTGATGAGAACATATTCAATTCCTGTGGATGTATTAAACCATCTATCGCCAGCTTTATATGAATTTACAGAAGGTGCGGTTTCTGATGCAATAAATACAACACCTCCTGAACCAATTTGAGAACAAACCCATCCAGGTATGCTTAGTTTGTAAACCCACTTACGACCATCAATTGATACCTCTTGATTATTTGATGGAGACCTTGGAAATGATGTAATTGGTATTGCCATAAATTTACTCAAGATATACTATCACCAGGATAATCTCCAGAAAGATCAAACCACTGATACGCATCTGGGTTTTCTGAAACCTTTAAATATATAAACTCGTTCATATTATTTGTATTCAACCACCTATCGCCCAATTTTGCATTGGTGGGTGCAGTATCTTGTTGAAAAAATCTTATTGCTGATGGATCAGGCTTACCAGCAGAAAATCCTATTAATGGCATAATTAAATTATTCTATATTTTGTTTTATAAACCTGTAAAACTATGTTAGTTTATTATTTTAAAGATTATGTCGAAAGAGGTATTACGAGTCAAGGCAAAGACTCAACATCTAAGTTTTCTTGGGCGCTTGGCACGGCCCGTGGACGAAAGTCTCAAATGCCTAGTAGCACGTTTCTGAACGTGGAGAAAAGGTCGTCAAGGTAGAACCGGAACTGATCTGATCATCAGAATGGAGAGAATCTCTAGCCAAAAGAGATCCATGCCTGCTCGGGCAAATGACTCAAAATTTATTAAAACGAAAACCCCCGAAGAAATTAATTTATAAAATCTAAAAACAAAAATATAAAATATGAGCAATTCTAGGAATAGATGGGCGCTTGTCCTTTACTTGAAAAAGTCCTAGTCTTATAGTAAAGTGGCGGTTCGTTTTCCTGGGACGATATTACGCCTTCAGATAATGATGGTTAAGAAAAAAATGATTAAATAATTTTCAAATATGCTTGATGGCCCGAAAGGGACATCAACATGCGAACGAAGTGAGCTAAATAAAAAGAGAAAATCAAATCTTATCTTTTTCTATTTCAAGATCAACAAGAGAACCATTCCCATAATTTGAACTAACATGAGATATAAGAGTTTGACTATGAGAAGTGGTTATAAACTGAACATTTGGAAAAACTGAAACAAGTTTATCAACAAGAACTGGGTGTCTCTTGAAATAAATATGCATTTCGATATTATCAATTAAACAAATTTTGGGATTAGTAAAAGTGATCTTATCACAAAGAGAACGAAGTAATGTAGCTATTTTCTTCTCTCCATCACTCATTCTTTTGTAATGAACAGTAACATCATTCTTTTGTATTGTAAAATCAAGAAAAAAAGAAACTTCAGTTTCCATATCAAAAGTTGAAATAAATTTATCTAATTTGCAAGGCAAGTTGTATGTTGCATTAGCCAATTCTATAAATTTGTCAGAACATTCAGAATTAATCTGAAACTTACCCATATTTATTGGATGATCTGCATCTGTAAAGATACACCATCCATCCTGGTCTGAATTATAATGAGGCAAATCAGTTGAAACAACTGAATCATTAACTTCTGTTTTATAATACTTGTTTTCATCAGTAGAAAAAAAAGTACCAATCATTTTAAGTTTATTTTTTGTTTTATTGTATTTAAAATATGTTGGATCATAATTTGTATCAAATGTAAGTTTTCTGAAAAACAAGTCACTGTTTCTACCAAAAAACTGACTTGGATGTGATAGTATTCTAACTGCTTGTAAAAAAGTAGACTTACCAAATCCGTTAGGACCAAAAAATACAGTAAATGGTCTGAACTTCTCGCTTTGGTCGAAAAAGTCAAGAGAGAACTTTTTGTACCCACAGAAATTTTCTAAATAAATACTTTTGAGGTAAATCATGAAAAACACATCCCAGACAGACAGTAGTTTAGACTTTTTTTCGACTTTAGATAAAATATTAATTGGAACAGAGATTATTGATGAAATATCAAGACTTGAGTACAATACTGAAAACTACACTGTTGATTTCTCAATCAAAGAGGGAAAAATGGTTTGTTCTAAAAACTGGAACACATGTATAAAGTTTGATGTAACAAATTCTCCTAACCTTAGAAAAATAATAAACTTTCTTAGTTCAGATGATACATACGTTTCTCCAGACACAATTACAAATTTTGATAGATTCAGAAACCAAATAGGTCAAACAATATGTGAAAGTTTTAATAAAGAACTCGTTTCAATTATTGTAAACAATGTATTTGGAATTAAATATGACAATAAGCTACCAATGAAATGTGTAGAAATAGATATTTCAGACAAGCCAGAAATAGACTATTTGCTAGTTGTTTCAAAAATGACACCACCTGGTGTACAAACAGACCCAGTGACTGAAGAATTATTCAAAATACATTTAGAGACCAATCGTGATCCTAATGAAATTATTGAAGAATTTAAGAAAAAGGAAGATCCAAGGTTTAAATATGTCAAATCTTGTGAAAAAAGAAAACATTTTTTTGAATTTTCAATATATTTAATGATTGATTATTCAAAAATGTAGAAGGTAAAATATTAAAATCATGTAAAAAGTAAGTTACAGGAGAATTTACATGGTTTATTTAGTATCAACTTCTTATAATCATAAAAAACCTTCTTTATTTAAAGAAGCTGCCGAATACCAAGGCAAAAAAGTACCAATTGGTAAAATAATGAAGGGTGACGTTAAGAAATTCAAAGTATACGTCATTAATCCCAAAACAAAAAAAGTTAAAAAGGTAAATTTCGGACACGGTGGATCGAGTGCCAGAGCAAAAGGCGAAAAAACGCTATCCATCAAGAGAAACAAGCCAAATAGACAAAAAAGTTTTTTGGCTCGTCACAATTGCGACTCCAAAAAGGACAAGACTTCTGCGGGATACTGGAGCTGTAGAGCTTGGCGTAAGGGAACAAAATTACCATAAAAAAAGGAGAAAAAATGGATAAATATGAGATTGAAAACGGTCAATGGAAAGTTAAAACAGCTCAAGAAGCACCACAGTACGAAGATGCTGGATGGTTTTCTACTAATGATACTGCACTTAGAAGTTTGAATCTTGACAGAGCAAAACAGATATTTACTCTTGTATACGGAGATGGGTCTAGCACAAACGGACAATGGGTTCAGTATTTAAAGAATTCAATTCAAGCCTTTCAGTATCTTGACGCTGATTATGCGCCAAACATGCAAGCCCTGATTGAAGATCTTGAAGAAGTAAGAGAGATTAATTTAAATAATTTAAGAGCAATGGAAAGAGAAAAAGCTCCTGGACAATTTGACATGGGAACTTTTGATCCAAGCGGAGGCAAAAAAGGACCGTCTAAACCGGGTGCAGCTCGTCAATCTAGTGGAAGATCACAAAGGACTCCATCTTTTTAATTAATAAATAGGGAATTAATATGAAATTTAATCTTAAAAAACAAGCTCAGTTACAAAATGAATCTGATGCAATTAAAAACCTTATAGGAGGTTTTTCTGATTTTAAAACAGCTCAAACTCCTCCTTCTTCCCCACAGGCACCTGCTGCTGCTGCAAATTCTGCAGCACAAAGTGCATCTACTGGTGGTGGAGCTACTGGTGGTGGAGCTGCTGGTGGCGGAGCTGCTGGTGGCGGAGCTGCTGGTGGCGGAGCTGCTGGTGGCGGAGCTTCTGGTGGCGGAGCTTCTGGTGGCGGAGCTACTGGTGGTGGAGCTGCGTCTTCCCCAGCAGCACAAGGTGGTACAGCCCCAGCAGCACAGCAAGTGCAACAAGAGTCTAGCCAGGTAGGAGTAGTCAAATCCATACCAAATGGAGGCATATTTGAGGTTACAGCAAAAGCAGATTATATGGTAGCTCTTCTTATTGGTTCCAATGTTCCACAGATGTCGCCAAGAAGAGGTGGAGCTGCAGTAACTGAACCAGCAAATGAAGAAGAAATGCAGTTTATATTACCATACGCTTATAGCGGAAGAACAGTAGTAGCAACTTCTGCTGAATCAAAAATGAAAGAATCATATAGGGTTTCTTCTGCAAATTTTAGACTTAAGCAAGAGGTCTTTGAAAACGATGAGGGAGAGCAGGAGACATATGGTCCAACACCAGCCTTAGCTCCAGCATATATTGTTTATGGACCAACTGCCCTTACAAATCTTGCAAATGATGGTGGTTCTGATGAGAATGAGGGCAAAGTTGGTTTTTACATTTACACCCCCGTAATTAAGGATGGGTACGGATGGTTTGAAATGGATCTTATGACACAAGAAGGACAGGCGCTTATGGGAAAACTACAAGCACCTAAATCCGTTTCAGCCTCTCCTGCCCCAGCAGCAGCCGCTCCTGCAGCCGCTCCTGCAGCCGCTCCTGCCACAGCAGAAGAAGGACCTGGTCCAGGTCCTGATGCGCCATAGGGAGCAGAAACAGTTTACCCAGCAAGGGGAAATCCTTATTCTAGAATAAGGCCAACACCAGCTCCAGGTACAGATGCCTCTCTTACTCCAGCACAACTAGCTGAAAGGCAAAAACAAAGAGGCTTCTGATAAAATAGTAAAAACAAATAAAAAAGACGGCCTAAAAACCGTCTTTTTTTATTTGTTTTAATACTATTAGTTAAAGAATTGATTATTTCTAGAGAAATTAGAATTTGTTCTTCCTCTATTTCTTGCTGCAGCTTGGTCAACTCTTGACATCCTGGAATCTCTTTCTCTATTTCTAGATTCATTTAAACTTGTTCTATCAGAAGATAGCTCTGTTTGTCTTGCCATGTTTTCTCTTCTTTTTGCATGGGCTTCATCAATTTTTGATTGACGCTCTTGTTCGTTTCTGCTTTTTATGTTTGCCTTTCTTGAATGATAAGCCATTATTGCATTAATAAAAAAAGAATGTACTTTTTCATTCGAATCAAGTATTCCATACATGCTTCTTAAATATTCCGAGACGCCTTCTAAATGATGATCTGAATCATCAAATCCCTTTGGACTTGGAGATCTATTAATGATGTTGTCTATTGCCTCTTTCACCTGAACATATGTTGCTCCAGATTCCAATATTGCGTCTCCGTCTCCATTTGCTATAAATCTATAAAGATTTTTTACTGCATCTTTGTGTTTTTTATTTTCATTTTCTCTATGAGACATAGCCTCTTCGTATGTTTTAAATTCAGGTAAGCCATTTTCTCTTCTTTGTTGATTTACTCTTTCTAAAGAGTACGCCTGAGACTGTGTTGTTGATTCTCTTTGCTGATTATCTCTTTGCTCTTGAAGATTTTTTTGCCTTTCATTATGTATTTCTGTCATTAATACATTCATTGATGGATCTGCTCTCAATGTGGCTATCGATCTATTTGACATAAATACACCCTGGTTTATTTGTCCAGATATATATTGTCCAATTAATCTTATTACTTCTATTTTTTCATTTTGTGGCAGTGCAGATTTTTCTATTAATGTCTGTACTTTTGAAATTAAGTCTTGGTTTGATTGAGATTTTTTAATCATTTTATAAATTCCTTAAATATAACTTATACAGAATAATACAAATTATTAAATTTAAAACCTTTTATAAAGCGACATATAAGAGGATCTTTTAATTTTAAATTTTATATATAGGTATGCTTAAACGCGCTTTTAGCTTGAAAGATTTTGTAAACAAAGTAACTGGTTCATACTCCTTAAAAGAGGTATGCACTGATGAATTTATAGAAAATTTACTCTGTATCCATGAAAGATTCATTACTCATGCAGATATGTTTATGAATATTAAAGACAAGCATTTTTCTATGCAACAAAATATGATAATATTTGATTTAAAAAAATCTGCACTTTCATACACGGAACAAGAACTTAGATTTTTGTGTGGTAAGTTTTCGCTTCTGATTAACGAATGCAATAAAAATAGATCCTCAAGAAATGTTCCCTCTCATTTACCAAAAATGAGAAAAATACAAACAACAAAATGTCATCCATATGATATAGAAGTTGAAATAAATCAATTAAACTCCAGATGGAATGAAGTAAATATATGTAAAGATATAATTAAAAACATAGAAAGTGATTTTTTTAATATTTTAAAATCACACGACTCATCTTTTGATTCAATATTTAAGAATCTGAAAAATTCGTGCTATCAAATAATAAAGGTAGATAGATAAAATGGATTGCTTTGATCTGGCTTGGTTTAATTCAAGTGTAAACTCATATAAAGACAAAATTTCCTCATTAGCAGGCGGGGCTGTTGGATATATAGTAAAAGAAAATCCAACACTAGAGGCAACAACAAAACTTCTTGGCTTGGTTTCCTCTATTGCTCAAAGAGGAACAGCAGCAGTTACTCAGGGTGTTTCTGTAGGTAAAGATCAGATGACAAGGCTTGAAGATGACAACTCTCATGTCAATCAGCTCGTTAGTTCAATGAAATCTGTTAATAACAGAGTAATTCTTGATATCAAGGCAATAATTAGTATGAGTAAAAGTAAACCTATATATTTAGAGTCTCTTCCAGACCCATATAAAAAGTTTTTCATAGAATATTATAAAAAATTTACATCAGGAACAAGTGGATCAAATGTGGTTATATCAGATCGGGACGCAGCAGATATGTTTAATAGACATTTTGTTGCAGTAAGGGATCCAGGGACCTACTGGACTGTCGATAAAATTCTACAAGACGGTCCAAAAATTATAATGACACATTGCAGATCTTCAATAACACAATTACAAGCAGAAAATAAAATATATAAATATATGTCCATACCATCTTCACAAGTTATTTCTAAAAATTGGATTGAAAATATTCAATCAAAATGTGCAAATATACACGGTCCACTAATGCCAGGAATACAGCCAATACAAAATCTATATGGATTGGTGCCATGATTGAAAATAATAAAGATACACAAAGTATGCTAATTCAATCTGTGAAAAATTCAGAATCAGCTATAGCTTTGAGCAATTTTATACTTCAAAGAAATGAAGATATTCAAGAAAAGCTACTTAGCTATATAATAAAGTCATCTAAGGTTTCCGAAAGACTAAAAGTAATAGATTCCTATATTTCAGAAGTATATAAAGATGATATTTTCATGAAAAGCTTAATAAGAAGAGCTATATCAGATCTTGAAGACAAAGACACCATTAAAGATGCTGTTGCCTTAAAAGATTTAGTAAAAACTGTATCAAAAATATCATCTGGAATAAAAGAATTTAGAGGCGATCCAGACTTGTGGTATGATTTAAAAGATCAATTGGTTTCAATTAAGATCTGCTGACCACGGACTGTTAAATCCTCCCAAAAAACTCCAAGTCATTTTTTTATTAGAATATTTTGAATTTTCTAGTTCAGATATTGGAATGTCAATATCAATGAATCTACACCATTTATCACCATATCTTGTTGTTACAACACCTATAAACTCAGATACTGCCTTAAGGGTTAAAGGTATTTCGATGTAATTTTCTTCTAAAAATTTATCAATACTAATTCCGTATTGGTCTTGAGCTAGTCCATAAATCTCTCGTAAATAATTTAATTTAATAACATCTCCTGCATTTGTATCCCTTGTCAATTGTCTTACAGATGAAGATGCACTTTTTTTATACATAACAACCTTACTACTGTCAAAGTTTATAGCAGAATTATTTATGTCAATTATTGTTTTATTAAATAATACCATAGATTTATAATCATACTTCAATATTTTTGAAAGAAGCACTAAATGCAATCTAAATTCTCCTGAATATATCATGGTATTATAATAACCTCATAAAAATATTCTGACATGTAATTTGAATTTAATATTTGTCTATATCTTATATACAATTCCTCTCCGGATAGACTGTATCGATAAGTTGATGGTCTTGATACTGAAACTCTTCTTCCTACAAGACCAGAAAATATTCCTCTTTGCTCAAAATTTTCCATAGACCCAGATGTTTTTTCATATTTCCAAAAAGAAGTGTCTTCATATGATTTAAAATTGAATACTATTTGATCAAAATCTTCATCTAAAGATCCATCAATTTCAAAATGTATATATCCCGCGTCTCCATCCATTTCTTGAACAAATATATCAAGGTATATATTCTTGTCAACTTTTAGATTTTGTATTTCATTTCCAATAATCATTGCCTCTCCGTTGGTCATCATTTTTACTATAGATCTTGAAACATAAAGGTTATTTGCTTTCAAAAAATCTCTAAATGTTATGTCATCTATAGCATTAATCTGCATATTTATTTGCTGGCTAAATCCCTGGAACGCGTCAAATGTTCCTGAAAAAGTATTTTTTCTATTTTCAATAAAATATTTACTATTTAAATTATAAGAACTTTTACTTAAATCAATTTTCATATCAAGATCATTTGATCTCAAATTTCTTTCATGAAGAAGAGAAGAATATTTTCCTTCAGATATAATATAAGCTGCAGATTTTGAAAGATTTGATTCAGTATCTAACCATAATTCTTTTGCACTTGCTTTTTCTTGATCAATCGAATTTTCTATATATGCTTTTAGTAATGGATCCCCTATCATCACAAAAGAATCATGCAAGTATGGTTTGCTATATAGAAATGCCTCTCCTACAGTTCTACCTGAATATAAGGCATCCATAAAAGAATATGGATTCGGTACCATGTGATTTTCTAAAGCACCTGTAGAATATGGATCGTAAGGATCATTTATTTTCAATTCACTTTCTAAAAATGCAGAATCTCCTATATTCCCTGCGACACATGCATATCCTCTGTTTATTGCAGCCAAACACGCATTGTCTGAAGATTCTATTCTTAATGATGTCATTGACCTGTTATCATATGACATGAACACTACTCTATTTGTGGAAGTTGGAGAAAAATAACTTTCATTTGCAATCAAATCTCCCCATCCCCAAAATATTGAATCATTTACAAGCAAAGAAAAAGATGGTTCAATATTTGAGTTTCTGTTTTTTGCTGTTTTTCTTACATCAATATTAAATTTGTTTTTAGCTGTATTGTCAAATGCATCAACTATATCAAAATAAATTTCATCATTTGGATATGAAGAAAGCGTGTGATATTTATCTAAATAAAAACTGCCATTTATGATAACTCCGTCTTTGTTTGATTTGATTTTATTAATTAATATTTTCATCTGTATTACATTCTTTACATCTAAAGAAAAACATACAGGTATTTTACTGAGATTTAAGTCAAACTTTAAAAAATTGCTTGTGGTATATGATGTATTTCTTTTTGGAGTTCCATCAAATGGTATTTTTCTTCCAGAAATTACAGAAGAGCAAGAATATACTCTTTGGTTGTGTATAAATCCAGATGGTACCCTATACCCAAGAAGCACACATGTATAATTATTTATATCTATAAGATTATTTATTACATCTAGAAGATTTTGTTTAAAATCTTCATATGTTTGGTATCTGTCTGACGTTGGAGTGTCAATGCCATAAAGATTGGCAGGAGGTACTCTCCTGATCTTTATGTACTGAGTCATGAAATCAAGACTTGCTGGTTCTCCGGAATTATATATTACTAGAGTTTTATCTGGCGTTATTGGCATCAGGTCGATCCAGTTGACCCAAATCCTCCCTCGCCTCTGCTTGTCTCATTAAGCTCTCTGGTCTCTACAAAATAAAATTCGTTAGAGTATCTAAACGGGATTATTTGGGCTATCCTCTCTCCCTTACAATACAAAGAAATTTCGTTTCTATCCTTTACCTGTTTTGTTGGCCTAAAAACAATTTTTAACTCACCTCTATATCCATTATCAATTATTCCAACGCTGTTGGCCAACAATATATCCTTATTTCTTATGCTACTTCTTGGATATATCATAGTAAAAGTATATGGCATGGGCTCTATGTGTATGCCTGTCCCATATTCAATATATTTTATAAAACCATCTTTGTCGTAAGATATATTCCCATCGTCTACAGACCATAAATCAAAACCTGCATCATTTTCATTTGCCTTGGATGGCAATCTTGCATCTTCGTGACTTCTTTTATACTTTATCATATGCATCTTTTCTCCTTATCCACATTTTGACCATCCGCAAGACTTGCACATTATGCATCCTTCCTGTCTTACAAGGGCACATTTATCTTTAGTTTCGCAACTAGAGCAAGTTTCTCCACTAACTTCAGCTCCATCTGGAATATATTTCTTTAAAGCTCTTGCTATACTTTTTGAGAAACCATGCATTGAACCTTCAACCTTTTCAAGCTGATGAACAATAAACTGAACATTAGCACCATGCCTTAAGGCTGTTGATATTATTCTAGTTAAAGCTGCTTCCTCTTCAGTTAGTTTATCTCCTATCTTTTTAATCTTCATAGAATTATCGCTAGAATCACTCAAATCAGCTCTGTAGTGACCTCTAGATTCCTTAGTAAGAGTCCCAGATACAAAACTTTTAGATATTAATAGATCATCGTTTTCATCAGAAATATGATTCATACTTGCAAATACTTCGTAAGGCTTTTCTTTCATTTTTCCAACTATTACAAAATATTGTTTACCCTTAACCACGCAATGATGAACATCGCATGATAATGTTTCAGGTCTTTTGGGTGCTTTTGTTATTAAAATTTCATCTTCTGGATTTTTCTTTGATTCAGAAACAAGAACTCCTGTTCTACAACCATCTCTGTATATGGTTATACCTTTGCACCCGCTTTTCCATGCAGTCCTATATATTTCATCAACAGATGAAATAGAAACGTCACTTGGAAGGTTTAAGGTACTAGAAATTGCGTGATCAAGGTGCTTTTGAGCCACAGATTGCAAATGCACTCTCTTTCTCCAGTCTAGCTCTGGAGCAGTAGAGCCACTCCATGGACTCTTTCTAAGATCTTTTTCACCAGTTATTTCCATCCACATTTTTACTTTTGGTGGATATATCTTAAATTCCATCCAGTGATCTCCATTTTGATCAACAAAATCAGATCTAAATCCAACATCTCCTGGATTTCCTTTCTTTCTTCTGATATATGGATCAATCATAAATTGAGGCTCAATTCCACTAGATGTTTGAGTTAATATTGAAACAGAACCAGCTGGAGCAGTTGTTAGAAGTGCTATATTTCTTCTTCCATACTTTTTCATATCTTCATAAAGAGATGGATCTTCATTTTTTATTCTACCTAAAAATGGATTATCTTTTTCCTTTTTCCAATCCCACACAGGAAATGCACCTATCTCTTTTGCCATTTTTACGCTGCTTCTATATGCAGAAAGCTTAAGATTTTTGTATATATCCTCAGTCATCGCTATACCATCTTCGCTGGCATACTGAAGACCAAGTGCAGCGAGAGCATCTCCTATTGCCGTTGCTCCAGTACCAGTTCTGCGACCATTTAATGCAACTTCTTTTATTTTTTTCCAAAGAGAAACTTCTCTTTGCTTTGTTTCTTTTGGTTCTGGATCAGATGATATCTTTTCTATGATTCTTTCAATACATTCTATCTCGAGGTCTACCAAGTCATCCATCAACCTTTGACACAACTCTGCGTCCTTATTGAACTTTTCAAAATTAAATTTAGCTTTCTTTGTAAATGGATTTTCTACATATCCAAATGCATTAAGAAGCATCAACCTGCAACTATCAAATGCAGATAGCGGTATTTCAGAACATGGATTGGTGCTAATTGTTTTGTACCCACAATCAGAATAGCAGTCTGCTGGACTTTCTTTTATTATGTTATCCCAGAATAGAAGACCAGGCTCTGCCATATGATGAGCATTTTCAACAATAATATTCCATATTGATCTTGCATTTACTTTTCTTGATATTATTGGAGAAGAAGACTCAATTGGCCATCTTTGCTCGTATTTTTCGTCTTTATCAACAGCGCTTAAAAATTCATCCGTCAATCTAATGGAAATATTTGCACCAGTAACTTTTGTTAAATCTCTCTTTACTTTAGAGAACTCTAATATATCTGGATGATGAACATTTAGCGTTACCATAAGAGCTCCCCTTCTACCAGCCTGACCAACTTCTCTTATTGAATTTGAGTACCTTTCAGCAAATGATACAACACCAGTACTTGTTCTTGCAGCATTTTTTGTTGGTGCTCCTGATGGTCTCAAATGTGATATGTCTATACCGACACCACCTCTTCTTTTACTTATCTGAACTAAATTTTCATCAGCTTCCATGATAGAGCCATATGCATCTAGAGGAGATTCAACAACATAACAATTGCTTAATGATATGAATTGATACCTATTCCCAATTCCATACATTGGAGAACCTTGTGGAACTATTCTGTCAAAACCTTTTAGCAAATCATATATTTCATTTTCCGATAACGGAGACTTAAATTTTTTATTTTCTATTCTTGCAAATTCTCTTGCAATTCTTCTGTGCATATCATCTGGTGTTGATTCAACCAGATCCATATTCTCATTTCTTAGTGCATATTTATCAATAAATACCTTTGCTGCCAATTCATCTCCATTAAAGTATTTGATACTTTCATCAAGAGCTTCTTGATATGTAAAAGTTTTGTTGTTATTCATAATTTTTTCTCTTTCTGTTTCTAGGCAAATAGACATATTGTCTCCTTTTAGTCTAACGGATTACTATTTTGAAAGGCGCAAACCTTTGTTTAAATTACCTTCTTTTTATAGTGGAATTATCGACTTTGTTTTGAGTTTTTTAAGCTATCAAGTATAGTAGAATTCAATATATCTTTTTTTGAAATATCACAAAACTTGTCAGCATATTCGTTATATTTTTTTACAGAATCGCACAGGATAACCATATCATCTGGGAATTCTTTTTTAATCCATTCTATTCCCTTTTTGCAGTTTTCTATTGTATTGGGTCCCCAAAATTTATTTATACCATAGAAATCGGTTTTACCATCTTTTATTTCACAATCCATTCCTATACAAATAATAGGGTAGCATCCCATCGCGACAGCAAACTGAACAGCTAGAGGACCCGAACTTCCACTTCCAAAAAGTTCACTACAGTCTTCTGTTTTTTTGAAATTTCCACCCTTAATAGAAAAATGATAAAAACAATTATTTGGATCAGAGTATGAAGTGCAAACCTTCCAGCATTTTGTTGTTTGTATTGTTGATTTTTCAGTTTTCCAAAAACTTACATCTTGCCACATTCCTATTATTGAATTGAACTTGAACATTGATCTGTTTATGGATATAGACAGATTATTTTCAATAGCATTTAGATTTAAATCATTTATAAAAGGAGAGCTTCCAACCACAAAGCATGGAACTCCTGGAAAAATTCTATTAAAAAATGAACATTTTTTTGATCCAGTTTTTCTAGATCCTATTCCAGATTTCATATTTATTATTTTATAAAATTCTTCCAGCTATCTGGTATTGAGAAATTTGATGGAAGAGTATTAAATATGTTCCATTTTGGCATACATGGCCTCATAGGTAAATTAATACCAAATTCTTCTGGAGTTCTATTTCTTTTTAGATTATTTATTTCAAAGCTGGCTGCAACACAATTTTCCCAGCTTAGTAGCCCGCCTCTGCTTTTTGGGAACACGTGATCTATTGTAGCCTCTTTTGAGGAAAGCTTTTTACCCGTGTACTGACACACATAATTATCTCTTTTGAGAATATTTTTCTTTGTTGGATACGGTCTAAATGTTGGAATTTTTCCGTAATAACAAGAAACTATTATTTCTGGAACTGGGAAAGCACCTCTTGTTGTACTTATGGTTTTTGAATACCTGTCATATTCAAACCATTCGTCTACCCCCATTAGTTGAAAATTAGCAGTATCAAGAAATTTTGCTCTTTCCGCACAAACTTTTGTTACAGCGTGAAATACATTGCAAAATCCCACAGGATGCCAATTACAATTGAGAATTAATACTATGTGTTTTTCTATCTGCATTTTAGTTTATATTTTGAATATTTCTAAATCAGATGGCCTCTCCTGAAAGTGCTTACGCAGCTTCTTTAATATATTACTATGAATTGGACATATTCTACTTTCTGCAATTCCAAGTATATTTGCAGTATCTTTTAGAGTTCTATTTTCATAATAGACAAGCCATATTATCTTAGACTCATCTTCATTAAAGTTTTTTCTAATAAAGTTATTGAAGAAATCTATTTTTACTGTATCTGCTTCCGGGTTTCCTTTTTTGTCAACATGGTAGAAATTCACTTCATTATCATCATTATTAGATACATTTCCATTCATGGAATATATCCAAACTTCTCCATTTTCGCTTAAAAACTTCTCTATATCTGCCTTGTCTTTTGGCTCCGCTAAAGAAATTATTTCGTCTCTTGTTGGCTTTATTCCATTAGCAGAAACAAACTTCTCTCTTAGCTTTTCAAGCTTCGTCATCCTTTGCCTTGTTAAGCGAGGCAGCCAGTCTGCCTTCCTCATTTCATCATACATGCTTCCAAAAAGTCTGTATGTTGCAAATGTCTCAAACTTTATATCTTTACCGGAATCAAACTTCATTATCGCATCAAGCAAACCAAGACTTCCAAAGCTTCTAAGATCTTCCTTGTCAACTTCTGGATGCTTTCTGTGCATTAAGTCAGAAAGCTTAATTACAAGATGAAAATTTTCGGTTGCTATTTCATTTCTGAGCTTTATAAACTCAGGGTCCTTAAAATTATTACGGTCTCTTAGTGTTTGAAACTTTTGCCATTTGTCTTTTGTTGTTGGTTCTGTTTTTGCTTTGTTCATAATATTCCTCGTGTATTATAGTATACAGGCGCTCATTCACAGAATAATTTATTCTGATGAGTCCAATGTATTTAAAAGATCTATAATAAACCAGGAAAGTCCAGAAGTTGCAAATCCACTCAATGGCCACATGAAATACGACTTATCAATCAAAAAATATATAAAACAATCAGTGAGCAAAGCGGCCCAGAAAGAAAAACATACTACGCAAAAAGCAACTTTTTTAAGTTTTTCATATCTAAATATTCCTAATACTTTCAAAAAAATATTATGAAAAAATGATACTGGAAACTCTTCTCTTTTTTCAGTAAAAAGTAGAGCCAGTCCAAATGCGCTCACCAGTGATATCCAAAACATTTTATCTCCTATTTAAATCTATTACATATCTAAATGAAGTTATCCAATCAAATATTGTTTCATATCCTTTGATTTCTTTAACATCTTTGATAACTACTATATCGTCATCCGGATACAATACAAACTCATGAAATATTTTATGATTTAATAACATATAAGATATTTTGAATCCCTTTTCATCCAGGTCTCCAAAATATGTTATATCATACTTTAAATAATCACTCACATGTCTTAATTAAGATAGACAACAGCTAAAACCTTGTTAGTTCTGCCCATGAAACTGAAAAATGCGGAGCTATTATCTTACCTATCGCATCTGCATATTCCCGAACTTCCCATTGAGCATGGGGGTCGATTCTTTGCTTAAAAACACGAGCATAAGCGGCTAAAGAACCCGTCCAGTACCATTCGGTGTATGTACCCTGAGGTAATGCAAAACGAGCCTGCTCTGGGGCTATACCAGCCTCTATGAGCCAGTTGTAGGTCTTTAGGGCATCGCTAGCCATCCCAAAGTACATGATCTCAGCAGCCTCTAGCGTGGTTGTATTGGTAAGGAAGTCTTCTGACCCCTGCTTAGCCCCAGTTGTTGGCTTAGAGCGCCACATTGGAATATAAATTTCTGGTTCTTCTGTAACATACCGACGAGAAATTTCGTTCTCAACGAATCCGACCTTGTGCTTAAAAAGCTGGGTACGAATCGAAATAGGGGCCTTGATGTGAAGCATGATCTGGGGATGGGCAAAAGGAGTCCAATGCTTATGCTTTGCCAGATACGAAATAAGCTTCTTATCCTTATCTGGGAGTGTCTTGCCAGTTATTGATCCTGTCTGGTGCTGTTCTTCGTCCCAAGAAGATTCCTTGTGAAACGAAACTCTAGCAGCATTTACTACTGTTAGATCAGAACCCATCACTTCAATGAGTCGAACGAAACCCCTATCAAGTACATTTATTTTTTCAAAATTGTCCATATTTTTCTCCAAGTAGGTTTTTTTCGGTTTTAAAAGAAAGTAATGTTATGAGTAAAAACAAAGATTTGTTTGGAAGATATTTTCCGAATATAGCCGGTAACATAGTCTACGTGAGCGCGATTCACAAAAACGAAAAAAATCCTATTGACACCGGCTGCTTAGAGTTAAAAAAAGAAAGCGGTCAGTATGAATCTGTGATGATATCAAAAGAATCTAAAGTTTTATATTCAAATAAAAAAGAAGATTTTTTAAAGTTAGTAAAAGAAAAAATAGATCTTCTTGGCCTAAAAAACAAAAATCATAAAGACATAAATAATTTCAGTCTTTCTAAATTTGACTGTATATGGGATGCTGACGAAAAAGTTGTATACTTCAAAAAAAACAAAAATCAAAATAAGATAACAATAACAATAAAATGAGCTCTAAAAGCCTATCAAATCAAACTCCATCTCAATCATACAAAGATTTGATACATATTGGAAATTCCGGTCAAGGCGTAAAAAACACCTTGTCTCCCTTGTACGACGGCTCTGGTAAAGAACTGCCAATAAGCGTATCTCAAGATCAATTATCAATTAATTGCAATGGCGGTTCTATACAAACTCCTGTAATAAATGGGTTTTATGAAAAATTTAACATTGCTTCGTATCCTAAATCAAACTTTACATTCAATATAAATTCACCTGAAAATCTAATAATATTGCCATCTATTACAGATCCATTTGAGATAGTTCCAGACGGAGATCCTTATGATGCATATTCAGAAAATAGATGGTCTTTTGGATTTGATGGTACTCAATATCTTGAGTTAAAAATCAATTTTGCATATGACCCATCTTTTTTATCAAATTTTGGTGCAAATGAATTTATGCACTATAAAACAAATTTAATGATTATAAATCCTACCACTTCCAGAGTACTAACATCATTTATTTCAAGTAGTCAAGTAAAAATCACAAGTGACGTTCAATACAATGCAATGTGGCCCGAAAGCAATTCTATTCACACATACAAAATAGATGCTTTTATTGATGGAAAAGATCTAAAACATTGCTATGTAAAGTATATAGGAATGCTTACAGGTTAAAAAATGAGCAAAGATCTATCTTCAAATAAATTAAATAGTATATATGGAGATATAATCCATTTTGGGAGAGACTTAAATGATCTTTTTCCAAAGGAAAGAATTTATGATGGTATTGGTAATGAAACCGGAATATCAACTAAATCAAGATCAAAAGTTGATGTAAAATTTTCAAGAGGAGACTTAGATTCTCCAGTTTTTTATAAAAAATTTTATAGAGGTTACAACTTTAAAGAGATACAAATACCAAATTTTAATAGTCCAAGTTTTGAAAATTTTGAAAATTATTTATATTTAGACATTGACAATTATTCATCTTTTTATTTAGAATTTTTAGAAACAGATGCTATAAATCAGACTACTATAAATCTTTATTTGATATCTAAATTTATGAATCTTACTGCATCTGGCTACTATTACAGATATGGTTTTTTTGACAACTCAAAAAATCCGCCAGTGCTAAAAACACCAAAAACAGGCTTTTTTTGGGGAAATACGGATGAAAGCAATTATGATTCTGCCATAATAATACCAGACGACATTATTAATACAAATATAGTTTATTTTGACACGCCTAATCCCAACTGGACTGTTGCTGCAAGAGTCAAACCTTTTGAAAAAATTGACTCCAGGGTTTCAGTAAAAACTTTTTATATTTTTGTTAAAAACAGTTCGTCAGAAGACATAGACAGTCAAAGCATATTTCAATTTAGAAGATCTTATCCTATACAAAATATTCCAGAAGGTTTTGGAGGTTTTGATACTCTTATAAATGTAGGAGTTGTAGAGTGTGACAAGGTTGCCAATCCAGAATGCGATAGAGATGAGGCATTTGGAATAGAAGCAAAATGGAAAATTTCTTCAGGTGAAACCTCTATGTTTGAAATAATTATACCAGAACCTACTTTTTACATACCAAGTGGACAAGTACAATCGCCTCCATATGGAACATATGAATCAAATGATGAAGAATACTTTGGATTCCCAAGTTCTCGTTATTTTTCAAGCGCCACCAACAGGGTTACTTTTAGAAAAGTATTTTAAATTCCAAGATAAGACCTTGCTATGCCCTTGACCTGATCTTTTATTGATGGGTCAACGATATCATCTATTTTAGAAAAGTGTTTTTCTTTATTCTTTTTAGCATTCGATGCTGTTTTTATTATAGATCTTATTTTTGACGCAATTTTAATAGTGATTTCAGTTTCCAATATGGAATCTATATCTTTTTTTATTCTTGCACTTGATGGTATGCTTATCGAAAAACATTCATCTGCAATTTTATTTAGTTGATTCTTATACCAGTTCATAATGCACTTTTTTCTGATTCAAAGTATCTATTTGTTATTTCGTCCCAATTTATATATTCAAAAAATTTGTTTACATATTCTTTTTTTCTATTTAAATAATCTACATAAAATGCATGTTCCCATACATCTATTCCCAATAACGGATATCCCAGTCCTTCAGAAATTGGATTATTTTGATTTTGACACGAAGCTAAAGACATTTTTCCATTTTTACATACCATCCAAACCCATCCAGAACCAAACAGATTTTTTGACAAATCCTTAAATTTTTCTTCAAACTCTTCAAATGAGTTAAAGTTTTTTTCTATTATAGATTTAATATCTGAATTTGGCTTTTTATGCTTCTTTTTTGATGTAAGCATTTTCCACCATATTTGATGGTTATACAGTCCACAAGCATTATTTTTTATGCTGACATTTTCTTCATCATTTTTATTCTGATTAAAATATCTAACAATTTCTTCAAGTGAACTTTTTTTAAATATAACATTTTTTTCAACAAGTTTGTTTAGTTTTGTAAAATATCCATATTCGTGCTTTAAATGATGTAGTTTTACTGCATTTTCTGAAAAAAGACCTTCTAGTTCATTAAAACCATAGGGTATTTTTTGAAATTGGAATCTATATTCTTGCATTTTATTACTGTGGCACTTGCGGCTGCTGATCCTGAACTGGACCAAGATCGATTCCAAAAACTCCCCTGACAAAAGGGGCCTCCCTACCTGGATAATCCTCATCTGGCACCATTGCAACATCTATTTGGCTAGGGGCTCTTCTTGATCCAGAACCCTGTATAGCCAATATCACTGAATCTTCTATTGAGTGACCTGATTTATATGCACTATCAAAATGTTTTCTTAATTTTTCTATTTCACTTGCATCATCATGTATCTCTTCATTTATTTTCGACTCATCAGGACCTCTTAAGTCTCCTGCTTTTGATCCTGCTCCTGCTCCTGGCATACCTGGCATACCTCCTAAAGGAGGCGCAGCTGGTGGTGGCGGGGCGGCTGCAGCATCTTGAGCAAATTTTATGGGATAAGAGTTTGAGGCAGTTCTATTTTCAGAGTTTTCATTTAGTTGCCTAATATATTCTCCTACTTTTGTATTCAAAACCAAAAGATATTCCGCTATATTTAGGTTTGCAATGGGATCTGCCGAAGAGCCTATCTTTGCTTTATCTAATTTTCCATCCTTATACATAGAATTTACATATCTTGTTATAAATCCATGAAGTTGAGCAAACATGGATTTTATCTTTTGTATATCTCTCTGTCCATTTGTCGTTCTAAAATATCTAGCATTAATGTTTTTGTCTTCATTCAATCTCACCAGTATCATTCTTATGCCTGCAAGTCTATCTTTTGTTGTCTCTACCTCTCTAAGATTAATTCTTATATATTCCATAGCTCTTGAGGGAGCAACCATTTTTGAGCCCTCTGATTTGTAAAGCTCTGGAGATATGCCAGAAGTCTCAATTGGCATGTCTGCAACACTCATTTCTTCTATTTTTCGTATTTCTCTTAATACTGGAAGTTCTAAAGCACCAGTATCAAATCTTTCTTTTCTTTCCTGTTTTGATTCATCTTCTTTTCTGTTCTTTTCTTCTTTTCTTTCTCTTAATTGTCTTCCAAACTCCATAAGAGCATCAAAAACAGCATTTAATCTTGGATCGTTCTCTGGATTATACTTCCTTTGAAGTTCTCCGCTTTCAAGCATTTTCATTATTTGTTCTAGTTTGCCTTTGTAGTGCATTTCTCTTAATATTGATTTTAAATAGTCAGCTGGATGTGTATAAAAAGCAGATTCGCCAAAAGGTTTTGTCATTTCCTCTTCTGACTGTTGCTCTATTTCTAACAACAATGGATTTTGCTCAAAACTACTTGATTTTTTTGTCATTGAGGCTATCTGCATTTTTAATGTAGATGCTCTAGAATTAAGCAAAGAGTCAAGTTTATTCATCATGAAAATAATTGCAGGGAATCCACCCGCCGATGGCCTAGAAGAAGTTTGCATTTTTTCTATAAAAGCATTTCTATCTCTTATCAAAGCATTAATTCTGAGCTGCTTCATTTCCTGACGCTCTATTATAATTCTTTCAACTCTGTCTTTTAATTCTTGGCTTTCATTTTTTTCAACTTGCATAGTTGAAAGATCTAAATATGTAATTTCAATTTCTTGAATACCTTTTTTTGATTTTTTTTCTATTTCTAATGGAATAATTGCCCTTCCATCCAGGTTCCATATATCATTTTTACCAAGAAACGCTATTAATGGCATATCAAGAGCTTCAATAGTTGTTATGCCAGCTTCCATCATCTTCTGATTGAACCTTTCAAGTATCGGGTTTATTACCTTTTGAGGAAGATCTCTGATTGTCTTGCTAAATAGCATGGCAATACCTGGAATAAAGGTACTTTTTTCTTTTCCTGTTCTTTTATTTCTGTCTATTCTGTCAAGTCCACCTGCAATTTCTTCTCCCCTTGATTTATAAAGATCTTCAGATATTGATATTTTTTTCATCCCTATACTTTCCTTTCTATTAGCTTGTTGTATAAAAGGCAGGCTGCTTGCCATGCCACTAAAATTAAATATGGTGCTTTTATTTGGTCTTTTAGGGGTAATCATTTCTACATTTTCGTGAACTTGCACAGTATATAGCAAGTGACTTTGCACATCTCCAGATGAAATTCTTCTAAAATTACCGCTGTAAGCCAAAGCGCCGTATAAGCCCTGATCTAATTGGTCAAAAGAAAAATTATTGCCTCCTTCTATTACAAATGGAGCAAAAAAGTAAGGATTTTGATTTCTTGGTACATATTTTTGATTTTTATCTTTATCTACATAATATTCACACCCTAAAGTGTTAAATGGTTTTTTAAGTCCTTCTATTTTTGATCTTACAAAATCACATTCATGATCTTTCGAAGATCCCTGTGGCATGTTTCCAACAAATATACCCATAGTCACTTTCCCAAACACATTTGGAATGTTTTTTTCATTGCTATTAAACCATGATTTTGCATTTTCTATAAACTGTTCATTTATATCATATGTTGTATTCGATAAGGTTACAGTTATGTGGCTCATATTAGACCCTCGTCATGAATATATTTATATAATCCATTTTTTATTATTTCAACTAAGTTGCATTTTACCATTTTTAAAGACTCTTCAGAATTCATAAATTTGTCTATTGCTAATTTTATCAAATTTTCTATAGTTCCCTCTTCATAGGCCTGTTCTATCATAGTAAATGGCCCAATACTTATTTTTCTTGAAAAAGAAACGTGATTTTTATGCGAAAAATCAATTTTAGATATTTTTATATCTATAAAAGACTCATCTAAATGATTGGGATCTCCAATAGTATTAATGGAGTAATGAAATGAGAAGTGACAATCTTTGTTATTGCTGAAGTTCATGAGTTTCTCTAAAGGATAGTTCTTGTTTTTTTTAAATAAACCTGTATACTAGCAATAAATACTGTTTTTAAAATGTCTATCAATAAATCAAAACACAGTAGTGCAGAAGTTTCTAAAATAATAGAAATTGTAAAAAATATGTTTGGAAAAGGAGCTCCAACAACATATGACAATTCAGGATTTAATAAATTTGATTATGATAATCCGCTTCTTAGGTCTGTATATAGAATGCAAATAAGTGATCCATTGACTTGGGATGAAATATATGGCATACTATACATATTAAAAAGATATAAAAATACTCAACTAAAAAATGAAAATTTAGATCAAATAGAAAGTAGAATTAATGACCAGTTTTCTGAAACAAATCCAGAATTTAAAGATATAAACGAACTTTCTAAAACAAAATCTATTAAAAAAATTGGTACTGGAGGATATGGAAGAAGTACATACATAATTCCGTCTCTAGACCCAGTCAAAATTAGAAAAATCATAAAAGAAATATCAGAAAAAATTATGTCTTTGCCTCCTGAGCAAAGACAAGATTTTTCTTCCTACTTTTCAGGTGACAAAATTCAAGTTTGGAAGCTTTTTTATCCAAGAAGCCAACCAGACATAATAGAAATACATCCACTTGTTGAGGGCATAGTCTTCAATTATCTAAAATCGCTTGACTACAATACAGAAAACGCAAATATTGCAGTCTCAACACAAAAAACAACAAGTGATGCAGCTGATACAAGAGAAGGTGTATTTGAAAGTAAGAATACAGACAAGAAAAAAGTAAAAATAATAAGAGATGGCAATAATTATGAAATTTACTTTGAGTATAGTTCAGAAATGGTTAATGTTATACGAAATGTAAAATCCAGAAGAACTTTTGATGCTGCCAAAAGATGCTGGATTTTGTATTCTCCGTCAAAAGAAACATTAAAACAGCTTGGAGATCAATCAGATAAAATTGGTTTTGATCGCAATCCTTTTGATCAAGCATCTTCTGCAAGTACCATATTTGAAGACGGAAACTCAAGAACGTCAATAACCTGCAAAGACATATCTGCAGATACAAATAACAACTGGCTTATAAGCATTTTCTATCTAAGTAGATCTCAACCAGAAGAATTAAGAAAATTTATCAATGAATCTCTTAGATTTTGTTTTGTGAATTCAACTAGTGACATAAACAACACTGATCCAGATATACATACGTATCTCAATATGAGTGAAAGCTCTGATACAAGATTTAAATACCAAAGACCAACCAGGGGTTCCCTTAATGATTATGCAAGATTCATACAATGTTGTGAGAGTAGAGGGTTTGATGCGTCTGAACTCAAGAGGATTGTATCCTCTCTGGTTTCAAAAGGCATAATAAAGCAAGAGAGACTTGAGGGAAGCGTAGATGGCTTTGACAATAAGGAACAATTTAGATCAGCACTTGAAAAATTTGAATCAAACATAAGCAAAATAAAAACTGGAGAACAGTTTACCCTTAAAGATCTGCAGGTTCACGGTATCCAGTTCCTTTACTCCAGGTCTTCCGCTCTTCTTGGCGACGAAACAGGAACAGGCAAGACTGTTCAATCTATTATGGCCGCACAATTAAGACTCATGAGAGAGAACAACATACCATTTGACGCAAATTTAACCGATCCGAATGTATGTTCTTCATTTAGAAAAAAGTGTCTTGTATTTACTCTTCCCTCTGTAGTTAGTCAATACACAAAAAATGTAATAGACATTACAGGGCTACCTGAAAATCAAGTTTCCAACTCTTTTAATAATGAGTCAGCCATGTGGAAAGTTCTTCCATATAACGATCTTTCTGTTTCCAGTAGGTCAAAAGAAGTTACCGAATTTCTAAAAAAACAAGCAATGGATGGCAAGATAGCTCTTTGTATCCTTGATGAATGTCACACCATAAAAAATGGCTCTCCGTCCTCAAGAGACCCAGCTGGAGACCACAAAAAGAACAAAACAACCTTTAATTGTCAAGATATTACGCAGCACATACCATACGTATGGGGTTTGTCTGCAACAATTATAGCGAATAAGCCAGTAGATCTCTATAATCAGCTTAGAGCTGTAAATCATCCTCTTGGAAAACTCGATCACGGTCGCTTTAAAGGCAATTTTGATCCAAAAACAAAAAATCCATCTGAAAAATTTGCCAACGCAGACAAATTAAGGCAAATTTTGATACTTCAAAGAATATATATTCAAAGAACTAAAAAAATGATGGAAGAAAATCTTCCAAATATTGCAGTTGGAGAAAAAAATGTTGATCTAGATAAGGCTACGCTTATGGCTAAGATAAACGCCCGCATGAGTTCGTACCGAGGAAGGAGTACCCTTAATGAACAAAGTGCAATTAGAGTCGAACTTGCTTCCGCAAAAGCACCAAAAACACTCGAATTTGCAAAATTTTTCATAAATCAAGGCAAAAAGGTTGCAATATTTACGTCGTTTAACGAATCTGCTGATATTATTACTGATGGTCTAACAAAGTTGCTAGCACCCATGAACAAAAATGTCGCTCAGATTAGAGGCAACCAAGAAAAAGCAGATAGAGACATTATAATTCAAGATTTTAAGTCAGAAAATAGTAAATATTTTGCAATTGTCATAAATATAGCAGCTGGTGGAACTGGAATAGATCTTCCAAACATACTAACCGATGTAATATTTAATGATTATGATTGGAGTCCAGCAAAAGACGAGCAGGCCAGAGGAAGATTTTTTAGAATTAATAGTAAAGAAGACGTAAACGTTTATTATATGATAGCAAAAGGCACAGCTGATGAAGATATTTATGAAATAGTCAAGCAAAAAATTATGATAATGGAGTTGATACAAAGGCTAGATGAAGAACAAATAGAAAGAATATCTGAAGGTCGATTTGAGGTTACTGAAAATGACAAAAGAAAAAATGAACTTCAGGCAAAACTTGAAGAAATAGATGAAAAACTGGAACAGAAAGTAGAGCAAATAGGCAAAGAAATGAAAAAAGCAAGCTTAAATACAAACACAAACTGGTATAAAATATCAAGGTAATAAAAATGTCTAAATTTCCAAATTTACAACAAATTTTAATTGACAAAATATACGGAAACCCTGGTTGTTGGAGAAATTTCAACAATCAATACAGGGCATGGGAAAGAATTCAAGATTTTATAGACAATCAAAAACCAGGAATGGAGATATTATCAAAAGAAAATTTTGATGTCCCTCCTGATTATACTGAATATCCTCAACTTGGCTGCGAAAAATCAAATTAATTAGCCAGGACCGATTGGAATCGACATTTTATCAAATGTTGCATCTTTTCCATAACCTGGCATTTGTACTGTATATTCATCGGAAGTCTCGCTTCCAGAAACAGCGATACCCTCAAGCATTTCGGCCATATACCTTGCATATCCCTCCTTAATCTTGGCTATTTCTGCTTCGCTTTTGCCTTCAGTTCTTAGTCTTGCTACTAGTTTTTCAGAGTTTTCTTCAACTATTAATTTAATTCTTGCTTTCATTTGCTGACCACTAACAATTGCATTAGGATTTTGCATAACTTCGCTTTCCATTTCTGAAACGCTTTTTTCTATGTCGGTAGCGCCTTCTGACATAAACCAATTTGTAAGTGACTCTGCGGCTTTTCCTAATATTCCAAAAGACCTTAATGCATTTAAATTAAACGTATACATCCATCCACTTCCTTGTCTAAAGAAAGAACACCACTGAAGTATTTGTCTTGAACCCAACTGGCCCCTGCTTACTATTGCAGCATAGGCAGCCCTTCGTGCCGTCCTTCCCCGACCTGTTGCTGTTGCAGAAGCAAAAGGATCTAAAAGATCTTTCTCTGCCTTTATTGCATTTTTCAATTTATTTATTATGTTTACTGTTATTGCCTTAAATGATATAAACATATTTTCTAGCTTTGTAAATATTCTACCTAAAACTCCTGGAGTAGATTTTTTTGCAGCAAACCACGCAATAACTTTTGAAGATTTTATTCCTACTGCTTCTAAAATTGCAATAAATCCTTTTCCAAACTGAGTTAGCGCTAACCTTATTGGCCTAGTTATTTTTTCACCAAGCATAATAACTTTTAATACTGGTCTCATGGCCTTTATAACTGTTCCTGCTGCTATTGCTGCAGCTGCACCAACACCTGATGCTCCGGCAGTCCCAACGGATCCCATAATTCCAGCTATTGTCACTGCATCAAGTAATATAACAAGTATATCAAAGACAAATTCTACACAGCTCCAACTTAAAGCTCCTTCATTTTTGCATGCCTTATAACTATACTTATATATATTTACTAAACTTATTACTCCGCCAACTCCTGGTATAAAACCAAGAACGCTTGCCCACCAGCTTCTAGTCCAGGAATCAGATCCATCAGATTCATTAGAAGCTTCTTGTTCTTTTTCTTGAGCTGTTTTTATGAAATAAGAATCGTTTTTTAAATCAGCTAATTTGAAAATAAAATCAGGTAATTTAGAAAGACTTGATTTTATTCCAGCTGATGCATATTTTTTATTTTTTAAAATTTCAGATATATATTCTGGAACTTCACTAAAAGATATCATGTTGTCTTGTGCAAATTTATATACAATCTCAAGTTTAGTGTTTATCTCATCGGATATTTTTTTGTCTAGCAAACAAGAAATTGGTACATATAACTCTGGTGTCATTTAAATCTCCTAATATGAGTATATTCTCTTAAAAAAAATATTATCCTATGACGAAATAAGATATATGAAAGACAAAAACGAAGAAAACAAAGAAGAGAATAGCCATAATTTAGAAAAAATAGAAGGCATAAATTGGGATCAAATTTGGCAAATACCAGATGGTCTCAACGGTCCCAATAGCTACATTTATCCATTTTATATAAATCCAAATAATATACAAAATTCAGATCAAATGGAAAATTTTGTCAACGAAACATTTGATTTTAGTAAAAATTCATCATCTTTACTAGATGATCTTTTTTCTGCAATAGAAGATGCTATTGATGCAGATTTTCAAAATGAATATCTTAATTCTAAAATAAAAGACATTTATTTTAGAATAAACCCAGAAGAATAGCTTAAAGGTTTTTTAAATATTATACATAATACATATATATTATGCATAATTGGTTTAAGTCATCGCAGCAAAATCAAGGATTCGGTGCAGTAATTCCTGGCGCAGCACCACAGTACGAACAAAATACCCAAAATGCACAAGGTGCAAATCAATCAAATAATCAGCAAGTTTCGCAAACACTAAATGCCTATTCCAGTCAACTTAAAAATATGATTGCATCTTCTGGAATTGCTGGGGCTAAAGATATTGCTGCAATGATCACCTCATTAGGAAAAGCTAATAAAGGTATATTTGAAGCGCTTCCAATGAACAATTTGCCAAACAACATTGGAGGGCAACTTGAGTTTATAAACGGTCAAATGATAGAAATTTTTAATAATGCAATATCTGGAATCGCCTCTCCTCAACAAGTTAATAATTTAAATGCATTTATAAAACAGAGATACGATAAAAACTATACCGACACTATAAATATAATTAAGTCTAATCCTGCAACAAAAAAAGCTTCTTCATCATGTGATGATTGCTTTAATCAGAACCAAGGTATGATGATGGAAAAAATACATCAAATGATACCAATGCTTGAAGAAATGAAAGAAAAAATATCAAATTCTGATAAAATAGAAGGCTGGGAGCTTGAGCACATAACTACAGCCCATGACGATATATTAGAGGTTTATTCTTATATAAATCAAAAGACAAGAAAAAACATTTCAAGTTAATTTTTATAACTTTATAAGATAAGAAGGTAGCAGATCTTCTGTCTTTGTCTCTATCTTTAGATTTCTTTTTGCACAAAATTCATTAACTGCTTTTACTACTCCTGGAAATCTTTGAGGATTATAGTCGTGCCCACATATGTATCCACCTTTTTTTAAGGCCTGAAAGCTTCTTTTTAAATCAGAAGCAACAGCTCCATAAGAATGATCAGCGTCTATATACACTGCATCTATATGCATAGAAGTTTCTATTGCTTTTTCTAAAAATTCCGTTGTTGTGCATTTGTGTATATGAACATTTTTGCCCCTAAAATAATCTTTAAGTTCACTTGGAATATTTCTTAAGTCTAGCGTTTTTCTGTTTTTCCCGTCTTTATCTCCAGACACCATAGATTTTGGAAATATGTCAACAAGATGAAGTTCTTTTGGCTGTGTTAGTTCGAATATTTTTTTAGAAAATTCCCCCTCAAAAACTCCAAGTTCAACCCAAACTAGATTTTTAGGTAAAAGCGATATCATTTTATCTCGATCCATTTTTTTCATACCTTTCTATAAATTTTTTCATTCTTTCATATTTGTCTTTCATATTACCCGTAAATCCGCAAAAATGAAAAACGCTTTTATTTTCTTGCTTTTCAGTAACATGCAATTGAACCATTCTTGTCAAGTTGTTAAAAAGTATTTTTTTCTTTAAACAATTAAAAATCCAATAGTTAAAACATGTTTGCTCAGTACAGGCCTGCTGTATCGTATTAAAATTTTTATTTTTTATTCTATCACATATGTTACTTATCTCTATCAAAACATCTTTTTTTTTGAAAGCAAAAGTCCCAGCATTAAATCCATTTATTTTTGACATTTCTTTTTTTTCTTCTTCGCTTGATAAACTAAACATAAACCATGGAGATGCCATCTGTTGACTTTCACATACAACTGAATTATCATATTGCCCAAACATGTTTTTAATTTTTTCATTAAATAATATATCACTATCTAAATATAGATAGCCATCATATCCGTTTGGTAATTTTTTTGTGTACTTTGACCACCCTATATAGCTACTATTATTATCATCAAATATTATATCAAAATTAGACTTTAAATTTTTATTATTTGAAACTATACAAAAATCAAAAATCGACGCATCATTATTGTTTATTATGCTTTCATAAAGATATGCTATGCACTCTTCTGCGTAATCAGTAAAATCAGATACAGTGTATACCAAGTACTTCATAAATCAATTATTTTATATCGTACTTTTAGGAGGGTAATTTTTATATTAATATAATAATTAAATATACAAAGGAGAAAACAATGGATTATAATAAAATTAAGATAATACTGGAAAGAACTGGTAAAACTGTTTGCGCCAACTTTATACCGTGGTTGTGTTGTGCTGTTTTTATGTTGCCATCTCTTCCTGTTTCTTCAATATTTGGCCATATACTGAAAGAGTATATAATGGTTGACGAACAGATTTCAAGCTTTATAGCAATGTTAATATTTATGTCTATTGCCACATTCCCAATTTTTCTTATTCCTCAATCTGAATGCAAAAAGAAAAGAAGATGAGTATGCTACTTATTCTTCTTTATTGATTTAGACTTTGAATTATTTTTTAAGTAACTTTCTATTTTATTTTTTTGAGAATATGAAAGCCTTTCAGATTCAGATCCGGTTTTTCTTGTAGACTTTTTAGGTTCTTGTTTTTGCTTTACCTGGCTATCAATTATATTTAATTCAGAAGATATAAAAGAAAAAAACGCACATACATAAGACTTTAATTTTATTAATAATGTATTCATAATATAAAATATTACTTTTTACTGGCTAAAAAACCTTTAAGATTAGGACAATCATCGATACTATTTAAAATTCTTTTGTTCAATCTTAATGCCCTAATAGATTCTTTATTGACTTTTGAAAAATCAAAATTTATTTCACACATAATTTTTACAACTTCTATTATGTTTGTGCCTTTTAACAGTACTAAATTAATCCAATCTAATGGTAAAATTTCTAATATATTTTTAAAGTCGGTTTTATTTTTTGTTTTAATATTATTCGTATAAGGTGCTGTAAACCGATCTGGATGTGTAAAGTTTTTGTATGAATATGCATTTCCTATTGCTTCTAATAGTGCCATTGGATTGTGTAACAAATAATCAATAATTATTCCAACTGGAATATTTTGAATCGGCATCGATGATTGAAGTAAATAAACCATCATGCTTAAATTTTTATACCTAGAATGATTAAATATACTATTAAGTTCAGCTATTACATATAAATTTTTTTTATTTAAATCTATATATAGATTTTTATCTATTTTTTTATTTTTAATTATTTTAGCGACATACGTGTTTCTCAAATTGTCAACAAGAATACTGGCTTTTGTCGCTGGTATTTTATTTGACGCAAATCTATGTAGATTGAATGGTTTTTTCATAACATATTTATACCATTTACACTGGCTCGTATGTCAACTCAAACATTTTACGTCTAACTCTATAGTATTTGTTTTCATCTTCTTTTATTATGTAGTCTCCAGGTTTAAGCCTCATTTTTTCTCCCCATGAAGCAGTAAACATTATTTCTTCTTGTCCTGTATACTTTGCAGCCATCCTGGTAGACTGCTCAGGAGAAACGCTTTCACCAATCTCTCCAGAATAGTTCTTTTTAAATTTTTCTTGTTTTACTACATATTTTTCATGCGCAGGCCCGGATACGATTATATCTCCATTCTTTGCCATATTTTGTGTTTCTTCCTCACCTTCGTCCGGAAATTGAGTAACTATAAGATTCTGATCTTTGTCGTTTACTCCATAGCTCAAAGCTGGCATTTTACTTACGTCTCCATTAATTATTTGATAAAAAACATAATTAAGTGGCTTCTTTTTTGTTGTCTTAAACTCTACGCTTTCAACAAAAGACTTTAATTTTTCATCTCCAGATTCTGCTGACTTCAAAAACCAATTTTTCATTTTAAATTTCCTTAATTTATAAATATACGATATCTATTACCGTACAATTGTTACCAGACCTTTTCTTAATTTACCCCCAACTTGGTATAAATTTAATTTATACTGTTTGCGGTTTTTCATTCATCTACCATATTATGTCTTCAACTAATGGTAATTTTTCATATATATTGAACCAATTTTTATATTTATTTTCTATTTTTTTAAACAAATCAGGATGGTTGTTTTTGAAATTTATATAGTTTGAATTTCTTTTTTTAGGTTCAAAATGAAAATCTCTTTTAAGCCATGAGCATATTTTTTCTTTTCCAGATTTTAATATTTCATCATATTTTATAAGCCTCACAGAAACATTTTTAATTGGTACTTTTCTCCAAGACATATAGTGCTCCTTAAAGTCCAAAAGTACATTATTGTCTTCTGTGTATCTAGATAGATATTCAGCCGTAAGGTCTTCGTCATTTTTTTTTGTAGCATTTTTTAATTCATAGTTAACCCATTTTAAAAAACTAGAATTACTAAACGCGTTTATGTATTTTTCATTACATGAATTTTCATATTCATATATTAAAAGCGGTATCAAATTTCTTCTTGACAATGATATGATTTGATCATATGGGTTTCCATATATGTATAAAATTTTAGTATTTTTTGGGAACTTCATTTTTTTTAAGAATGAAGACTTTACATGTTTTTTTACACATACACAGCCAGTTACACGCTCACATTTTGATCCATATCCAAGTTGATCAAAAAAAACTGAGGATCCACACCCTCCTTGAGAAACTATAAAAACAGATGGACATCTCATATTTTTTACATTAATTAAACAATTCAAGTAAATATTCTTTTGCTTGCTCTTCGTTAGTTACAGATCCATTGTCCTGTGCTTCTAAAAGTGTTTTTTGCATATCTGCTATGTATCGACTTTTAGGATCTTTCATTGGAAACAATTTCATTATTTGATTGCCATTTAAAATAGGTTTTTTGCCCACTTTTTCTCTTTCTTTTAAGAACTCTTCTATTTTACTTATAGATTTTTTCTTTTGCTCTATTTCTTCAAGTTCTTTTTCATCTATTTTTCCCTTGCCCATAGTATCTGCAATTGAATGGACAAACACAAGTTTCCAAAGAGACTCTTTTATTTCATCATCAATAGGCAAACTTTCAAATCTTCTAATAAAATTTCCGATTGACTTGTTGCTCAAATCAATAAAAGAGTGCGGTATCATGTGGCTCTCTACTATTGACTTTACTATATTTCTGTCCGCGCCAAAACCAAGTCTTTTAAGTATTTCTTCGGCAATCTCTGCTGAAACATTTTCATGTCCATGATAGCTTGATTGAGATGGGTCTTTTTTACTTGGTTTTTCTATTGAAGGATCCATTTTGCCAAAATCATGAAAAAGAGCAGCAAGTACTGCAAGATATCTTTCTCTATCAGAGAATCCATTTTCTCTCATGATCCTATCAAGATTTTCAACAACTAAAATTGTGTGGTTAAGTAAGTTTAATTTATGGTGCTTGGTGTTTTGATCCATGGTTATTGGCTTAAATGAGTCAAGTCTTTCACTTGAAAAAACGGGTAAATAAAGTCCGCTTTGCAAAAGCAATCTAATAGAATCTGACGGTCTTTCTCCCTTTATTATTTTTTCTATCTCTACTTTTGCTCTTTCTGGTGAAACTTTTTTTCTGTATGCATCGTGTAATTCTTTCATTGATAGAGCAGAAAGCAAAGAATCATCAAGTTTAAAACCAGGCATTTTAGATACAAATCTTATCGCCCTAAGCGCTCTCAGCGGATCTTCTATTAATGTCTCTAGTGGGCTTATTGGTGTTTTCAGTACCTTGCTTTTAAGATCATCAAATCCCCCAGTGTAATCTTCTACTTCTCTTGTATCTAGATTGTAGTATAGAGAATTTATTGTAAGATCTCTTCTTTTTGCGTCTTCAGATGGGCTGTCAGTTGCTCTTATTAAGGGAATTCTACTTTCTTCAGAATACACTTCTGTTCTCATTGGAACAAATTCAATTTTCATACCGAGTATATTGATACCACCAACCTGCAAGCCTGCACTTTTTTCCTTTAAGCCTTTATTTGATTTTTCTAGACTTACAGAATAAGGATCATCTGTTCTTTTTCCGCCAGTCATATCAAGATCAAATTTTCTTACTGCTTCTGCTATTACTATGCCATTTCCTCCGCTAACTGCTATATCTATGTCATCAGACATATTGCCTAGCAACCTGTCCCTAACCCATCCTCCAGCAACCCTAAGAGATACATCACTCGCGTATTTGCTACGTGCAGATCTTATTATGTTAAAAATATTTTCTTCATTTGAAGTAAGAGTTATGTGTTTGTCTTCTTCAGTATTTGTTTCAGATATTTTAATGTGTTTATACCAATTTTTCATTTTTATTTACATCCTATTGACATATTATATTTTTTAATAAAATAATCATTTGTCAATGATGTCGAAAATTATATATGAGTAAAAAAATATTTGAAGATCTGTCTTTACTGTATAACAAAATACCTGAAACTACAGGCTGCATGGATTGGATATTAAAGCCAGAAAATGAGGGTGGCTGTTCATCATGGTGCTGCTCCAAACAGCAGCCTAATTTACTTAATGTTGAATTTAAATTAATATGGAATTTTATAACAAATAATTGGAGCAAAGAGTCCTTTATAAACCTTGTTGAAAAAGCACTGACATCATATGTTTTTAATTCACAAGACAACCCATGCATATTTCTATCTAAAGAAAACAAATGCACCATACACGATAAACGCCCATATAACTGCAGAATATATGGGATAATACCAGAAGAAGAGTTTAAGCCCAGATATGAAAGACTAAAAGTGATATATCCAAACACAAGAAATCAATGCAGTCTGATAAAAACAGTTGATGGTAGAACTTTGTCAAAAAAAGATATAGATGAATGGTGGTCTGATTTATGTGATCTTGAGAAACAACTTGGCATAGATCATAGAAAAATACATGATGGATACTCGGGTTCCTATAGAAACTTTTACGAACATGTCATACTTGAACTAATGGGTGAGGACTCTATGATGTTTTTACAAAAAATACGAGTAGAATTTTCAGAAGAAGAAAAAAAAGACACAATACAAAGATGTATAATTGCTCTTAGTAAAAATATCAATTAGACTTTAAAAAATAATAGTCTACATCAGTTTTATCAAACTGAATATAATTTAATTTATTTAGATATTCTATACACTCTTGTTTATTTGGAGTCAATCATATTCCCCACTCCGCTATAGATCTATTTGTTATTCTCCATAAAACATCTTCGCTAAAATTGTCTGCTCCTCTAAGTTGAATGTGCACAAACTTTGTATTTTTATTACGAGTGTCATTTATTTTTTTGTTTTGATTTTCATCTAAAATATAATGTATATAACTATTCCATCCATTTTCCATTTCTTGATAATTTAATTCGCAAACTTTTAGCATAGCATGCAAATATGGCTGGTCACATGTATAAAAAACTGGCAAGTCACATGACTTTATATAATTTACATATTTTTTAAAATCTACAAATCTTTTTCTCATTTGCTCTATCCCCTTTTGGGAATAAAGAACAACACCAGAATTGTAAACCTTCAACAATCCATCTTCTCCCCTTGGCATTTTTGCTTTCCATTTTTTTTCTATTGCTTTTGCCCACTTTTCGTCATTTTTTGAATTTATACTTCCTTTCATTTTTAATCTTGCTTTTGGCTGATATGGTTCAGTGCACATCCCAACATCTGATGTAAATTCATCAAAAATATTTTTATTTAAATTTTCCACTGGAAACACATCGGTATCTGCAAACAAAATCTTATCATACTTATTAAATAAGCTGTCATATACAATTTTAAATTGGCCATAGTGAGGAGAATATTTACCAAGATCAGTTCTGAATTTTGGATTAAGTTCAAAAACATAATCTGATTCTATTTGTTTTGCATATGCTTTCATCAGTTTTGATGAAAATTTAGCACCTTCATTTATATCTCCATCCCAGTATTGATATATTAAATATTTCATTATATTATCCCCCCATTTTTAATCTCAATATAATTTTCCATTTTTGTTCGTTTTAAAAATTTATTATTTGGATTTATTTTTGTTCTTATGTGTATGATGGCCTGTTCTTCAAGATTAGGATAATAACTCCCGTATCCCCACATCTCTTCTAATATTTTACATTCTTTTATTCCTGCTCTAGTTGCAAGTCTATGGAATATTGCCTCATCTTCAAATGAACAATTAAATTTTAATATTTCATCTTCAACTAAGTGTTTTCTTAATGTTTGTCTCAAATTTAAATCCATTCTCCATATGCATCCTCCAAAATATGGATATTCTATATTTGCTAAATTTGGATGGATTTTTTTGAACATTTTAAAAACTCTTTTTTGATCTTTTGTGAATATCCCAACTCCGTCAGTATCTTCGAATATACTTAAATTAACATTTTTTGTTTTAAACATATCTGTATCCATCATTACTACAACATCATATGAATCAAAAATTTCATTAAGCATGTGCATTTTTTGACACGGGGGACTCAGATTGGAATGAAAAACATTTCCAGTTATAAGCTTATATTCTGATCCCACCTTCTTTGCATATTTACTTATATTTTCTATTGATAATTTTACTAAGCCGCTTATTTCACCAGTATAATGCTGCATTATGATTTTTTTCATTACTCAATCCTTTTACTTAATAAATATTTCTGGTATGTTTCGATCATGATTTACCCATCCATGCATATTTCTGTGCCTTGAACCATATGGCATACTTAAAACTTGATACCATCCCATTTCAGCTGGATGAAGTATTTTATTTCTGTCCAGCTCTTCTACGGTTTTTCTATTTATGAAATTTGCAGGATGAATGATCAGTTGATCAAGCAACCAATCAGATGTGCTTTTTTTTTCTCCCTTGGTAGACTCATATATTTTATTAAACATACTATGTCTTGTCGTTGCAAAACCTATTGTCCTGTTATTTTTATAAGAATCACTAATATATGATTCAAAATTTGCCTCTTCCCATATTCTTGCATCAAATCTTGTTCTTATTACAATGTCGTATTTTCCACTTATCAAATCGGCAAGCCAAGAATGAATTATTATTTGTTTTGTATGATGAGATGACCACTCCATCCCTTTTCCGTCTTTTTTCTTTTTTATATATTTAAAAGCTTCCTTAAAACGTGCAGATATATAATTTTTTGGATTAATATCTTTATATGGATGATATTCTATTTCTGGCTCTTGAAAATAAAAACATTCATATGTTGGAAAAGTGTTTAAAAAAGAATCTTTATAGTAATCCCATGTTGCATAATAAAAATCAGCACCACAAAATTTGTCTTTCAATATACTATTATTGGAGATTATTAAATCGCGTGCACTTTCAAATTTTCCAGATACGCAAACAGCTACTTTCATTTTTAATTTTTATTGTCTGTAAGGTTTTAACTTTCAGAATAATCTAAACTATTATATTTCAAACTGTTTAAAAATTCTTTTACTATCATTTCAAATATCGCTGAATATTCAGCAATTTTTTTTGTCTTAAAAGAAATTTCTTCTACTACTTCTTTAAAAACTCCTAGTATATTTTTTTCTTCATTCTCGTAAACAGATAATAATTCTTTTACTCTTATATTAGATATTATAGCTGTTTCTCTATCTGCCCATTCATTCTTTTTATTAATATTGCTAAGAACACCTGAAACAAGCTTTGCTCTTAACATCTTGTAGGAATGCAAAGTTATTTTATCTATAATATTTTTATTTTCCATTAATTCATTAATGGCCTTGCCGAGTTTAAATGCTTTGCTTAGTTTTAATATCGAATCAATAGCGCTATTTACAGAATGATTAACTTGTTCTGAAATGTGAGGAGAATAATATCTTGATATTTTTGTTTCTTTATTCTCAAGATCTTTCTCTCTTTTTTGGGTCAATAAATATTCAGGCTCTGTTTGCACTGTTGGTACAGAATCTTCGGAAGGCCTACGTCCCCTAATTGTACCTTGTTTGGCATCTTCTTCATACATTTTAGTCTGATGTATGTTTCCCAAAATGTCATCAATGTCACCAATTGCTGGTCCAGAAAATTGCGCTCTTTTTTTCCAGTTCATATTAATTGTTGTCTTTCCAAAATGATGGATCATCCCATCCTGAATCAGATGTATTTGATAATGGTGGTTTTTTACCAATAATTCTTTCAAGGTATCCAGATTTTATTGCTCTTTCTATTTCTTCAGGGGTCATTCCATATGCTAACAACCTTTTCATTAGATCTTTTGCAAGATCAGAAACGGTCTTTTTATCTTCTTTTTGGGAACATTTTTTGTACCAATGCATATCGTTTTTTAATTAATAATTATATACAAACCTTTGTTTTTAACTTTTTTTGTCAATGCTATTTAAAAAAGACTTGGCCATAGCTCCAGTTCCCCATTCTTTGCTTGCAAAATTTGCACAATCTGCATAATCTATTTGTTCTAATTTTTCAATTAATTCTATTAAGTTTTCACCTTTTAACCCAGTCTTCCCATTAATTACACTATCTGATGTTGCATCATTTTCATATGCAACTGTGGGCATGCCGCAGCATGCGGATTCCAAACAAACAAGTCCCAAAGTATCTGTTTTGCTTGTGAATAAAAAACCTCTGTATCTATTCATTGAGTCGCTAAGAGCCCATTTGCTCAATCTGCCAAGATATTCTATATTTTTATGTGCCAATATATCCGATCCAACCATTGGACCGTCTCCTGCGATCACCACCCTAAATCCATGCTCTGCAACCATTCTTACGTCTTCTAGATTTTTGTCTTTTGATATTCTTCCAGCCCACAATATTGAATTTTTCCTGATGCCATTTCTATATTTAAAGCACCTGTCAACTCCGCCTTTTAGCACGTGCCCATCCATCCCGGTTTTTAATTTCCATTCTTTAGCTGCACTGCTATTTCTAAAAAAACGTATATCTGCTTTTGTAGTTCTAGATGTAAACCATCTTCCAATCAGTCCGCCTATCAAAGGTACCATTTTTGAAAGTATTTTTTCCCAATCAGTATGAGAACAAGCACTGCTTCTTACGCCATTATATGATGCCCATTTTAATCCTGAGCATCCCATTGGTCCTTCAGTGGCAACATGAACATGGTCTGGCTTGAACTTATCCAGCAATTCATAGCAGTATCTTTGTGCTTTTATTGGATTCGCTAAATGCAATCCTGGACTCCACCTTGAAAGATCTATTCCGTTTATTTTTTCAGCATCGATGACTATTGCTCTTTTGCCTTTTTCTTTTAATTCTTCAAAAAGAATTTTTACGCTTGTTGATACGCCATTCATTTGCCTACAGGAAGTATCAGTAACTATTGCTATCTTCATTCTTTATTCCAGTAAAATATTTTTATATCTCCATTTTCTTCTTCTGCTGCCCATGTAGCATGCTCTATCCAGTCTCCACAATTTACATACTGAACTCCATCAATTATTCTTATTTCTGGGTTGTGAATATGTCCACATATTACGCCATCGTACCCTCTTCTTTTTGCTATCATAGTTATTGAATTTTCCCAGCCAGTCACCCAGTCAACCGCTTTTTTAACTTTACTTTTTACAAATTTACTTGCAGACCAGGGCTTGAGACCAATTATTTTTCTAATTCTGTCAATCATCCTTGATATTACCACTAAATTGTCATATGCGTGACTCCCAATTATTGCAAGCCATGGAGTAAGTCTCACAGACGCATCTATCATGTCTCCATGAGTAATCATCATTTTTTTCCCGTTTGCACATTCATGAATAGTTTCTAATGGGACAAGCTCTATGCCTGCTATCGTGTCTGCAAATTTGCTAACCTCTCTCATGAATTCGTCATGATTTCCTGCAACCCAAATTACCTTGGTGCCTTTTCTTGCTGCTTTTAATATTTTTACAACTGGTCTTGCATCATTTTCAGACCACTTCCATCTTTTTTTCAATCTCCACCAGTCTATTATGTCACCTACTAGATAAATTTTTTCTGCTTCAACACTATCAAGCCAATTAGCAATGTCTTTGCTCTTAGAGCCATCGCTTCCAAGATGCCAATCGCTTACAAATATTGTTTTATATTTGGTTTTTTTCATAGCGTGATTTAATATTCTATATCGTAATCGGGTTCGTCTTCGTCCATGCCTTTTTGATTAAAGGCCATCTCCTTAATATTTTCATCTTTTTCAAGCTGTTCTTTTATATTATCCATAATATAAGGATCCATGGGCTCTTCTCTTCCTGATTCCTCAATGCATTTAACCGCTGTTATATTTACTTTTATTTTTATATCTGATTCTGGCGGATCATACCATGTTCCACTGTCATAACTAGCTTGATACGAAATTTCAGCCTCTCCACTACATTTACATGGTGGGTTTTTTATTTCTAAATCATCAAATTCGTAATTGAATTTTCCAGACCAGCTTGATGCCTGCTTGAGATGATGACTTATTTTTTGCCTATTTTTATTGAGATTAAATTTTTTTAGATTAAATTTCATACTATTTTTCCTTATATATATAATATATTTTTTATCCTAGTCTGTTTTTATAGTCATTTTTTTCATTTTGATTTATAAAACCAAAATCAAAAGCACTTTCAATAATTTTTGAACCCCAAGTACGATTAAAGATTAAATTTTGACCATTTTCTTCATTAAAAGCAATGTTTGCCTCTGATATAAAATGCTCTATTCTTTTTATGGACGCAGTTTTTGCTTTGTCTATTCCAGAATTTGACAAAATCCATGTATCTCCATTTTTTTCAAACCCCAATTGTTCTTTTAATCCCATTTGTGTACTCCTGAATTTTTATTTTCAATTATTTTATAGTGAATCATCCTTCAATTAAAAGATCATTTTTTAATAAACCACGGATTGCAGTCAAGATGAAATTTTAAGCATACCCTATCTTCTTTTCTATAAACCCACCATGGAGTCCAGTATATCTTTATTTTTTTATTTAATGCTTCCCAGTTTTCTCTGTTTATGTGTTCTAGGCCTCCAGGCATTTTGTCGTCTCCTATTGGTCTTGGTTTAAATTCCCATATTCGATATCCATTATTAATCATAAGATAATAATAATACGAGACATAACAAAATGTGTACCAAGTAAGTGTATCTTTGATATAGTTCCAGTCACTCCAATTAGAAGCCTTTAGAAAGGAAGGAACGACCGACATGTCATATATTAGCATTTCACTAAACCATATATTTACATTCATCATAATGTTATTTAGTCTCATCTTCTCTAAAGAAGATTTATTTTTAAGTACAAATTTTTCCCTTTCTCCATTTGATATTATGTTGAATGAAGCATGACTTATATTTCTGAATATATCAGTAAGGTGAACAGAAAAACCGGCCAAGACCTTATTTCTATCAAGCGCTATGCAAGCATCTAGCATGAGAGAAAGGTCTACTGGCTCTACTTCTGCTTCAGTCATTACAACCCAACGATATCCACTTTTTCTAAGTTTATCTAAAGCCCAGTATTGCTTATAACTACGTATTGCATTTACTTTTTCTATATGTTTTAATCTTTCTTCTCCTACATCATCACCAACTATTAATATCTTGTATTTGCCGTTTGTTATTTTTTTAAGCTCTTTCTTTTCTGATTGCCTTGTTATAACAAATACAATATCAACAGTTGGCTCTTTTTCAACTGCTTCTATTATTTTTGGTATATATTTATATTTAGCTGGATATGTAGGTAGAGCCCAAAGTACTTTATCTTGTCTCAACTTTTCTTTTTTTATTTTCATAAAGTACCATGATACAAATTATATGATTAATTTTTAGGCACGCAGTTTGGCACTTTTTTACCATTTTTATTTTTCATTCCAACCATTTTGTACCCCTCCCAACACTGCCCTTTATTCTTTTTTGCTTCTTTTATCCATCCAGCTTTTTCCCCTATTTCCAACCACTGATCTTTTGATAATTTATATTGCATGAAATCTCCTTTTTCTATTCTATATTAGAACATAATCATATTAGATCCTATGTTTTATGCTATATTATTTAATCGATGCTTTATCCTCTATCGATATACAAGCTATGCTTAATATAGAAACAAAAGAAAAGACCGCCCCCTTTCTTCTTGGAGGTTCCATCTTGGTTGCGCTTGCGGTTCAGAGCCTTTACGAAAGCGGCATGCTTCTGCGCTCTCTTGCTTGTATTGAGAAAACCACCTTTGCTGCTTGCTATGAAGTGCCCTCTTGTTTACTAATAATTAGGTAAGCAATTTATGCCCGTGGCTTGCCAGTTGGGGGATTCGTAATGACCGTTCCTGGGTTGACCACGGCTTGCGGGAATGTTGGCATGGTGTACGACCCCCATGCCGCTAGTACCCGTGACAGGTCGATCCCGTCCACCTTGCCGTCTCCATCCATGTCCTCAAAGACAGGTTTCGTTTGACCCCATCTGGCGAGGATTCGATTTAGGTCTTCCTGATCAACCACACCGTCCTGATTGATGTCTTCCATCTTGGCAGACAACTTGACATGCTGCACCTTATATCCAAAGGGAGTGAGTGCTGCAACAAGGTTTGCGAAGGTAGCCTTGCTGACCGATTGACCACCGTACTCCAATCCAACAAAGACTGTGTCTCCGTATGCGTCTCGCACCATCACAGGTGAACCCGAGTCGCCAGCAAAGATAGCGAGTGCTCCGTTCCTGAACGCCCCATCGTTGATGCCATCCAAGCATGCGTTGAAGTTGTACCCTCTCGTATCGTTGGTAGTTGTATCCAAGTATGCGCTCTTAAAGAGTGTCTTGTAGATTTTGCCGTTGCTATCCTTCGTCCACAGCGAAGTGCCTGTGGGAATGTAAAGCGGATCAGCGATCCTGTTATAGATTTTGACATCGGAATCGGGAAGTTCCTTATCAAACTCAAGCATAGTCGTATCAGGGCCGATGTTGAGATAGACGCGAGTGACCTTGTTTTCATAGAAAGCACCGCTCTTTCCTAGGAACCGAATACCACCTGTGTTGTCATTCGGGTCGGGTCTAGCACCACGGAAGTGTTGGCAGATAAGCGCATGCCGTGGCGAGATCAGCACCGCGCCATAGGTGCATTGATTCCAAAAGTTCACGCTGTTTCGATCATATGGAATCGTGAAGAAAATATTGTTGAAACTATTGTTTGGAATGTTGTTGCAGAAGTTTCGATGGAGGGCGCTGGTGCCCGACCAGTCAATGTGGTCATATGACTGACACTCTGAGTTGTAACCATTGGGTGCGATACCCCCGCTTGTTGGTGTGGCTTGTGTTGGGTAGCGGTACACATCGTGGATGTTGGGTTTGTAGTAGCGCAGTACTGCCATGTGGTCTCCTTAAAATGTAATATTAATATAATATTCTTACACTCCCGCTAAGGTATCCCCCTTTTTAAGAAATTCTAATTTTATTCCTTTTCTCCAGTCTTTCACGTATCCGTGCACGCATCTACCACCATAGGGATTGATCTTTTTGTTTCGTGCCTTCATTTGTTATTCAGTCATGTGTCGATATACAAGTTATGCTTAATATAGAAACAAAAGAAAAGCTACTTAGAGGAGACATCTGGTCTGGACTTCAATTGATGGAGCCTGATTACAGCGGATGGAACGGTACAGCAAGAATATTCGGAGATCTAGTGAGGGAATACAAACCCCCCTTTATACTAGAAGTGGGAACCTGGAAAGGACAATCCTGCTTCACAATGCTCGATGCTGCAACCAAGGAAGGACTAGATACAGACATCATATGCGTAGACACCTGGCTAGGATCCCAAGAGATGAGGACGAATCTTCCTCCTAGATCTCTTAATGAACATGATGCAAAAATATGGCTAAGGGAGAGGGATATGAAATTGGTGCACGGATACCCCACCATCTATCAGCAATTCCTGAGCAACTGCGTACATAAGGGATATTCCGAAAGAGTCATTCCACTTCCACAGACATCAGTGACAGGAGCCACCATCCTAAAGACATTCAAAGTACATCCGAATATGATCTATCTAGACGCAAGTCACGATTACGAAGACTTTACCCGTGACCTGAATCTCTATTGGGATCTACTCTCTCCAGGAGGCGTTATATTCGGAGACGACTACAACAGCTGGCAGGGAGTGGAGATAGGCGTCAATGAGTTTGTCGAGAGAACCAAGATACCACTGGGAGTATTCTCACTCCTCAGAGGATGGGGAAAAGTTTTTGAACAGACCTATTGGGTACTCCGAAAGAATTAATGAGATTCTGCCCTTAAGCGTCCTTACTTTCCTGTTCATCAAATTTATAAAATAAATCCTTTACCTCTCTGGTGCTCTCATTTTCCTTCCAGGGCATTTTTATTTTTCTGGTCCTCAGAGGCATGTCTAGTGCGCGGGCAGCCGCAGCGCGAGTTCTACCTCCAACAATAAAGCTTCCCAGACCCTCAGCTTCAACGATGTTTACTGCAGGATAGTCACCTCTGCCTATACCCACTAAAAGATTGCGAAGATATCCTTCTGGATCTCTTAGTCTTTTCTCTCCCCATTCGCTCTCCGCACTGTCTTCTCTATTCTCTTTCTTTGCCCATTCTATAAATTTATTAATTCTTTCCTCTTCGGATTCTCCTGTAACTTCTGGAGTATATGTATTCCCTATTCTGTCTAGATCAACTGGATCGGTGTATCCCACTGGAGATTCTGTCCATATTTTTTCTATTTCTTTGTCCGTGAGTCCGGATGCGACACCACGGTCCCTGTACCACTGAAATTCTTCCATAAAATCTTTCATTTCGCTGTAATTAGATGCATTTTTATACCAATTCATTATTCATCCTCATCGTCATCCCAGTCTTCATCATCATCCGTCTCTTCCTCTGGTTCATTCCAGTCTTCTGGAGTTCTCTGCAGTTCTGTATCTAGATCCCATGGTCCGTAGTGCTTGTGCTCGGTAATTTTCTTTCTTACGTCTGCAAGCGTGTACGACATGTAGCTTCCCTTTTCGTCTGGATTTATGTTTCCAAGGGCGTAATATATTTCTTTTGGTATATCTATACTCTTACCACTGGAGTGGTCCATTGCAATGCCCTCTTTTGTCTCAACCCAAGCATGAGGAAATCGATGCCCGTATGCACTTCCGCGACCGTGCACCAATGCGTGAACCAGCAAATCTCCGTTGTCTTTAGGAAAATTCCTCACTAAAAGAAGATTTAATGCCGCTTTAAAGCAGTCTCCGTCTCCTTTTGTCCATTTTCCTGCGCTCTTATACCAATTCATGATACTAATATTTAATATTATAGATTATAATAACCTTTTTTTTGATTGCTAATTCCCAATATCCTAAGCCGACCCTTTTAGGGATCTCCCCCATGAATTTTATAAATTTATATTTTTGGGGCAAGTTAAACCATAAATTTTACTTGATTCGTCTGAAAGATCCAAAGAATCCAGATATAATTAATCCTATTCCAATACCATAACTTATAAGCTGCTTTGTCATTAAATCATTTGTGTCTCCCATCCATTGCCTTTTCAGCCACCCGTTTCGGTGGATCCCCCCTTGATTATTATAACTTCTATCGCCACACCCATTCTCTATGTTACCCATATGCGCTAATACACCACTTTCTGAGATGTATCTCTTACCGTATAAATATTTTTCGGGCTTCAATAATACCTATTGGGTTTGTGCCATCGGACTCCATCGGATGCCCACTCAGCCGCTAAGGTATCCCCATAAGGGGCTTTTCATCACTAGAGGGAACGGATCCGCCACAACTGCCCTACGGGCAGAACAGGGAAAATATACCAGGCTTCTCCTTGCCCCAAAATTTTATTACCAAAACACCTTACGTCCCATGGACCATCCATAAACGCATGTGCCCGTAATTGAAATCCCCAGAGTCCATCTCTTTCCATGAATAGTGACACGATCCGCAGTCCAGATCCCTGTCGTCGTATCGCTTGAAACTACAGCCTATATCACCGAAGCACCTCTCTACGGCTGCAGCACTCAAAAACGTACCTACACCCGTAAGGCTCTTGTCCATGCCTCCCGTGTCATTCGAGTTTATCTTCACCCACTTAGGATCACTCGAGTCCACTACCTCACACTCGTAGCTCATTACCGGGGCATGACCCACTGCACACATCAGATCGTACTCCCATGCATCAGGAGGAAGATGGTGCGATATACCCCAGTGTATCACAAGGTCAAACTTCCCAAGATCGTAGTCCTTCGTCTGGTCCACAAGCTTTACCTCAAGGTCTGGCCAGTAGTAGTTCGTTGCCTCCACGCACCACTCCCTGCCGTCCGTTGCCAATGGGTTCGCTCCCCAGTCCTTCAGCATCTTGCTCACATGACCGTGACCACAACCAAGCTCAAGAATCCTCTTGCCCCCAAACCACCCCTTGCCACCCATAAGCTTGCACAGCTTCATCATCCTCACCATTCTCCATGGCTTGTACCACTGACCATTGAAAAGACTGCCGTGCTTAAGCTCGTTCTCCGCTTGCTGGCGGTTTAGCTCCTTCCACAGCCTCCCGTAGTCGGTAGGGTCGTTCTCAACGTGGTCGTTGGTCTTGCTTACGCTGAAATGTTCTATTTTATAACTTTCCATAGTGCGTGCTCCTTTAGGCTTCTATCGACTTTACATAAATAATAATATCATAAACTCCCACTAAGGTATCCCCCACGCCCGAAAATAATAATGCCATAACCTCCCACTAAGGTATCCCCTACGCCCGAAAATTAAATCCAAACACCCTGCTGTCAAGACTATGCTGGATCGGTGGTTGGATCGAAACCAACACGCTGATTCATTATTTTTTCAGCCATTTCTACAGATGCTGCAAGATTTTCAGGGTGTAAAACTTGCCGATCACCCAAGGTTTTTTTGATGAGTGAAAACAGCTCAATGTATCCATCCCTCTCCATCATTTTGAATAGTATGTTACCCCGACCCCAGTTTTGGCTTATTCTTCCAGGAGCTGCAGGCTGGCTGTAGGCCTCGCCTCTCAAACTTCTTATCCGCTTAATTGCTGAAGCTATCTCACGAGCTTGGGGCCAAAGCCACTTCCCTAACTCGCTTGGCTTACCTGATTCAAGTGCCTGTCTGCCCACCTTTGCCCAGGACCTTGCCATCCCTCGCAACTCCTCCTCAAGGCGACGGTACTCTTTGCGTTCCTCAGAACTTCCTAACTCAACTAATTTGCGATAACTACCTGAGGCACCTATCAGAGAGGGCTTCTTCACAAAGCGCCTTTCGGTGGGGTCGTAAATGGCATCAGCATTGGCACTCTGGGTCCCCACTAACGAATCTGGTGCGATCTTGAACTGGATTGGCCTCTCCTTAAAATACATAGTTTTGTCAAGATTTTCTATAATCCAATCGTTGATGACCCAAAACCTCCGATCTGTTTTAGGCATGTTGATGAAAACGGTGGTGTCTATGTCGCTCTTGGGGGTGTATTGGTAAGTTACTGCTGCTCCAATGACTTCATGATGCGTGATCTTGACCCCGGGATGGGTGGAATCAAGATATTCCTGTATCTGTGCAAGACCCCTGTTGATCATCTCAACGACATAATCGCTCATGCGGGTGGAGCCCGGATCAAATACATCGCTCAACTCCTTGGATGGATTGTCTACGATGCCCGCACGCTTCCACCAGTTGCCCACCGTTCTTGCCGCCATGTTGCGATTGATGTCTCTCACGATTACATTTTACCCCACCGCTTCGTAAAGTTCCTCTTTCAACCAGTTCATAATATTATACCTATACCACCTCCCACTAAGGTATCCCCTACGCCCGAAAATTAAATCCAAACGTTCTCGGGAGAACCCCGTACCGCAGAGATCATGTTGCGGATCCACACCCTCTTCACGTTCGCAACCGACTCATCTGAATCGTATGAACACGGAGATATGTGGACGTTCTCGTAACGACGCAGACTTTCGGTCTCATGCCTGCCACTCTCCACAGAGTAACCGCGAATCCTGCCCCCGTCCAGAGCATCCTTCAACGCCCCAATGTCAACAATAATGTCCGTTGCAAGATTCACCAGTATCAGGTCCTTACACATACCCAAAAGCTTCTCCCCTATAAGACCCTCATTGCTCTTGTTCGTATGAGGCTGGTGGCACGGTACGTGGATGCTCACCACGCAAGCCTCCCTGAATATGTCCTCCAGAGAATCCCCGCCGCCACGCTTCGGATCCACATCGTTGTACATAACACGCATCCCCAAAGCCTCAAGGAATGAACCCACGCGTGAACCTATGTGTCCCTTACCTATCACCCCTGCAACCTTGCCCTTCAGGTCAAGAGACTTCCTGCACTCCACGTCACGATCCTTCACCACGTCAACATACGCAAGATGACGGTTCCTGGCATGCAAAAGTATCTCCGTAAGTGCTGATTCAGCAACACTTTCTGTCGTAGTGTCAGGAGAATCCTGAAGCACAATACCAAGCCGCTTCGCAATACCAGGACTAAAGAAGTCCGCGTCAGTCATGTCAACATTAATCCCCTTCAAACCCCGAACACCCGGAAATTTATAAAATACCTCCGTAAGCTTGTCCAACTTGTTCGGGTCCGGAAAAGGCATCGGATCCATGTTCAACATCAGATAGTCGTAGCCCTCGCAACGCTTACCAAGCTCACGCTCCGTAATGTGCTTCGTCTGAACCCAATCCACCTGGGCAATCTCACGCAAAGGCTTCAGATCTTCGTCCGTAATGCCCCACATGTCCGGAAGAGACACCATAAGCACCCTGGGTTTCTTTCCCGAAAGCACCCTGGGTTTCTTTCCCGAAAAATTATCTCGCTCGTCCCTTGCAAATTTCAACCAGTTCATAATATTATACCTATACCACCTCCCACTAAGGTATCCCTTCCACCCAAAATTAAAAAACTACCATTTTCCCACTAAGGTATCCCCTCAGAGGGATTTTACCCCAAGTAATAGGGGGGTACGGTAGGGGGTAGCCGCCAAGGCACTTTCCGGTCGGCTCAGTTTGACGCTGGTTTGTCCGTGGTTTTTTCGTGGTTCGGTTGCACAGTTAGTCTATTCGCGGGATGCAACTTGTTACCCCACGGATTCCGGTTGGTCTGTGGCTGAGTCCGTCTGTGCAGGGTCTAGTGTAGCGGCGTGCTGCTCTGCCCGGTTCGACTTACTAGGGTTCGCCGTACTCGGCTTGCAGACGGGCTTCGTGAGCGGCTTCGGCTGCGGCTGCACGGGCTGCGTCTGCGTCTGCTGTGGCTGCGGCTGCGGCTGCCTTCGCGTTGGCGACGGCTGCCAACTGCGCGGCGTACTTGGGCATGATCTTGCGGAGGGATGCGATCTGCTTGGGGGACAGGGAGCCACGCCCCTTGAACTGCTCGACAAGGGAGGTGCAGAACGAAGCATCCACTCCGTTGAAGCCTACGCCGTTGTGATGGGTTGTGCTGCCTGCGGCGCGTTCGTCCTCGGTCTGTAGGGCGAAGATGGCAAGCAAGCCACGAATGAGCCAAGCGTCATCGGTCATCAGTTTGGTGCGGACGGTTTCGGCGGTGTAGGTAGTGGTGGGCATGGGTGGGTTCCTCTTGTCTAGTTAGTTTGTTTCCCCGATGCAACAATGGTACAGGGCGCGGTGTACGGCTCACCACGCCCTGCTTGGTTCATCCTGACCGTGGGTTCACCCGTTTAGGTGACCTGCACGGTGAAGGTGTTGAAGGTCTGCGTTCCTGGCACGGTGCGGACGGTGGTTGCGCCGATCCCTTCCATGACTTCCTTGACGGATTCGCTCATGGAGTCGCGGTACTCCTTGCGCTGCTCATCGGTCATCTGCTGCACGGTACTGACGATCTCGGTGATGCGACCGCGACCGAATCCTGCGAGGTGGAGTGCCACAGAGAGTAGCGTCCACGGGCAAGCGGCTTGGGGGACGGTCTTGGTGTACGGTTCGCCGCGCTTCATGTCGAAGGTGATGGCGAAGGTGATCTCGCCGCTCATCGCGCTTCCGGGGGTGATGTCGAAGTGGGTCTTGACGGCATCGCGGAGTGCGGTGGCGGTATCCTTGCTGACGCTGCTGATCTGCTTCACGGTTGGGTTCTCCTTGCAGGGGAACTATTCCCTTGCCTGATTAGTTTATTTCCCTGATGCAACTTCCCGCCGCAGTTCGCTCTTGGCGCGTCTGCGTTCGGTGCGGGGGTCGGTGTTCCGCTTGCCCCAAGTCTTGGCGCGGAGTCGGATGCCTGCTCGGAAGGCGTCGTGTACGAACTTTCCGGGTCGGTGTCCGGTGGGTGGCTTGGTGGTCATGTGGTGGGTTCTCCTTGCCCGATTAGTTTATTCTCCGGATGCAAGAAACGCGGTGGGGCAGGGAGGCGAGACGCTGCCTGCCCTGCCCCACACGCGGAACCCAATGTGTCAGGGGGTGACGAAGTGACACCGTGCAAGGTCGTCCATCGCGGTGATCTGATCTGCGGTCTTGCGGATTTCGGGGCAGGGAGTGTAGTCCTCGCCGTCCAGTTCGCCCTCGTCGTTGACGCTGCGGACAACCACGCAGTCTCCGCACAGGAAGTCTCCCATTGGTCGCAGACGCTTGTACCACAGGAAGGTTGCGACCGGATTGATGGGGAGGTTCTTCAACTTGCCCTCCTCGTCGATGTAGGCTGCGTGACCATCGCCCATCGGGACTGCCTCAATGTAACCGCCGCCGATTGCGGCCACGATGCTTTCGTATCCGGTGTTAGGGATTTCGCTCACGGTTCCATCGACCTTGATCAGGATCATCGTCTTGGTGCTGCTCATTGGTGGGTTCTCCTTGTGCAGTTAGTTTATTTCCCTGATGCAAGTTTCAGTCGGTGTTGAGGCTTGAAGCGTCATTCACCGCATCGGTGGGCGGGTTTGGCTTCTTTCCCTTTGGCGGGTTCTTCCGCTTCGGCTTGGTCTTGCCCTTCGGTGCGGCAGGTGATTCCTTCTCAATCACCTTGCTGCGGTTGTAAACCGGATACTTGAGGTGGTTGAGATCGTGGTGGAAGTCACCGAACTTCTTGCTCGTCTTGCTCACACGGTTGACCTTCCGTGCGACCATGAGCGACAGCACGATGTGGGAGACGAGCGATGCTGCCACACCAGTAGCGATGAAGGTCAATGCCTTGGGCATGGATCTGTCCAATGCGATTGCCACGGCAAACGAGACTGCTCCACCAGTCAGGGCAACGGTCAGGTACTTGAGGTTCCGGTTCATTGGGTTCTCCTTGTCGGATTAGTTTATTTGCCCGATGAAAGATTGTTGTGAAGCCATGAGTCGTAGCAGTCTTGGGCGGCTGCAACGGTTCCCTTGCTGAACGCCTCAGGGAAGGCGATTGGAACGGCACACCACGAAACATCTTCCTCAAAGTATTGATCGGAGGTGAACGAAAGGTTGCGTAGGTGCTCGGGCATCTGATTGAAACGCTCACGGGACAGAAGGTAGCCTCCGTGTCCTGCGGTGCTGAGGAAGTGGATTCCGTCAGCCACTTTCTGAGTGTCAAGAATCTTTCCCCACGGGCAGGGTGCGCCTTCGCGGTACATTGCTTGGTTCGACATGGGTTCTCCTTGTCGGATTAGTTTATTTCCCCGATGAAAGATTGTTGCTAGTTCGTGTAGTAGGCGTTGAGATTCAGCACCTTCTTGGTGATCTGTACGCCCCGTCGAATGTCGGTGATGCGGTCAAACAGTTTGCGCTTCGGAATGTATCCGTTCGTGACGGCCTCGTTTCCGATGCCACACTTGCGCTGAAGTTGCCATCCGCCGTAGGATCCCTGCAAGCAGAACGATCCTTCCTGCCCCATCGTGTAGCCGAGGAGCGAGTTCAGTTCGATCACAGCGCGATCCAAGTCCTTGATGGTGATTCGGGTGTTCATGGGTTCTCTTTGCCCGATTAGTTTATTTGCCCGATGAAAGATTGGAGGGGCGTGGTCAGGAACGCACCCGTTGGCTACCCGCCACAGGATCTCGTCAGAGAATCCCTGCCACGCCCCATGATGCACCCATTAGGCAAACTTGATCTTGACGGAGAGAATCTTGCCGTAGCGGTCACGCTTGACATAGACAGGGTATTCCCCGTCACCTGAATAGGTGGAGGAGGCAAACGCAAGGCCACCGAACTCACCGCAGAGGTTCTCCGACAGGGTGACAGCGCAAGCACCTGCGTAGTTCAGACCCGCCTTGTCGGTGCTTTCGCTCTCAAAGTCCTTCTTGATGTAGCACGGGTCGATGATCATGATCTGACCGCTATCGACCGAGATGTAGCCTTCCTTCTTGTAAGTCATTCGGTTCTCCTTGTCGGATTAGTTTATTTGCCCGATGAAAGTTTCAGACGGTAATGAAACTCGTCCCCTTGCCGTCCTTCGGCCAACGGTAATCTCCCGTGTTAACCCACTCATGGAACGGTGCGACAGTCCCGTCCAGGGTCACGATGAGGAGGGCATCGCAGTTCCCACAATCGGTGGTGGAACCCGCGATTTGGTCGAAAGACTTCAACTCAGGACTGAAGAAGCCCCCGCTGTTGCAGCAGGGGCAGGTGAACGAGACGCGGAGCGGAGTCGTGTTCATTGGTTGATCCTCGTCAGGTGGCGGGTGCGAACTTGCTCCACTCGCTCGGGCTGTATTCGTCCTGCCAACGCTCAATGAAGTCGCTGATGATGTCGTGAACCTCGTCCTCGTTCGGGACGGAGCGGTCAGCCTTAGCCCAAGCGGTCACGATGGCGTTGCCAGTGCTGCCCTTGCAGAGGCTGATGGTGTCCTCGTAGACGAAGACGATCATGTTCGGGTATTCGGGGTTGGACTTGACGAAGTGGACGATCATGGCTGGGTTCTCCTTGTCCAGTTAGTTTATTTCCCCGATGCAAGTTCGTAAGGTGACGGGGTGGACAGCCCGCTCGGACTGCCGCACCCCGCCACACAGGATGGCTCAGATTCCCAGTCCGCGATTGTAGACGCTGTTCTGTTCGTCCAGTTGCTCACGGGCTTCGCGCTGCTCCGGTGTTTCAGAGGCACGGTGGATGATAAACGCCATCCAGTCAAGCGCGTCCTCGAATCCGGTACGAGAAACCTCAACCATCTGCGAGTCCGGGTTTCCCTTCACGGCGACACGCGGTGCGATGTCCAGTTTCGCCTTCAGACGGTTGATCTCGCTGATGAGGTTCTCTGCGACCTTCGGGCTGATGTCAGTCTTTGACTTGCACATGAGACTCTCCTTGTCCAGTTAGTTTATTTACCCGATGAAAGTTTCAATGAGCGGGGAAAGCATTCCCCATCTCTTGCGGCGTTCGATGAGGCGATGCAGCGCAAGCGTCACACGGCAGTCTTGCAAGCAGTAACCAAGCATCAACGGATCCGGCTTGCTCCAATCAATCGGAGGCTTTTCCTTGTGGACTCCCAAGCGGTATCCCCAAGCCTCAAGCGAGTTCGACCCCTTGCGATCAGGGTTGGTGATGCGGTGTTCGCGGAAGCCGTGGGGAAACATCTTCTTAACGGACTTGTAAGTGCAGTTCTTCTTGATCCGGGAGGGAAGCGGTGTTCCACTCCACACCTCCATTGCACGGATATCAAACGCAAGGTTGTGTCCGATCAGCATATCAGCAGAGTAAACATGGATCAGACCTATGTTCAGCGTGTCGCTTTCGTAAGAGTATTCCTCTCCGGTGTCTGCGTCAATCGCGCAAAGGCAATGAATCTTCTTGAGCGAAGAACTGTCTCCCTTGTTCCAAGCATTGAAGTCGATTGCGTTTGTTTCTGCGTCAATCACAAGTCGCATTGGGTTCTCCTTGTGCAGTTAGTTTATTTGCCCGATGAAAGTTTCACTCCCCGAAAGTCCTCTTCATGAACTCCTTGTCTTGAGCCTCCCGATCACGCAAGATTTCGGCTGCAACCTCAGCGCGATGCACAGGCATCTCTCTTGGGAAGTCAAAGGTTATCCTTACCTTCCCGCTCTTGATCTTTTCAATCCGAATAATTCCAAGCGGTGCGGCAGGATTTCCGACCACAACTTCTTGGCCTTCTGAACGGGTGATGCTAAGCATATCTGTCCTTGTCGGGTTAGTTTATTTGCCCGATGAAAGTTTTGGCTGTTGACTCCCCGCTGTAGACAAGAGTGATGGTCGGTTTTTCAAGACGAGTTTTGTCAATGAAGACCCCGTCGCGCTTGAGATTGTGCATGGCGGTCTTTTCCACCATGCTGTCTTCGCGTCCCGTCATCGTAATCACCTCCACGGTGACCACGCTCGTCTTCAGTTTCCAACACACATGAAAGGTTTTCATTCGATCACTCCTCTTCGCTGATGATCTCTTCCGCAATCTCGCGGCGGTTCACCGGGACTTCCTTCGGGAACTCAAGTGCCACTTTAACTTGGCTTCCCTTGATGGCTACAATACGGATGATCCCAAGCGGTGCGCGTGGCTCACCTATCACGATCTCTTCGCCTTCTCTACGGGTGATTACAAGCATTTTAGCCTCCTTGCTGAAATTAGTTTATTCGACTGATGTAAGTTTGCCAACGCACAGCCCCACCTTTCCCGCGAGAATTTCTCCTCTTTGGGTCTAGTGGGGCTGCGGTGGGTTCCGTTCGCACCCTTTTTAACACCTTGAGCGAGGGAAGGATGCCGACGCTCTTTCTCCCCTGCGGCTGCGCATTCACCACAGTTGGAACGCGGTGCTGAAAGTCCGGACTTTCTGCATGGCGTGGGAGGCGGTAAAGCAGGTTTCCCTGCCGCTCTGAGCCTAATACCCTGTTTATACTCGCTCAGACGAGTCCGCAGTTAGTTTATTCCTGCGATGAAAGTTTACTTCACATACGAATCAAAGGCACTCTCAATCGCGCCGTTGATGGCATCGTGAACAGGACTCGGGTTGATGGAGAAGATGATGCTGTCCACATCATCGTCCGACATTTCACGGTCAAACTCTCGCTTGCCCATCTTCTTAACCTGAGTAGCAAGATCGCTGAACGAGCGATCAAAGACGAAGATCAGGCTGTCCCCACCATGCGTCTTTTTCATGGCGTTGAGGGCTTCGATATACTGGTCAAGTGTCATGAGTTCTTCGTGCATTGGATTCCTTTGTTTGATTATTTCATTTTCTCCGATGAAACTTCAGCCTCGGTGTTAGGCTTCTGTTCTGCACGGAGTGAGGAAAGTTGAATTGTCAACGCCTCAAGGTTACGGTTGAGGAGAGCCAGTTGGTCAACCAAAGTCGGAATGTCACGAAGAATCAGCCTTTGACCCATTACAGTTTCATGGAGTTGAATCACGGGAGTCCCTCTGCGGTGCTGTTGGGAAGGATGAAACATTGCCTAGTTAGTTTATTTGCCCGATGAAAGTTTCAGAATGAGTCCGTGTTGAACTCGTATTCTTCCATATCCGCCCACTTGCGGATGTTACGGGCGATTGCAAGGCGGATGATGTAGCGAGGCTCGGTGTCTAGCGCACCAAACTTCTTTTCATATCCAAGTGCGATGATCTGACGCTCAACCTCACGGAGCATCTTCGTGGCAGCACCAACCGCAGCGGTGCGACAATTCGTGATGTTGTTCTGAAGTTGACAGTTGATGATGTTATTGATCTTCGCTGCCGCATCCTCTGACTGACTCCGGTCTCCGTTGTCGGGGGTATACAGTTCGTACTGGTCGGCATCAAAGTTGGCGGGAATGAATGTCATGGGTGTTCTCCTTGTCCGATTAGTTTATTCATTGGATGAAACTTTCTTTCACGCGGCGGCGTACATCGGTCAGTCAGTCCACAGCACTGCGCGGAGGCGCAAGATGGTCGCATCGAGTTCATCGTCACTGATGTCCATGCGCTCTGCAATGGACGCTCCAGTGCGACTGTCGGACAGAGCCTGATAGGCGGCTTCTAGCACAATCGTCAGATCGGAATCGGTCCATCCACTGATCGCGGTCTTCGTTGTTGGTGTCGAGTCGTTCCTGCACGGTGCTGGGATCTCCGCCGCGTGGTGCATCCGCGCCGACTGCACCTCCGCATCGATGCGCCCGACTGTGTTGCCGTTCACATCCTTCAGGATGCGCCCGATGTGCGAGGTGACGGTATCGGTCGCCGTCTCAAGTGCCGTTTCGATGACCCAAGGCATCGTGCCGTCGTTGATGATGCGCATGACCTCCTCGTATGCCGCAACGCTCGATCCTCTAGCATCGTCCGGGGCGAATGCGGCGTTGTTGCATGCGAGGTTGATTGTGATCTTGATTTGCATGGTCAGGTTCTCCAGTGTGAGAGGTATCAGGCAGTGATCTTGGACAGGGGTTTGTGAATCCAGTAACCGTAGACGCAACGAGTGCCGTCACGGGACGGGTCAAAGGTATCGTTGATTACTCCGTCAATCACGGCGGTGTAATGCTTGCTGACCTGCACAATAAGACGGCCCTTCGGCAGTTCATCCGAACGCAAATGGGTCTTGCACCCGCTGCCAATTCCCATCGTTGCGACATACTGGAAGCCAAGTGCCTCCATGTAATCGCGGAACCACTTGCGCTTGGTGTTCACTCCGTTACTGGCAGATGACTTGTAGCGACCTCCACGGGTGATGCGCTGAGTGCGGCATCCGTTCGACAGGACATCGTAGACCTCCTGATACGGAAGCCCGGTGATAATCGCAATCGAACGAGTCACGCAGTCTCCGGTGTGTCCCTTGTATCCGGCAGCGGCTCGTCCTCCATCGTTGTACCTGAAGTTCATCGGGTTCTCCTTGTACAGTTAGTTTATTCCCCGGATGTAAAGTTGACGGGTAGGAACTTCCGAAGAAGAACCTACCCGTCTAATGGGGAGGAGAACCCAAAGTCTTAACCGACAGCGCGGACAAGCAGGAGAGTCTGAATGGACTCCTCCGCAGCCATCCCTGCGAGATTCGACTGATGATCGTCAGGAATGTCAAGATTCATCAGAATCTCTTTGATATCATCCCAACGGTCGGTGATGTGTTCGGAGTTGTAGTGGCTCCCGCAAAACTCAGGGGCGAGTTCGCGGATCATCGACTTCGCACCACCACCACCGTAGACATCGTTCAGCGACAGGTCGAGCATCGTAATTGCGATGAGGCAATTGTTGCAAGCCAACGATTCGTGCACGGTCATCTTCTTCGTCATGGGTTCTCCTTGTCCGATTAGTTTATTCAGCGGATGAAACTTTCAGAAGTCTTCGTCTTCGTCTTCGTCTTCGTCTTCGTCCTCATCCATCCACGGTTCGTCATTGTCGTCGTCATCTTCGTCATCTTCGTCATCATCATCCGCCTCTTCGTCGCCATCGGTTGTATCCTCAACAATCTCTTCAATTTTCTCGAATATGAAGTCAAAGATGTCAGTTTCGTACTGAATCAGTTCTTCCATGACGGCGGCGACCTGTGCTTCGGTAAGTTCAGGGTAGGTCTGACTGACGATTTCCGGTTCTATATTTAATGTAAATGATTTGATCTTGCCCATAGGAGTTCCTTTCTGTAGGAACCCTTTATCGGCTAGAAACCCACCTAACCAAAAGAGAAACCTCGTCAGGGTTAACAAAACCCTTCACATCTTCACTAAAGTCAAAACCATCGGGGCGAACAAAATCGCCGTCAGGGTTGAAGACGGCAACCTCGGCGTTGGCGCACTCCAGAGTCCCCTTCGGCCCATCAAGAAACATGGTTGAGTCTGCGTTCAAGTCGCGGTTGGAGCAGTAGTTGAACGCTCCAAACTGTACGGAGATCATCCATCCGTTGGAGAAGGTCATCTGAAAACCCATGTTTCGGCATGAACGGAAGCATGGGTCTTTCGCAACGGTTTTGCCGGGATCGGTCAGCATGGCATCAAAGTTGGCGGGAATGAATGTCATGGGTGTTCTCCTTGTCCAATTAGTTTATTTACATGATGTAACTTCGACATCTCCTGACCTCCAACGCTTGCTTACCTTCATCCGGTGTCTAGTCCACCGCGACAAGAAGGTGCGGTACTTCTCCCTTATGATGTTCCTAAATGACGGAACAACATGGTGATCTTGGATGGAGAAAACGAATTCCCCATTGGGGATGAGTCTTTGAAGATCGTCCTGATAAATAAAGAAAGAATCAACGATCTCGTTGGGAGTCCACTCCGAATCCCTGAATTTCACCTCAATGTGAGTCCTATCTGGACTGTCCGTGTTTCCGAAAGAAAGACTTATATCTTGATAAGTAAAGTCCTTCATGTATTGGATCACGACAGGAATGTCGCGTGGATGGACATAGGCATCAAGGATACAGTTGCATATCGCAGCCGGAAATGGCTCCTTTAGCGCAGCAAAGATGGAACGGAGAAAGTTAGCCATATCTCCTCTATCGGCAGATTATTTGCTTTCGATAGTGCCTTCACGGAACATTGCACAGATCGTCTGTTCCAACTCCACTTGGCGTTTCGCAAGTGCCTTGATGCACCCTGCGTATTGCTTGGAATCGCCAATAATGTTCCACTTTCCTGACTCACCCTCAAGGGTAAAGTCAAGGCGGAAAGTCAGTTTGGGGTAGGCAGCGGCAAGTGCGTGAATGACAGGGACAGGCGGTGACCAAGCGGTATCGAAACTGTAGATAGTCATGGTCGCTGTTTCTTGGGGGCTGTTACCTTCAGAGTTACAGGCATTCCACTTAGTCCCCCAATGGGCACAGCACCATTCGTACCAGTTATCGAAACCATAGCGGCTCTTAAGTTCATCAAGACGCTTTGCATCATCTTCAGTAAGAGCGTTTTCAAGCCGCCACTTCAGAGTGTCCTCCGGCCATTCATTCTCCTTCGCCAAATGAATGATTTGCTCTCGCGTCATCGGACGGGGAGAAGTAGTGCCTTCCAGTTCCTCGGGCATTGGGATCACGAAGTTGAAGTCGAACACCGGAACGATTCGCTTCTCGTACTTGTTGCGGCACTCGTCTGGGTTTTCCTCCGCCCACTTGTTGATTAGAGGCTTGAACTTGCTGCGGATGAAAGCCTTGAGTTCGGATGCAAACAGATCGCGGTCGGCCTTCTTACCCTTGACCTTGAGAAGATTTCCAGTCCAGTTTGGCATTTATGCTCTCCTTGTACGATTAGTTTATTCAACGGATGAAACTTTCGTGCTCGTTCTCATGGCGGCGGCCCCGGCATCAGGGCATCCCTGATAGGATGAAGAACATACTGTGAAATGACATTTAGTATTGGTGTCTTTATGAAAATGTAAAGTAACACAAAGAATCCGCATAGAAACCAAAATGAAGCCATGATGGATTCTGAGTTTGGACTCAAAGCCCTGCGTATTTCGCTCTGTCTTTGCTTCTTCATACTATTATCCTGTTTGCCGGATGTAAAATGACCACCTGAGCATTTAGGCTACAGATGGTCGTAGTGTTTGCACTTATAACGAGAGTGCGACCCGTGAGATGAACTCAAGACTCGTGGGTTCTCAAAACGACATCAATCCCCGTTACGAATCCGTCCTCAAGGCGCACCGTGACGGCTCCTTCGCCGTCATTTGTGAAAGCATCCTTGTTCTTGTGATATCCTACGGCAGTCATAATGTCGGAAGTATCAAGACCGACAAGCGTACCGTCCGTATGGACTGCAACTGCTCCCGTCAGATTGCCGTCATCGTCATTCAGCAGGATGAGTTCCATTCCCGTTGTATTGTCGCCTTCTGCAAGCGCAACGGCAGCGGTCACTTCGCTGAGACTGAGGAAATCTTCGTAATTCGTGTTCATATTTCTAGTTTATTCCTGTGATGAAACTTTGAAACGCCCCCGACAGGGTTCGAACCTGTGACCTACGGTTTAGGAAACCGTCGCTCTATCCAACTGAACTACGAGGGCTTTCCAAACTATACGGCTCCATCACGGGAGCGGCAAGTTTTTCATGTGCTTCAGGACTGATTTAAGTTCCTGCTTTTCCTTTTCCTTGATGCCATCGCTCTCAATAATCTTTTCGATTCGGTGCGATAGATTGAAAGCCAAGACTTCCATGAAAGCCTTGCCTCCTTCCGTAAACGAAATGTCGTTCAGATAGCCCTTGTCGTCAAAATTGGCATTGACGATTCCCTCGGAAACAAGGGAGAGGACAAGAGACTTAAGTTCTTTGTCAACCACATCTTTCATGTCCTGCTTCATGGAGGAGACATGAGAGTTTATTTCTTTAGAAAATGCATCGCTCATTGCTTGTTTCCTGTGCAACTACTTTATTTCCGCGATGAAAAATCTTCGATCTTCTTCTGACAGACAATCACGGAATACTCTTCGTGTTCGTTATCGGGCGTTCCCCAACAGAAACCCCTGAGCGGAATGTCGTTGAACCAAGTGATTGTACGACCGCATCTTGGACAACGGTCAATCAGTTCCCCAAGGCTCTTTGATTTTCTTGAAGAATCGTCTTTCTTGCTCATTTTGCACAGTTAGTTCATTTGTCGATCACCACAGGTGCGGTGACCGGAGGTGCGCTTCTTCATCCAGTTTTCTATCTCTAGCGATGCATGACGGGCAGAAGTGGAAAGTCTCCCAAGATTCGTCCACATAACGGTAGGTGGCAGGACGCATCAATGATTCGGGAAACTTGCCGTCACAGCCGTCACAGGAACACTCAGGTTCGTTGTCAAAGGGGTTCTGCATCCGGTTCTCCTTGTCCTATTAGTTTATTTGCCCGATGAAAGATTGCCAATTATTGAGATGGCACTTACATACTTGGCATCATTGCGATGCTGAGGATGTAGCCACGCGGGATGGTCACTTCCTTCTGATCGTCTGTTGGTTCACTACCAAGAACCGCGACAACATTGTGGGCATCCTGAGACTTGATCCATATGGGAACAAGAAAAGCACCACGGTTTGCAAATGCAGGGATGAACTCATTAACACCGTCCTCAGAAATCTGAGCGAGGGCAAACTTGTACCCTCTTCCAATCATAATCCGTGCGCGTAGTTCAAATGACATTGTTAGTCCTCTTCTTCGTTTGCAAACATGATTTCCCAACCCTTGGGCGAGATGCCTGTCTTGATGAACTCACGATCCCCTGCGTTAAGGTAGTGGAAGATGTTCTGAATCAGACCCTCGCCGTTCTTGTAACGCTCAAGGTCGCCTGAATCCACCGTGACTGAGTAAGCCTCTCCGGTGATTCGGCAGTTTTCGGTGATGGTAACGGGGTTCTGCATCCGGTTCTCCTTGTCCGATTAGTTTATTTCCAGGATGAAAGATTTGCCCTGCTTGGATTTGAACCAAGAAAAGGAGATCCAAAGTCTCCCGTGATACCGTTTCACCACAAGGCAGTCATTATGTTTATCGGCAAAACCCCTCCACCGGATTTCTCCGGTGAAGGGGACTGAACTTGACAGACCATACAATGGCAGGGCATACCTAGACTCGCCATACCTAACCTTAGTTCGGTTTACCCAAGCACAGACAATGCTGCGTCATGGGCTTCGTTTGTCATCTTGAAGCCCGTTGCAAAACGGTTGCTCCAACCACGGATCAGGGGATTGGTCGATTCGTTCTTCACCTGATTCTCATGCTGAACCCACTTGGTCACGGAGTTCATCGCAAGCCAAAGGTTCGGCTCCTGACCAAGAACGCCGCGCTCGTTGTCAAGCGTCATGCTCCACTCTGCACGGACACGGGAAGCCTTGCGGTTTGCGCGTTCGATGGTTTCAACACGGGCTTCATACTGCTCCTCGTTCTCGTCTGCACGGCGAGGCGGGATGTTGGTCATCGGCATGATGGCATCATAGTACGAAGCGATCTCTGCATCGGTCATCTTCTTGGAGATCATTTGGTGCATCTCCTCATCAGCCTTGTCGAACGCGGCAAGGGTGATGCCGAGAATGCGCTTCGCCTCAGCGAGTCGGTTCCATGCACCCTTAGTGTGACGAATCTTGATGGCGCGAGGAGAACCCTTGACTTCGCGGAGCATGAGATTCAGAGTATTGGCGCAGACGATCCTGTTCATGTGCGCTCCCGCAACGAAGTGGCGCATACCACAGAAGTTGTTGGTGATACCGATGAATGGCTTGTTGACATCCTCACCGCTGCGGAACTCGCGGTCGATGCCGAGATCAACGAAAAAGTCCTCGCGGTTGTGAAGGCTTCCTGCGCTGACAACACGACCCGTCCCGTGAGCAACAACAAGATCGTTAGCAAGACCAAACATCTCGTCAAGGTTGATGATCTCGTAGGTGTCACCCACGACACCGTTGCTCTGCTTGTCATCGGTAGTGATGACAGCCTTGAAGCCTTCAACTTCCACGCCATCGGCGGTGAACATCGGAACCTTCTCGTAGGAGTATGGGAACTGCTCCTTGAGATCGGTCATGCTGATCGAATCCATCTGCTGACCCAACCCGTGCCAACCACGGTCACCAACGATGAGGACGCGATCACGATTCTTAATTCCATGTGCCATTGTTGTTCTGCTCCTAGATGATTGAGATTGCCCACTTGGGCAAGACTACTTTATTCAACGGATGCAACTTTGCCGTACCCACGAAAGCCTTCAAACCGGGTTTCCCCGGTAGAAGGCGAGAAGCATACCTCTTCTGACCTTACCGAACCTGACCGTATCATGCCCCAACAAGACTAAAGAAAGCCTCCAAACCGGGTTTCCCCGGTAGAAGGCGAGAAGCGGAACACATCGCATCACACCCTACCTAAACTAGCCCAATCTGAGGGCATCCGACCTAAAGAAAGCCTCCAAACCGGGTTTCCCCGGTAGAAGGCGAGAAGCAGACCACTCCTGAGCGCAACGAACCGTATCCTGCCAAAGCAGACCATAAGAAAGCCTCTCTACGCATTTCTGCGGAGAGAGGAGAGCATCACTTGTAAGACTCAATGGTGAACCGACCCATCGTTGGACGCAGTTCGCAAAGACCCTTGAGCCTACCGCCCGTTTGAACCCAACGGATAAGGTCTGCTTCATCAACAACGGACGGATCATACTCAACATTGAACTCGCACGACCAATCGTGGAAGATCGGGCGGGTTCGCGTCACCTTGCTGCCGTTTACATCAACGAGGCGGGAGTCGATGAAAATATCTTTGCCACGAAGGTCAGCAAGAGTCTTGATCTTGTTGTCTCCCTTGTAGCGCAGACGAGCCGATTGAGTAATGAACACTCCTGCCTTGAAAGACATCCCGCCTTTGAAAGCCTTTGCTCCCGCGAGAAGGGTCGCGTAAAGACACTCAGCGGGAATGATGGGATGCGAGTCCTCAGACCAAAGACCAGTATCCGCATCGCGGCTACTCATGTAAAGACCGCCTTCCCACTCAATCTTAGCCACCTCAATATGATCCTCTTCGGTCTTGCCGCGCTTCTTGGTGATCTCCTTCAGACGCTTGGTATACGAATAGAAGGGCGAAGCCAACAGACCGTTGTGCATCATCAACGGTGCGATTCCCTTGATGATGAAAGTCAAGGTGCGTGTTCCGGTATCAATAGGACTTGCAACAGGCATTATTTGTATCCTTGTGCGAATGCTCAACTTGTTGTGCCACTCGGTGCGGCACTATTACCCCATTAGTCTATTCTCGGGATGCAACTTTCACCTATGTAGTCTATGCACCTTGAATCATCTCTTCAGAGGTGGAACTATAGCCCAATAGACCAAATAGGCAAGCAAAATAATGCAGATTCCCCGGATTAGTTAAAATACCCGGCTATGAACCGGGTATCGTAGAAGCGTTCCCGGCTGGACTCGAACCAGCGACCTGCCGCTTAGAAGGCGGCTGCTCTATCCAACTGAGCCACGGGAACTTAAGATTGTCTAGTCAGCCAAAACTTGTTCTGTTTCAGCGGAAAGAGGCTTTGCTCCTCTTGCCATCCACTTCTCGGGCTGCATACCCGCAAACCAATCTTGAGGAGTAGGGATAAATCCCATGTCCTCAATAATGTGTTGCTCCGCAATGGTACGGACAGGCACGGGCTTTCCGTCAGAATCCCGCACAAGAACCTCACCGAAAACCTGTTGGCACAGGAAGATTCCGAAAGACGAATGAAGGATTGCCCGATGACGAACATCAGGGATAAGAGCCTTCGTCTGATCGAACCATTCGTGAATCTCAATGTAATCGCTCCAAGTGCCTCCGAAACGCTTGACACTTGACAGAGCGTGATGGTAAGGGTGACTCATGCCATTAGTTTATTCACCCGATGAAAAATCATACCTTATCTAAACAAGCCTCAACCAACCTAAACTGACCCTGTTGTGTCAAATAAGTTCGTCAGAGCGGTACTCATCGCTCGGTGTTTCATCTCTGACGAATTGCATCAACTTTGCGATGCAGTCATCGGGACTTAGTTGAATGTATTTCCATTGACCGCCTGAGTAAATTGGGCGATTGATGAAGTCCCTTACTTCGTAGTCGTATTTCAGTACCCTAAAAGAATCGTTTGACGGGTTGTAGAATATGTGGAGCATGACTGATTTATTGAAAACTCAGGATTGTCCAGTTGCCCATTTTCAAGCCACCATCTCTTGATTGCAAAGGCGTCTTTTTTTAGTTTGCATGAATAAACAATTTCGTATTGACTTCCCCACGACGAAGCATATCGGGAATCCACCTGATTGCTAATAAAAGGACACCTTTTTTCCGCAGAAAGCACAGATTCCACCGCGTCTACGGTGCAGCGAACTACCAAAATGTATGATCTGTTCTTTCTTGACATGACAATCCTTCAAACACATAGAACTAAGCATTTCTATATGAAAAGAAAAAATCCTTTGTAAAACTTGAGGAAATGCAAGAGATTTAAGACTCGGTGTTAGCCGTGCAAGTTCAAGGCTTGCCGTACTTCGCCTGAGTACCCTTAGACGCTTGTTCGGAACACCGACTCCGACATCGGTGTTACACATCTCCAAATGCCCTCAGTAGGGTTCGAACCTACGACCAACCGGTTAAAAGCCGGTTGCTCTACCAACTGAGCTATGAGGGCGTTTTTATGAGTGACTCTGACGGGATTCGAACCCGTGTAGCAGCCTTGAAAGGGCTGAGTCCTGAGCCAGACTAGACGACAGAGCCTTTTGCTCAATCAGTCATTTCTGTTTTCGACATTTAGGTGTGAATGTCCACCAAAAGGACAACATCTTGTGTCTCTTCAGTCTCGGCAGCATCACGAAGGTCGAAGCAGCGGTAGTCATATGGCGTAGCCATTGTACGACTGAACAACCCAAACCGGGAAGAAAGAATGCAATCTCTTATAAGTCTTGTCCTGTGGATGTGATTTGAAACCTCCTCTTGAAGCATTTTGGCTACCTCTTCATCTCCATTTGATTTTGTCTCTATGTCCACACCATCCATCCACCAAACTTTGTTTGACTGGATCGTTTCAACAATGTGTGCGTCCAAATAAGCAGCCAAATCCTTCTTGCATATTGGTGGAGGGTTTCCTACTGTCCCATCCTTCTTGTAAAGACCTAATTTCCAAATAAGTTCACCTTTGACAGTTTCGTGACTGAAATCAATTAGCCCGTTCCAAGTCTCCTCGGGACTAGACTTGATGAACTTTGAAATGATGGAATCACGACCCCTGTAATCTTCCTTGCCATCAAGCAAGTTGAAAGATTCGCCATCTTCAGAAATGATTCCGCAAATCTCGTACCAGTTGTTTTCATCCATGTGACTGGATGATGCATAGTCGTTTTCAAAGACTTTTGCTGCGTGTTCTGCCTTTCCCTTAAGAGAGAAACAACTTGGCACGGAGATCAGGAATGCATATGTTGCGTGCATGGCACTATTATTTTATTCCCGGGATGAAATATCCTTATACTGTGCATCTCGGTATGCCTTGTCCATGTCATTTGGCATAATTCTGCCCTTCGGGTCGGGCAGAATGATCCTCAGTACAGGCCGTTCACATTCCTCTGCCAAGACCAACCTGCACTTGTATCCGCCTGACAGAACATCGTCAAGAATCTCTCCATCGGAGAACTTGCGACCACTTTTCGTTCTTGCGGCAAGATCATGGAAAATAGAAGAAGCGATCTCAGGCTTGAGTGGAAGGGTGATCTGAAGATCAAATCCTCCGATCAGGTCAAGACCGTGAGTATGGCAATTGAATCCGCTCGGACTCTGCGGGTCATGGTCCGTAACATAGTGCATAAAGAACCCATATTCCATGAGTGCCTTTGCTTCCCATTCCGCCGCCTTGTCAGGCGCACTACAGTATGCACATTTGCAGTTTTCATGCTCGTCCATTGGGCATTATTCCTTTCAGGTTTAGTTTATTCACCCGATGCAATATCTCGCTTTTCAAAAGCGCGTTTGCCCATCCACAGTCTTTTGCTCAGTTCACGGGCCTCAACCGATGATGCGATAGCAGCAAGGGCTGCACCACGACTCGTAAGACTAGACCTGTCAGCCTGATTGATGGAGTTGCTATGAGCCGCAGTCTCCAAGCACACCCTCGCGTTATCTCGGATGTCTCGCATGGATTCGCGGTAACGCCTGTCGCTCTCGCGCAGCGTATCGACTGCACGAACAGGAACAAGACCCGAACCGCTGTTCTTGACGAAACAGGCGTGACCGAAATCTCTCTTGAAAGCCGTCTTGATATAACCACGACACTTCACACGAGCGATGCTCCAGCGGTCAGTTCCGATGCAATCAGTCGGAACTCCCGTAACGCGGGAGATGATCTCTGCGGTGATGATCTTGCCTTCAGCGATCTCTCCGGGTTCAAACCTGACTTTAGCGGGTCTGCCACGCGGACGAGAATCTAGGTCTTGACCAATCACTTCATGTGCTTTGGGATTGTCAACGGAGGAGGTATCCATGCCTCTATCTTATTCCCCGGATGAAAAATTGGAAGAGGATGTATCTCGCTTTCGGTGGGGCAGAACCGAATATCCGGTTGTCTCTCTATCTACTCCATATACATGGAGTGACATTCAAGAACAAGAACGAACAAACTGATTAAGTGTTCTTTCTCTGATCTGTTCGATTGCCGATTTTGTTTTATCGGTAAGGATACAATCGGTGCTGTTCATCAGAGTGTTGACGCTAACAGAAACCGAACGCCAAGCATATCTCCAAGCGTCAATGTTAAACTCAGGTTCAGGGCAGAGACTTTCATCCTCTGCCTCGTTGATACAAACCCTCACATACCGATTGCCGTAATAGTCTAAGGCAACGGTGACATATCCGCCTTTGAAGAAGAAATGCTCAATCAGTTTATCTCTGTTCTGATTCTTCATTAATTATTTCCTTCAGCCGAATAGTGCCTTCTTCTTTCTCGACACTTTCCCGAAGCCTCTGAAGGGCGATTTTTCTTCGCAACCAAAGAAGTTGTTGTGATTTTGGCGTTTGGAACATCGGGACCATGTAGATCACCGACTCACCATAGCAAGTCTCTTGATGCTCAATACTGGATGCGAAATCCAACTTTCATCTCCTTCCTCGGTATTTTCAAGAGCAATAGAAGGCGATACGGAAGATGCTAGATCGGGCTTGTTAGAACAAAATTTACTCAGTTCGGACTTTTTGATACTTGCAATCACAGCCTTGCCCTTGTCTCCCGAACGGAAAAAGGCGATTGAAGCAACCCTCTGACGGGTCAAGAAAAAAGGATGGTCGTGCGGAATGTTGTGAACTCCACCAAACTCGTCAGAGATAATCTTCATTCTTTTGATGTCCTTATCTTCGTTTGCACGAACAAGAGGACCACTATAGATCACACAAAAAGGATTGTCGCTGTCCTCGTCCTCAACTTCCTCAAGAATAAAGTTCGATGCGCTGATGAGTCCGTTTGAATCGACTCCGCTCGTATTCTTGGTGTTGCTGACCATGCCCCACCAAACTCCGTTCTCCGTGATGATGTTGACGCAATCATACATCTTATCGCGCTTGGAGTTCTTCGTGCAGTATGTGGTGAACTCAAACTTGTGGTAGGTTGCAGCGAATGTCCTACGGGCATCAAGTCTGTCAGTTGTCCTCATGTTTTCAAAGTCGGGAACAGACATAAGTCCACCTGAGAACAAGGGATGCTTACTATAAGGAATGAAACCGAATGTCACCACCTCGGTTGCATCATCGTTGGAGAAAACGATTTCCGTTTCAATCAATGATTCCTTGTCATTGATTTTTTTGTTGTTGATGACGCTCCACTTCTTCTTTTGCTTATTCATAGAAAACCTTCCTTTGCCATATTATTTAGTTCACGGGATGTAACTTTGTAGACGAAGGCAGGAGTGCCTTCGCCAACCCAAGCACCTGTCACATTGAACTCAAAATACTCAATTGCTTCTTCTTCGGTCATTCCATCACGGGCGACCATCTTCTGAATGCACTTATCTGCATCATAGGCTATGACCGTTGGTTGCCCGCATCTGCGGAAATAACCAATCACGCAATCCTCAAACCCGTCAGCAAACAGAGTCTTGCTCAACGACAATCTCCTTCATCAACTCATCATCAATGTCTATGAACTCTTTGACGCTTGATGCTCTGTCAACATAGAAAATAACCAAGCATCTGTTTGTCTCACCGAAAGATGTCTTGATCCTGTTTAGTTGAATTATTTGAGCGCGGAAGGCATGAGCCTTAGATTGGCGAACCCTATCAAGGTCAATGACTCTGCCATGTCCCTTGAGGACAGAACTCTTGCATACATCCTTGAACAATGTTTCGCTGATCTTGAGTCTCATTACATATCCGTGTGTTCGCCATCGAACTTGGAAATGTCGAACTTGATCTTCTCGTAGCCCCCTGTGTCGATCACCATTCGACCTTCAATCTTGCCGTAGTCATCAGACTCAACCAAGTGCGCCCGTGGGATCGCACGATGTCCTTCGTGCAGTTCGTCTATGACAGAATCATCCATAGGGACTGTGCTGATGATTGATGCGTACCCTTTTTGCGTGTTGAACTGCGACAGGAACATCATAATGTCGAAACGCTTGAGCGCGGGATGGTTCTCAGGGATAGCACCAATGCCACCAAACTCATCAACAGTTGACTTCACAAGACGATTGATTGTATCTCTATTGTCCGCAGCCTTGCCAAGACGAACGGCGAAAGTCTTGCGAAGCGCACAAGTCCACGCCTCTCCGTATGAGAAAGTGAAGATCGGCTTCGCATCGAAGTCCTCCTTGATCTTCTCAACGATGACCCCGACAGCCTCCATGAAAATGTCCTTGTCATCGCTGTCACGGAACTGCATCGGCTTGATGACCGCTAGGAACTTGTCAAAAACGATTGCCTGAACGAACTCAAACTGTTCGCCTTCATCTTTCTGACCCTTGATCTGATGGATGCAATCCTTCTTGATGTCATCAATAAGATCACATAAGTCAAAGTCATCTTCATTGCTGACCGCATCAGCAAGAGCCTTTGCCTTCTCTCCCCACTCAAGATTGTCGAAACCAATGATGCCGCACATTGCGGTAGGGGCGGGAGCGTTGATCGCATCGTTGATTACTTCGGCAGTATCCTTGTTGATGCCGTCAAAGTGAGAGTTGATGTTCTTGTCAATAGACATTTGTTATCCTTCTTTTTCGATTTCACGATTACACAGGCGGCAAGTAGCAACCCCCGCAGGGTTAATGTAGCCGCATCCGTCACACTTGCAAGCACCAACTGCAATCTTCCCGATTTTGACGATATCAGACTTGGGACGACCTTTCATAGCGTCACGAACTACGCTCTCCATGCCACCCCCAAGCGTAGCACAGAAGCCTCCGTTGATTTCCGTTTCACTCAAGCAAACTTGAGTTACTTGCTGACCAACATGAGCAAATGACAATCCAATCCTAGACAGAAAAGATAAAATATCAGTTTCCGTCATGTTTGTCGCTGATCCTTCAATAAAGTCATTCCAAGTATTTCCGCTATCTTCATCGCAAACGATGGAACGCTTTTCGCAAAAAGTCTTAAACTCCTCTTCGTGGTCTACGCTGATGAAGTCTCCAACTCCTTTGCTCCAATAGCGAAGGTTAATTTCATTCACGACTTTCTGAGCGACTTCAGAATCAGAAAAGATTCCAAAAGTATGATAGCCCTCAGTCGGATAGTGATATTCGTCATTGTATTCCCAAGCGTTCTCATTGACGAGCCACAGGGAAATGGACTGTGATTTTTCTTCGCTCATGGGTGTCATCCAAAGTTACTTTATTCATCTGATGCAACTTTGACTCGTCTTAGTCGATGAGATAGTAATAAAAGTCCCAAAACCACTTGGGCTGCATCCAAGTTGGCACGGTACTTATCCACCATTCCATGACCCTTTCCAACTGACGCAGATAAAGAGGAAAGTTGTCCATTTGGTCGAAATACCATTAATCTTTTTTAAGGAGGTAACTATGCAGGAGATTCTTAATAGTACGCTTGGTACGGTTTTCTACAGCGTTGTCGTGTTCGTTGCAGGAGCCTTGATTGGCGCACCCCTTTGGGCGTGGGTCAATAAGTTTTTCCCTTGGAACAAGAAGGTTTGATTAGTTATTTCATTCTTGTGGAGATTGGGGTGGGTTTCGACCCGCCCCTTTCTTTTTTTATGATACGGCTGACAGATGCATTCGGACACCACTATTTTATTTCCCGGATGTAAAATCCCCCACCCGTGAGGATGGGGGACTACCATGATTCCCATTTATACCGATTATTTGAATTACGGTAAGGTTGGGTCTGCCGATGTGGATTATGTTTATCGACATACGGTTAATTATCCTTCCAAGATTTTTGTATTTTTCACTTCTTCATTGACATCGCAATCTGACGGATGAAGCGAGACATGATCGGGAGTGACGAGGAAACATCTTCCAAGACCACGAAGTTGTCCTGACCATACATTTCATTGCCATGCCTGTTCTCGTATGCTTTGTCAATGCCGATGCCGTAGACCTCCACGCCAAGTTTTCTGCGACAGGCATCGGCAACCTTCTTCATGTGCTTACGGGCTGTCGATCCGCCATAGTTACTCCCTGCGGGTTGACCATCAGAGATGACGAACATGATCTTGCGATCATAGGTTCCATAGTCGCGGTAAAACGCATTGGCGGTGTGCTGAATCGCAAATCCATCGTGGTTTTCCATGCGACCCAACATTCCCATGCAGGATGAGAGATTCGGATTGCGAGGAGTGAAATACTCTCTGATGGTACAACCCGAAACATTCTCCTCTGCTGTGTGACCATAAACAGAAGTGGTAATCCCACCAACGCCACCCAATGCAGAGGCAAGAGTGATTGCGACATCACGCGCATTGCGAACTCTGTCGCCACCCATTGAACCACTCTCGTCAACGAGAAGGCACACGGCGATGCTCTTTTCAGAGATGGTTTCGCTGCGAAGCATGATCCTGTCATCATTCATCTTGATCTTGAACAGAGCGTTCTCGTCAATATCCCCTGAACGATGACCATACGAGGGCATCTTCATGGAGTTGTTGCGGAACGAAAGACCGTTGCGAATCGCACGAATGGCAGACGAGTGCTTCTTCAGTATGGAATCAAACTGACTCTTGTTGCCCTCTTTCGCAATCAAGAACTCATGTTGTCTTGAGAAATCATCATCGCCGTCCAACTGAATGTCAACTCTCTTGTCGGTATCGGATTCATCATCGCTCTCGCCCTCTTGATTGGCGAGACTTTCATCGGTATTGTTTGTCACGCGATCACCAAGAAGAGAACTATCCAATACCTTCGGGGTATGATCCTTACTCTTGCTTCCCTTCTTCTTTGCTTCTGCTCTCCTCTTGCGACATTCCGCACAGTTGCAACCATCATCGTCATCCTTGCTATCGACCCCACTTTCGCTGCTGTCCTCTTCCTTCGGAGGACTAGGGAGCATAGACGCGATCTTCGATGACAGAGAGAACGCGGTACGGAAACGATCCTTCGACTTGATCTCCTCGCTTAGGATTTCTGCTGCGGCATCAACACAGGAGTCATAGCAGTCGGGAATCCTGATGCGGTCACTTGGGTTCAAGAGATTCCAAGAGATAGCCAATACCGCAGCATCAATGTTTGGATTTTCAGAAGAGGCATCAATGAACTTCTGAATGTCATCCTTTGTCGCAGAGGAGCGTTCCGAATCCTTGCAGATATAGGGAGCAAACCCAACCCAATCCCCAATCACCTTGTGACGGGCGATGGAGGTTTCGATTGCTTCCCAAATCTTCACAGCACCACGATGAATATGGCTTTTTGCCGACATATCACGGGCAACTTGAGCAGCACGGTACGAATCTTCATCGACCGTATCGCGCATGGCTGATGCGAGGTAGACCTTGCCCGTCATGGCATCAACAGTCTCTTCTTCGACACATCCTTCTTGGTTGGTGAGGTTGTCGGGAGACAGGTAGACAACACCTGTCGTGTCATTGCAATTCTCGCCATTCGACCACTTTACCTTGAGGACACCATCATCGTTATCACCGATGATGTTCGCGCTGTTCTGCAACTGATTGAGTAGATTCTGAAAGACCCGCTTCGGATCATCCTTTTGATAACCGTACCATCCCGAATAGCCGCAGTCATCGTAGCCACCGAGTTTGCTCATCCAACCACGGGAACCACTCTCGCGGCTATACGAGTAATCACGGTAATCGTAGTCGTAGCGGTCAAACCACCAACCGCTTTCGGATTGACCTTCTTTGTCGTTTCTCTTGCTCATGGGAAGTCTCCTTGTGCGACTACTTTATTCAGCGGATGTAACTTTCACTCGCCCTTGATCTTGCTCTTGGCGGCGTCCTCGCCGCTGCCGAACTTGCCTTGAATCAACTGAAGCACGGAGGCTCGTTCGCTGTTCGTCCCACCTTCGGCAGAGAACAGATTGGTCATGGTGAACTGAAGTGAATCAGAGCCGTCAATAACGAAGTCCTCCGCGACAGCGATCAACTGACGGGTTGAGAAAGCCATAGAGAAGGACGATCCAACACCCATGCTCTTCTTGCGAATCTGATTGGCAATGTCCACCAACTTAGTAGCGTCAGACTTGCTGATGCCCGTGCGCTTGCAGAGCAGTTCGATCTCCTTTGCCTTCACAAGATACTGAACCTCAACGATGCGAGAGAAGCGGTCGCGCAGAGCGATGTCGGTCGCGCTTGTACCCGTGTAACCCGCGCCCTCGTTCATGGTAGCAAAGATCACAGTCTCGTTGCCGACACGGATGCAGTCTCCCTTTTCCTCAAGGTAGGTAAATCCACGACCGTCAAGCAGCGGGATAAGAGTGTTGAGGACAGAGGGATGAACACGGTTGATTTCGTCAAGCAGGATGACATGACCACCCGTGCTGATTGCACGGTCGAACTGAGATTCGTGCCACACAATCTCTCCGTTCACGATTGTCTTGTATCCGAACCAATCACGCGGCTCCTTGAGATTCGCGCAGTCCATGATGAGCATGGGTCTGTTCGCACGGGCTGCGTACTGCATTGCCATCTCAGTCTTGCCTGCGCCATGTGCGCCTTGCAGAAGAACCTTCTGTGTCTTGTTCTTAGACAGGATGTTCAGTCGGTTGAAAAGACTCTCAACCTCTGCGGTGATGAAGTAGGTGTCATTGACCGGGGGAACGAAAACGCCGTTGAACTTGTTGATTGCAGCAGTAATGGGTGACATGGTGATTTCTCCTTAGTGACGCTAGTTTATTTCTTCGATGAAAGTTCTGACTGTCCCGAAAAAGACAAGTCCCGCCCACACGGGCAGGACTATTTTATTCACCGGATGAAAGTTTCTCAGATTCGTTCGCGTAACCTGAGCAATGCCAACTCTTTATGCTTCGCCTCAAGCATACAGTCGAACTCCATTCCGACATCGGGAAGGTCTTTCCATCCATCAACGAAGTCATGGTGGGCTTGAGGATACTCTTCGTCACGCGGGTCCGAATAATGAATCTTCGGAACCCTTCCACTCTTCCAAGTAATCAAGGAAGTCATAAGCGCATCCTCCACGGACAGAGTTCCGGGGTTGAGCCTGTGATGATGAATGTCCATCACGATTGGCAGATTAATTCTTTTACAGATGAGGTCGTTGATTTTGTCAACGGTCCACATATTCTTCTTGTCATCGTTTTCGATGGTAAGGCGAGATTTTACCCGATCAGACAATTTGTTCCAGTTGGCGATGAACCTGTCTGCGGTCCCATTGAAATCTCCACCGTATGAGCCACCAACATGGATGTTGATGACGAACTCATCGTGACCGAGCAGATCGCCCATGAGCGAGTGCATATTGAGAGAGTCGATTGACTTTTGGACAATCGCTTCATCAGTAGATGCAAGACAGGTGTACGGACCCGGATGAGAACTGAGTCTCATCCCTGCTGAGTGCGCCACTTCTCCTGCCCTTGCGATGATCGCCTTGATGTCTGATGCGTGTGCAAGATCGTCAATTCCGTACTTCAGTTCCGGGTGATCCATGAATGGAAACACATTGCTGCCTACCCGGAAGAAGTGGATTCCGTGATCCTTGTTCCAATGGACGATCTTGAGCAAGTCCTTCACATTTTGAAGGATCAGTTCATCTACTCTTCGGATGCTGAAATTGGCAAGCCTGAGAGTGCGGTCTGTGAAAACCCTCTTGCTCTTGGGTTTGACCAACTCACTCAATGTCATGTTCTGACAGGCATACCCGAAATGACGAATCACTTTATTACCACCTGTATCCTTGATTCATCTCGCGCAGGAGCCTCATGTGTTCCGCGCCGATGGTTCCGAAGTAGGGAGTAAAAGGGATTCCGGTGGCCTGTGACCACAGGGCTGCATCGGTTTGAGGACTGATGCCTGAATCCTGATTGATGGTGACGGATTCGCCTACCTGTCCCCTGTCCTGTTCATGGTACTCAACCATCGGCACAGAAGAAGATGCCGTTTGCACGAATTGCGGTGGCAGACCTCCGCACCCGTTAAGGTGATACGGGCTGCCGTTGGCCACGAACTCATCGAACGAATCAAACACTTCGTAGCAGGTTCGGTTCATGTCCGGTGGCGCAGGTCTGCTGTTGATCCTGTTGTTCTTGTGAAGTTCCCAAGCCATTCGTTCTTGTTGATTGGTCATTCTTGAGTCTCCGCCATTAGTTTATTCCCCGGATGTAAAAACGCCCACCCGAAGGTGAGCGTTCTCCCAGATTCCCTCACTCCGCCCTCAGGCCACCTCAGCGGGTTGGCTGTTACTGGCGATGGCAACAGCCGGAGCAGACACCGGGCGGTCCTGCGCTCCGTTGATGATCGGCTCAATAGACGCGATGATCTCTCTTGCTTCTGCATCTCCGTTCTTTGCGCGGGACGAGAGAATCGAGACTGACCATACGATACTCTTGATGAGTCCCTGATTGGTCAGTCCAAAAGGACCGGATGGGTTAGTCCAGCCGCCATTGTTCACGGCTTTGGAATAAGCACCGTTTGCTGCGGGAGAAGAATTAATCGTGCCAGCGAAAGCGTCAATGTAACGGGATGCGCTCTCTTCGTCACGGATGCTGATTGATTTAAGGCCATTATGAGAATTGCGAGATGTTCTTGCCATTTCTGTTTCCTTTATTAGCGAGATTCTTAAATATCAACGAGTGGGAGATACTGGATTCGAACCAGTGGTATTTCGATTATGAGTCGAAGGCTTTAGGCCGCTAAGCTAATCTCCCTTCAACCTTCAAGCAAGACAAACATACGGTTGGGGATTACATTTGGACAAAAAAGACCACACCTTTCGGTGCGGTCCTTTTAATTGACTGAGCAAGTTTCTCAGTCGTTTCCGTGGTTCGCGTTGTAGAACCTTCGTCTGCGCTCCCGGTGGAAGTCGCTGAAGTCCATGTTGTTCTGCAACTTTTCGGCAAGCCCAACGAGTTCCTCGTTGCAACCGTCTTCAACGACATTGCCACGATCATCGCAGCAAGTGTCCTTGATCAAAGCGATCAGTTCCTTCGCCATTTCCTGGTTCACGCACATGAAGATGCTACCCGCAGCGAATGGTGCTTGGGGGAAGATGAAACTCTTCGGACGCGGAACTCTTGATGACGAAACTCTGCTTTCAATCTCGGAGAAAGTGGGGCTCAGTCTCATGCTAACGGCGTGTTCACTCATACTCATTGTTAACAACTCCTAAAAACGGGACTTAAAATTGCTTCCTTGCAAGACTTGAATGGCACTAGCCCATCCATACGGTATCAACTGGTCCTGACTTTGCTCTTACGCTTGGCTTGACCTGATGGTTCACGCTCTTGCGTAAAGGTATGTCATACTTGGACTTCGCCTTATTGTAGCCTGTGGATTCGCCTAAGGCAAATCCGTCTTTCTTGCCTTGCTTGAAGCCTATCCAATAACCAAACGATCCTACTCCTATAGAAAAAACAACCGACCAAAACATAGTGTCTCCTTTCCCTTGATTTGAGAACAATCACTCCGACTTTAGGATTGACTGATTACTCAAAATCAGGGAGCCATCCTTTATTTGAAAATTGAGGTTGTCTCCATCGCTCCAACCCAATTGATTAACTAATTCATCAGGCAGAGGGATGAATACTTCATCCTCTTGCTGCTGAACCATTGCTATCCAAGTTTTTGACTGATTGGTCATTAGTGAGACTGGTGGGACTTGAACCCACAAGACTTTTGAGGTCGGCAGATTTTAAGTCTGCTGCGTATGCCGATTCCGCCACAGTCCCGCATTAAAGATTACGAACACAAAGTCTGTATCGGTAAAAGGTGGTTAATAAAAAAGCGGTAGAGGGACTTTGCAGTCAACCTCTACCGCCTTCCGGGGGCTTGGTGTTCCCTTTAGAGGGTGGGGACAGGAGAGTATACGGCTCTGCTCTCCTGTCCGTCACCCACTATTTGGGATTTTTACGCGGCAACTTCCGAGGACTCCTCAGCGTTATCAGCCGCTTCGACCACCACGGTAGCGGTGGAACCCTTCGCGGTGACCTTCGCCACGCCACGCTCCGAACGGTCAATCATGCCGTCCTTAGCGAGTGCGCTGAGAGCGTGTTGGATCATCACATTGATGGTCTTGGCAGACACATCGTAACCCGCGCTCTTGAGGTGGCTGATGATATCGCTGACATCCACGCGACCGCCGTTGTTGCGGATCACGGTCAGGACGGCATCACGGAGCGAGTGCTTGCCCTTCGACGGGCGACCGCGACCGCGACCTGTTGCCGGAGCAGCGGTAGCCGAAGCCCGCTTCTTCTTCATCGGGGGGCGACCAACCTTTCCTGCCTTCTTCTTGGCAGGGCGACCGCGCTTGACCGCAGCGGGGCGACCGGGCTTGCGACCGGGCTTTCGACCCGGCTTGCGACCGGGCTTGCGACCGGGCTTGCCTTTAGGAGCCTCTTCCTCGTTGCCGAGCATCGTGTCGATCTCGCTGAGTTGGCTCGTCAGTTCCCTGCGCCGCTTGTTGATGGCAGAGATGAACGACTTGTTCGACAGAGCGAACTTGCGGATGGTTTCGACCGAGAAATCGGTCACGGTGGGAGTAGCAGTTCTAGCCATTGTGTTGAATCTCCGGGGTAAGGATCTGTTAGGAACGCCTAACTTCAATTTAGGATAGCCATTTGCCAAGAATAGTCAAACGCTTTCCTGTTTATATTACTTTATTTCTGCGATGTAATTTTTGTTGTTATCAGGACTCAAGAAGTTCCATTTCGGCAAGACGGGATTCCGTGACGAACCCGCCAAACCCGTCCCCATGCATGGCAATGCGGAGGGCGTTGCTTTCTGCTTCCTGACGCTTCTGAAGCGGGTGAAGCGTCTTTGCAGAGTCCGTCAGGACATTGAGCATATCGTACTCCGTTCTGATGTCACGCTCCGTCAGGAACATCGTTGCGCTCTCAAGATGGGAGTTGGTGATCGCCTTCCCGTTGAACAGGCTCTTAAGAACGATGAGCGGGTGGTGGTTGATTCTCTTTTCAACCATTCGCTCAAAGTGACGCTTGCACTCGTTTGAGAAGTCTCCCGCAGCGTCAATCGCACCGTTCATCTTGGAGAAGAATGTGTCGGGGTTGCTGCGCTGATTCCACTTGGCGGTTCCCGCAGAGAAGTCACGGCGCAACGCACCGTTCTCGCAGATCACGCGGTAGATGCCGAGCGAGAGTTCCGTAGTGCTGAATCCATACGGGCTGTGGATCAGCGAGATCATGGGATACATCTTCACATGGTTGTCGTTGCCCATGATCGTGTTGCCGAACACGAATCGGTACACGCTGTTGCGACCGCCTTCGGTCACGACTTGCACACCGAGGATGCTGTCGCCGTACTGAGCGTTCAGTCTTTCCGCGACTCCACGGACGATGGTGCTTTCACCGACATTCAGTTGCCAGTTTCCTCCAACGAAACTCTCAACCCTTCGGCTGATTCCATCGCGGAGGCAGTCGGTACGGGCGTAGCAGCCCCGCTCGTTGTGCCTCATTGCTGACGAAAAGTCGGAGCAGAACTTCCGCTGCCAATCAGAGAAGTTCTCGCGGAAATACTGCGGAGTTGTCTTGAGCATCCTGCAAGCGGATGAGATCGCGGAGTCAGACAGTTCAATGTCCCTGTCGTTGAAGGTCATCAGGAACTTGTCCTTCTCTCCCTGCTCCTTGTCTCCGATCTCGTAGCGCAAGTCCACATCCTTAGGGTCAAGGATCATAAAGTCCTCGCGGTCACGGTCACGCTTCTCCAACTTGGAGATGAGTTCATCGACCTTGACCATTGATGCAAGCGGCATTCGGGCGATTGTCTTGGTAGTCATCGGGTTCTCCTTGTGTCACGATTAGCCTATTCACGGGATGAAAGATTCCCTCCCGACATGGCGAAAGAAAACCATGCCGGGAGGGTTTGCGGTGTCTGTCTCAGCGACCATTCACGCTCTTGCGCGGCGAGGTCTTGCCCTCATCGCTCCGCTTGGTGATCGCCTTTCCTCCCGTGCCGACCGGGATGCGCTCAGGCTCCGAACGGGCAACGGGGACTTCAACAGTCTCCCAAGTGACGGTCCCGCTGACGGACGGCGGATAAGTCACCTCTTCGGGGAGCGAACGGTCCATGCCTTCGATTGTCTCGCGCACGGCGGGATCAACCGATGTGAGGATGGTCTTGGTGTCGAAGCCATCACGCCGAGCGGACTCAGCGGTGAACTTGATGCGGATGCGGTCCTTGACCGACTGAGGAACGGCTGCATCGCTGAGGAGTTCGATGAGAGCCGCCTTGTAGTTGTCCTTCGCCTTGACCGCGCAGACGCGGGGCTTCTGCGTCTTGAGCGTCCCACGGATGCGGATGTTGGCATCGAAGTGGTACTGCTGATTCGGCTCAAACGAACGCTTGCAAGCGGCGATGATTGCCTTGTCAGCCTCGCCTGAACCAAAGCAGGAGGAGATGGCTGCGGCGAGGATCGCCTGATCCTTCGTGACCGAGCAATCGTATTCCCCGGTGGACTCGTTGTAGACAGCGGACGGACGAACAATGGGATTAAACATTACTGTATCCTTACTTGTTATTGACCAATCCTGACTCTCAACGCTGAGAGTTCTTGTTGGTCACTCCATTAGTGTATTCCCCTGATGTAATTTTGGGGAAAGAAGTTTGAGACTTTTCAAACGATTAATTATTTTTCCGCCAAACTCAACCCTTCGCTGACGCAGCGGACTCCGAACCCGTGGTGTTCAAACCGGGCAGAGATACCTGAACGACCCCAACGGTTCTTCGTGACATGGAGAGAGAACTGGTTTGGAAGAAAGGCAGTTTTCGCCGTAAATACCTGATCCACAAGGTGTTCCACGCTTCGGCTACCCGCAACTTCACCCTGCTTGTTCAACTGACCGATGAAGCAGACATGGAAACCGCGCTCCATTGCAGCACACTTGTAGGCAGCAATACATCGCTCAATGCCTGATCTGTTCTTTGCCTCTGCAAGCATCTGAATCGAATCAACGACAACAAGGTCGGGACAAAGTTTTTGCTCCGTAATCCAGTCCAACTGATCCTTCAACCTGTGTAGATCGCCGCAGATGAAGCGACTGCCTTCCTTGATTACGCGGCTAGACATGACTTTGAACTGGCTTAGGGCAAACTCGTTCTGAAAGTAGACAGCCGTGGACTTCTTTTTGGCTATGGGTTCCGTCATGGAGCCACAGACGGCAACCATGAGTCGGGTCTTTCCGACACCCGGACTTCCCGCGATAAGGCTCACCTGACCACGCGGAAATCCCCAACGCTTGAACTCATCGGAATAACCAAACAATTCGTCAATTTGGCTTATTCCACAGGCAATCCGGTCAACTGGTTGAGCCTTGATATTGTCAAAACCAACCATTTCGCCTTTGCCGACAATGCCATCAATCATGTCACTCTCCTGAGTTTCAAACTTGAACTTGCTTTTTGTTACACGGATAAGATTCCTGAGATTCTTCATCTTATCAGGATCGGAAACGGTCGGATCGGTGGCAACGAGAGCAGCCACAATCCGTTCCTCGTCCCAACCGAACAGTTGGACAAAGAACTCAACCTGTCTGCCGAGAGAAACCTTGCCGACAATTCCCTCCACAGTCCCCTTTGTACGAGCCATAATTATTTTTCTCCTCTGAATCAGAAATGTGGCGAACCCTACTAGCGTATTCTCACGATGAAACTTTTGCCCCGGTCTTAAACAACTCACCAAAGTGTCGTAATATACCACAGCGCACCCCTCTGTCAAGTGGTGCGTGCTTCGATCCGCCGATGTAATTTTCAGAACCGCTTCCCGGAAACTTTCATCCGATTAATTTTTGCTATCACAGTCGCAGTCACGGATTTCGCGGATTGTTGTCCATCTTCCCGAATTCTGCAGATCTGATGTCAGTTCCACCGTCGCCAGCACTGTGTTCTTGCGGTACGGGGTGACCAGGTCATTCCGGGGGATGACGACCTTCCCCTGGACGTGTGAAGCCAAGCGGATATGGATATCCCCACCAATGCTCAATATATCCACAGAATGTCCTATCTGTGCCAGTTTGAGGCCATAGGGATGCATGCCGGAGAGTCTCTGGAGCTCCCGACCGATGTCGATCATGTTCTTCGGGTTCTCTGATCCAGCTCTTCTCTTCCTATAGGAGTCAAGAACCGTACCCCCTTTAAGTTCCGTCAGGGCAGCGATATCGATGAATTTTTCGCAAACATTCTCTGTCCTGTGTGGAGTGTCCTTGCCAAGTTCCCAGAGTGCGCCTACGAAGCAGGAACGTATGCCTTTGCGGTACGGTGCTACCCATACGCCGTCTGACCAAGCTCTACTCACACACGAGAGCTCACATGAGCTGAGATGGTGTTTCCTCAGTTTAAGAAGTTCAGTGCTTCCTGATTTTGAGCGATCCGTCATTTTCCTGACGTGTGAATAATTTTCTTTTACTAAACTTGTCATTTTTTGATTCTCTTAATTTGGACGAGAAAAGGGTACGTTTTTAACAAATCCATTCGTTATTTTTTTAAAGCCTATGCGTCCTTTTCCTCGGGTTGAACCTGTCTACCTTTCCACATTTGTGAAAAACTTCCTCCATATTTCGGGGGTGGAACGTAGCGATTTTTCAATTATTGAGCACACCCACAATCGAATGGAGCAAACAGATCCTGCCATTCGGGGGACAATGTTGCTGATTAATAAAGTCTATGCACTGTACGGAGAGGTAACGGATATGGGTACCCTAAAAACGGAACACGTGAGCTCCGTCGCATCACTTGTTCAGGCCTCTGTGGACGCCCGTTCTGGATCTGACTGGGAGATTCGTAGAACCAAGACGCCCCCTCTGCGTGTACCTGCAGACCCCATACCTACTGGTTGTCTGTCTAGGGAAAGTGGTGAGGCCTTTATAATAAAGGCAATTGAGCACATACGGGCTCTCGAGTCAGCTCGAGCCCTCCAGCAGGCGGAGTTTGCTTGGTTGCTTCCTTTCCGTTTTGCATTCAGTGCGCCCTACCTAAGCAGAAATTTTGAGACTGGGATAATGATCTTCCTGCTATTGCGCATGCATTGGGGGCTGCCATTCCACCTGTATGGATGGACACGTGGGGAGATCTGGAATACTCGTAATATGTATTCAAAGTACTGGCTACACCATGGATTGTGGCAGAACCCTGACTTTTACCCACCCTTGACCCAAAGAGAAGAGACCCTAATAGGCACGTCTCTCTAGTCCGCCCCTTCTCGGTGCCCCGAGTCGGGACTGTCCGAGCTCCGGGAATATTCCGCACAGATCTCTTCTGCCCGCTTCAGCTCTCTGCGCAACCCGTCTTCGCCACGGAAACCAACTAATCGGGCAATCGTCTCTCCTGCCCAAAAAATCATGACCGTGGGCAGCGCCTGCACCCCCAGCTCACGACAGATCTCTCCTGCCTTGTCTGTGTCTACCTTCACGATCTCCACGCGGTCACTCCACTCACCTGCTAACCGGTCAACGACCGGTGACATGAGACGACAAGGTCCGCACCATTGGGCGTAAAAATCGACCATGACTGGCTTTGGGTTCTCTAGAACAACCTCTCTGAACTGGCTTCCGTCTATCTCTCTTGCTTTGCTATCCATGCTTGGACTCCTTTTTTAAATTATTCGGGCAAAAATAGAACCTAGAGAATTCTTTCGTCAAAGCGGGACATTTCTTTTACCAAAAAAATTATGCAAAATAAAATTACCCAACCGAGACCCTCCGTTCGTACCGTGACTCCGCCACCAAGTGGTGCCAGAGTCACCAATCATCAGATTCGAAAAGAATGGCTCCTTTTAATTACAACCTTCCCTACGGAGAGCTGAACATGCGGGAGACACCGCATCTGTACAGAGTCGGAAGAGGAGAGCAGGGGGTTCTTTTAGTTCAACCCTACAAGTCAGAGATCTTGCCTCACTGGAGATTCCGGGCTCCTGCCGAAGCTCAGCTCAGTGCGTCCAGCATCCTGTCTCTCTACTGCAGATACTCACTGGACGGAGACTTCCCTGGTGCCGACATGGCCAGAAAGTTTATCCAGATGGGCTTTACCCGAGCACGCAGGTACGCAAACCATCCTGATGGCAAAAAATATGACCGTAGGGACGGTTCAGTGCGTCCCGCTTCACCCGAAGCGCTGCTGGGCCCCAAGGCCCTCAGTGCCTCCATATTCAGATCTCATCTTTCAAAAATCATCGAAAATGAGCACTACAAGGGTGCGCGTCAGGGCTGGAGACAATATGAAAAATGCATTAGCCGTCTTGATCCTTCCTGTATCCCTCCTGTTCCAGACAGCCTGCGCGACTGTATCCGACTCTCAGGCAGAACGATCCTCCGTTCAGGGCTCTCCGGAGAGCCGAATGGAAACCTGGTTCAGATTCCACTCTACGCTCCTGGATGAGATGCGTAAGTGCCCTAATTACAAAGAGTTAACTCTTAAAGACGATTGGGCACGCAGTGTACGCCTAGGGATCAGACGAGACATCTACGAATGGGATTTCTCGCCTCACGAGAGAGACGAACTTCTCAGGAGACTCCGCATCGCCCAAGGGGAAGGGACCCTTGCCTACGTAGACACCTTCATCCCCCTGCGCAGTGCTGCGGAGGATCAACTTCTCTACATCAAATCCACTATCAATTCAATTGATCGGTCAATGGATCTCTGGGATGAACCCGAAACCATCCACCTGAAGATCGAACAGACAGGAATCTGTGCGAATGAAGCGATTGCCATGATCTACGAAGCTCAGGGCCTGGGACTACAGGACCAGTTTAGTGCGTGCATGACCGCAGCATCCGATGCTTCAAAACGAGCCGTGACCCTCCTCTCTCAAGGACCCGAAATCCGCCAACAACTCCGACGCAACCGCTAACACTAGAAAATAATCATTATGAAAACTTTCATGTCTTCACAAAAATTCATCGATATCGGAAACAGTGCCCTCGCCGTAGACACAGATCTGCCCGAAGCAGAATCACTTCTTGAACTCCTGGAAACCGAACTCGACAACGCCATTCGGGAAATCCCACCGCTCCACCCAGACGCCATTGACGACTACCTGTACGCAACATGGGCCCTCCACATCTCCTGGTCAGCTCTCCGGAACAAAGACTGGACCTACCTCAAAAATACAAGAAAAAAGGCCGTAAATAATATTTCGGGGCAGGAAAAATATCCCAAAACCAAATAATAAACCCCCATAGAACATTCCAGAGAGTCCAGAACTCTCCGGTTTCCAAACCCTCTGCCGCAGACCCCTTCTGCGTGCAGAGGGACTTTTTTTAATCACAGAAACAAAAATAATACCAGAAGGAACAAAAATAAAAAACCGAAAATATTACACCTGAACTCTATAGGGAAAAAGAAAATGGCCGAGAACAGTATATCTCTGACACATCTGGATAACAAAAACTCAGGATACACACCCTCCAGAGCCAGAACTCCAGAACCCTGTACAGAGACACTGGTTAGGGGGCTTCTCCAGCCACTCCAAATTATTAATAACTCATAATACACATTTTTTAAGGTAAGGTTTGCTTAAGAGTGCGGAGAAGCCCCTTTATACCAGAGCGTACACCAAAAAGGATTATATCCAGCTCTGTCGATAATAACCCTCATACACTTTACAGGCCCCACAGGGGCAAGGAGATTCATATAATGAATAGTTACACAATTTCAGCAACCCTCGTAGCTGCACTCTCAACAGCCGCCATCGCAGGGGACGGCTGCTGCCCACCCGCCATCGCAGGGGACGAAACACCAGCAACACCAGCATGCGACGCCCTCAGCCTCGCAAAGTTCTCGTTCTCCGAAGAAATCAACTTCTTCAACCTGCAGAACACTAACGTCACACAGTTCCTGTCCACAATAGACTGGCAAACACCAATACAAGACCTCAGTGCCAGCCTCACACTCCCCGTCTATACGGACGGATCCACAGGCACAGGCATGCTTGATCTCGGACTCTCCTGGGTCGCACTACACAAGCCAGTATCCTTCGTAGATACCCTCTCTCTCGCACTTGACCTCAAACTACCCACAGACTCCGCAGGATTCGGTGGAAACGGCGTTAACCCCGTCCTCGGTGCCTGGATGGACGGCAGTACACCCGTCGAAGCACTACACTGGAACGCAGGAATGAACTGGGAGTTCAATACCAATGGAGACTATATCCCAGTCTTCGGTGGCTTCACCACAGAAGATATCGCCAACGTAAAGGGTGGACTCGCCTACAACCTCTCGAAAACTATCGAAGTCGGAGCCAACTATAACTTCTGGTACCTCGACAACGGCAGCAACGTCAACACAATAGGACCAGCACTCCAGTGGACACCATGCAGCAACGCATCACTCGGGTTCAATTGCGATATCCCATTCAGTAACAATAATGCACCCGAACTCGAACTCATCGTCGGATTCAGTGCCCAACTAAAGTTCTAAAAAACTCCCCACAAAGGGGCTTGCGTACACGCCAGGGTACGCTTGATTTCCAAAAGAACCCGTCCTCAAAAAAGGGCGGGTTCTTTTTTGGCATGCAGAACAGCACGCCCAATTAGCATGTTACAAAATTAATAACTCAGTGCCAGCATCGGCATGTTATAAAAACAGCAGTGTCGAAGAGTGTAGAAAAGTGTCGCAATGTGGGGCAAAGTGGGGATTATTTAGGAATCAGGAAAACAAAATAATTTACTAATGGAGACGCAGTGCGTAGAAAAGTGTCGCAATGTGGGGCAAAGTGGGGATTATTTAGGAATCAGGAAAACAAAATAATTTACTAATGGAGACGCAGTGCGTAACTCCCTAGCGATGGACTAGAGGCTCCTAGCGATGGAGGAGAGGGGAACCGATACATTCCCCTAGCGATGGAGGATAGTCCCCTAGCGATGGAGGAGAGGCTCCTAGCGATGGAGGAGAGGGGAACCGATACATTCCCCTAGCGATGGAGGAGAGGCTTCCTAGCGATGTATTAGAGGGTTTTCAGAGCGGATCTTAATTTATCTTCGGCTTCACACGCTCTCTGTATTAGGAGGATTTGCTAAGCAGAAGCTAGTAATAGGATGCATGTACGAATATAAAATTGCGTCTATAGAAAAAGTTGTGGATGGAGACACCGTTGACTGCACCCTAGATCTGGGATTTGGCATATTTTGTAAGCAGAGAATCAGGCTATACGGGATTGACGCTCCTGAAACTCACACAAAAAATCTGAAAGAAAAGTCCATGGGCAAAGAATCCAAAGAATTTCTGGAATCTTGGCTCCAAAAGAACAAAAACAACTTGGTCATCAATACATTCAAGGACGACAAATATGGCAGACTGCTTGGGGTCATAAGGGAATCGGACGGAGAGGCAATTAATGACATAATGGTGAAGCTTGGCTATGCATGGTCATATGACAGCGGAACCAAAGTCAAAGACCTGTCTGATTTGGAGGAGTTGCGCAAGTCTTCAGGATCTTGAGTTGGTGGCTCTGCGTTCGGACTCCCATTGTGCTTGTGACTGAATTCCTGCGTGTGGGTCCTTGAGTAGGTATTTTAGGTGTAGAGCGGATATTTCCGTCCCGAAATCGTGTATTCCTGTCCATCGTACATACGGGTTTGGGTGGAATGCGGTGAGTACAAGCAGTCTGCCGAATCGTGGTCCGTCACCCTTTGCGGATCTTAATTTATCTTCGGCTTCGGTTCCCTGTATTTGGAGGATTTCGGATATTCTTTGTGTTCCGGTCTCCTGCTCTTTGCGGATCTCTTCGTGTATTTTTTGTGCGAGTTCGGAGAGGCTATCTGGGATTTCGTCACCTTCGGGAAAAAGCTTAGTTTCTGCGGCTGCTTCAGCGGGGTTTACGGGACCGTACTCCTCTAGTGCTTCTCTCTCTCCTTCGGGGTATAGATCGAGCAGAGAGATTTCCTTTCGGAGTGACGCCTCTTTGGTCCGGTTGTACCGTGACAGGTTGAACTTCATGAGTTCTGGTGGTGTTTTAGATACCTGGGACTTCGGTGTCTCCCGTCATTCCTGGACTTCCCATTATATTTTCGCCTGATCCTTTGGGTTTCCTGGGTTTCCTGGGGGTCTTGGGTGTCTTCATAGGGAATCCTTCGGGTGAACTTTGTTTACTACTCGGTATGTCACCGAGTGTTGAGCATTCGTGCATAATGAGTATGGAGGCCTTGCATGTATTTGCGAGTTTTTGTACAAGCTTCTTTCGTTCATCGGGTGTCATTTTGCCCAAATAATCCCTTACTTGCCCGTAGTCATGACTGTTGACGGCATTGAAAAGTTTGCTGTACTCTGCGGGGAGTATGGGTTCTCCAATTTCAAGTAATGTTGGTAGTTTACGGGTTTGGAATGTTGGGTTGTTTAGTGGGTCTTCGCGGCGTTCCTCAAGAAGATGGGTACCGAGAAATACGGCCTGCTTGGTGAGCCATCCTGCGGAGTTTCCTATAGTGAGCCATTGATCTTTTGTAATTTTTGTTTTCATGTTTAATTAGTTTCCTTTCGGTTCGGTGTCCTTTTATTACTATTGTGTTACTATTTGTACCTATGTGAATTTGTAAAAAAAGAGCCATTCCCTTTGGGGGTTTGGCTCTAGGGGAGTTTGGGAGATGTTTTTTGATGCCCGAAAATTAATTGGTTCGGGGGTTTGCGGATGGTAGGGTACGGGCAGATTTTGTAAGGTTTATAAGGCTACGGTTGGGGGGATGGGGCTACCATCTTACTCAGAGTCGGTCTTTGCTTTCTTCTTCTTAGCCATTGGTGTTCTACTTGATATGGATTTCCCACGCAGGGAGTCCGGTTCCAGTTGAGTCATTTAGAAACTCTTCTGCCAAATGCTTGACATAATTGCGGAGATCGTCGTCGGTAAAATCGTCGCTTGTGGTGATTTCAATTGTCATCTTAGCCATTGGTGTTCTCAGTTCTCTTAGTCATCGCTGTTAACGTAGACACTGATTTTTTCGATTCGGAACGGACTCTTTGCAAAGATGTTGGCAGTCTCCTCCATCTGTTCACGCGAACCAGTAAAGTGGAGATCGCGCAGACCGTCAAGCAAAGAGAAACCTGTTCCAGAAATAATGCTTCCGGGCCTCTTGACTGATTTGATCCCTTTAGCATTTTCTAGGAACCAGTCCTCGGGTTCGTGGATACCATGCTTGTCCTGAAGATCAAAAGAAATAGTCATGTCAAACTTAACGTTTGGAAACTTGATGCCTTTAACTCGCTTGAGATTTCTGGCTTTTTGCTTGAGGCAGACTGATTTTGTTTTGGTGGTCATTGCGGGTTCCTCTTTCTTAAAGTATGGTGATGCTTCTGGTCGGTCGAACGTGAATGATGAATCGCAGGATCTCTTCTTCGCCTTGGGTAGCCTTGCCATCGGGCAGATTGCCATGTGATGTATAGTGCAAGATTTCATCGGGTGTGAAATTGTACTCGTCCACATTCAGGCATCTGATCTCGCGCCAATCAGAATTGACCATGTTTTCTTCCGTTGCAGGGACTTCCTCTCCGCTCTTGGCGCACTTCATGAAGGGAGAGAAAGGAAAGAACTGTTTCAATTGGGAGAAGGTCACGAAAGACTCTGGAACATGGTCTTCGTGTCGATCTCCGGGACGGGTGACGAGAAACATGGGATGATGGCTCACCCTTCTAGTATATTCACCCGATGCAACTTTTGGATATCCTGTCCCTATAACGGGAGGCGATAGAAAGATTCAGAGCTGCAGAGAGAGATATGCTTGGATAATTGCAGATTTTGCTTTTTAAACGGCACGGATCTGATTTTTCAACCAATTAATTTCACAGGATAGGGCTACGCTGAGGAGTGAACGCTTTACAGAGGAGTCGTTGCGCTCAGGTTTCCCACAGAGCGGGATGGAGCGTGTGGAAGCGTGAATGGATCAAGTTACTTTTATGTATATCCAAATTGCGATTAGGTAAGAAGGTATTGCCAGAGACGCTGACACCAATGCTGTGTGATCCCACACCCAATTGGCAACTCTTAGGCGACGAGAAAACAAGCTTGAGTTCCTGTACACATATTCGTAATCTTCAGGGCTCATGGTCAATTATCCCTCTCCCTGAAGTAGGGCGGCTCTCATCTCGGCTTCACCTTTGGCGCAGCCACCGTAGCACGAACTCTTGCGGTCGTTACCAAATGAAAAATCATTACTTTGCATTCTCGTCATGTCGTAACCCGGATGGGTAAGTACATCTCGTACATCTCGAAACGAGAACCACGGGCGCTGCGGCGAGACACAATACTTATGGAAATTAATCAAAAAGTACGTGGCAAGGGGCAAAGACAGAGTCAGTGCTGTTGCTACAACGTATTTGTTTTCCGATGTGAGTGCTAAGAATAAGGCAACCCACAGCAGAGATATACTCAGCTTGCAGGCATGATTCGAAAGTAACATCATGAGTGAATAATTTAGGGACGAAAAAAACGATTTCTTATAAATGGATTTCATTGTTTACCTTTCTTTTTATTTCCATAGCCAGTAAAAAATAGAGATTGAATACATTGCAAAACTTAGTATCAGTGCTCCTACAACTACCATCAGTTTAAGGGTGTTGAGCGATGCAATTCTCTGATCAGACTTGGCCCTGCTTATCACTTTCGTGATTATTTTCGGTGCTGGCCGAATTAGGATTGATTTCTTGTTTATTTTCCTGTCATTGATTCTTGATTTCATGTATTCCTATTGCTCCAAGTATTTTATCTCTTGTGTTTTTATTGTATTCGTTGCAGTCGTCGATTTGCTTTTGAAGCTTTAAGATCTCTTCAGTGCTTCTCTCGCTGTTGCGAGAGTAATTTAGGAAATCTTTTTCACACTCACGAATCATGCTATTCAGTGCCACTATCTCGGTTGCTTGCCTTTCGCATAGATCAAGAAGCTTCATGAGGATACCTTCAGGATCGTTACCAAACTTAATCCTGATCTTCTCTGATGTCCACTCTTCATAAGATTCAGGAGTTGCTGGTTTTGCTGGTGTTTTTACACTTATGGTTATCATTTTTTGATGCGGCAAAATCCGCCTACTGATTTATCGGCAGAAGGGAAAAATAAAAAACCCAACCTTCATTTTTTTGGTTCGGTGCTTACGCCTGGGATCATCCCCACCATGCGAAGTTCTTTGCGAATTTTTTCAATAAGCTTGGCCGCATCAACTGTGTCAAAAGGCTTTATTTTTTGCTTATTTTTCGGCTTTTTCGTTATCTTCTTCAGTGCCATGGCTTAGGTCATTTTTTTGTTGTTATTTTAACGTAACAATAGTATTCCGGTGCAGCATCATCAGGCGATATCCCCTTCAGTGCGCAAGCCTCTTCATGCCTTATAAATTTGACGCCGTCAACGGTCTCGTTTTCAGGAATGGTTACGCCGCACTCCTTGTCTGCGCTGACATCACAGCAAGCCGCCATCGGCATGCCCACCGCAATAAATGGACCGCCTTCAAAATCAACCATGCCCTCTGCTCCCCTTGAGAAGCGGGAAGAACCCTCAATTATGTATGTTCCTTCGCATATCTTGTGGAGGTGCCTGACTAGGCCGTACCTGGCTTTGAATGTGTGAGGTATTTTGGGACAGATTTTTTCTATCATTTTCTTAAGACTGCTTTTCAGTGCGAGAAGTTTCTCTTTTGAGGTAACACATTATTTAAGCCCTCTTGTTTTATAATTGACTGCAGTTTAACAACTGAATATCAACAGGACTATATCGTCAATCTTTGTTCGCTTCTCAAAAAGTAAATAATTTAATAATTCATAAGCGACTGGCCCATGAATCCATTTTACCCATTTTTATTTTAGCTTGACTTATGGCAACCTTGTACATATTCAACTTGGGCATTCCTATGCTATATGCATGAGCAAAGAATTTTTTTATGTCTAAGCTTTTGACCGCATCTAGTATCTTTTTTTTGCTGTCAGTCATAAATTCTGTAAATTCCTGTCCATGTCTTTCATACGATTGCTCGGTCACGAAGGATTTCGTTCCAGCAATACTTCTGTAGGAAGACCATATGATGCCAAGCGTGTCGAAACCAATCAATGTCATTCCTTTACTTTCCATCACTTCTTCCATGTAGAGATTGTCTATACTAGAGATGTATATAAGTATCTTTTGCACTGATTCTTTGTCCATTTTTTCATGATTTACCACGAATGGAGAAAGCAAACGCAAAATCATAAGTGTGGCACTTTGGGGGCTATAGGCATTAAAAATATGCCTGCTTTTCAGTGGCTCCAAACTGTGTTCTTTTTTCTGTATTCCTCCCATCGCAAGGGCAAGTGAAAAAAGGTTTTGCATTGCTGTTTTGCTCTTGGTTTTCGTGCAAATTTTAATAAGATATTCCATCAGCGTAGATTTTTCTTCGTAGCTGAACTCGCCAGTTCTACCGGGATCGGGTAGGCCTTTCCCGTGAATATCATATTTTTTACTATCAAAAATTTTAAGCATATGATGACTCAATACTTCTGCAATTGAGTCATTTATTGTTGCTCCCGGTGACATGTCGAAGAACAGGGCATTCACGCCGTTTCTGCCGTAAGAGGTAAAAGTATTCTTTTTATCATTGCTAAGCATCCAATTCATGGCATCGCCACTGCCATTCGGATTTTTGATAAGCCAGTGGAAAGAATCGTTCCTGTACCCCGTAAGCTTAGCTATTTCTAGCTGAATTTTGCTTGAGGTGTTTTGGTTTTTAAATAATGTTGCGTAGGTTTCCTCTCTGATCATCCATGACATTTCGTTTCGTGAACCACTCGCTTTCTCCCTTTCATTTCTGTCCAATTCCCAAAATGCATCTATCATCTCAGTGCTTATGTATTTGCTTGAAATTAACACGACCTGAGAATCCCTTGATCTATTTGGGCTATCTACCGCTAATGGCATGTAGGTCTCCATGAACCAATGAGCAAGATTTGCTCTTGTCTCATCGATTATTGAATGACGAGAGTACATCGAGTCTATGCCAAGGTCATCGAGCAAAAGTTTCTCAAGTGCCCAGTATGGTCCCCAGCTTCCTTGTATTCCCCATGGCTTAGCTTCCTTTCTCATACACCTAGAGAATGCAAGAGGAGCGTATCCAGATCGAATAAGTTCAACCACTGACGGATAGTTTTTCAATATATCTTCAGGAAAAAAATCTTGGTAACCTGATTTTTTTCTTAGGTTAATGACAAATTTTGAGTATGCGAGTAGCTCATCATTTGACATTTCACATTCGGGCGATCCAGTCTGCGCAGATTTGTACCACGTCATAAACTTGCCCCCTTGTGCATTTCCAGGCTTTTGACAATAGTAAGTCTAATTGAATACAAATTAAAGCTACCTATTGTACTGCCACGAACATCTATGAATTCATTCGGATTATCCTTAATCTTTTTCATAAATGTTTTAAAATCAAATCTTCTTAAAGCTCCATCAAAAGACTCCTTTAGTTTTTTGTTCGTGAAATTTCCGCTTATCTCCGCTTGATGTGAACCTTCTATCCCAGCGCGTGTATCAAAACTAGTCAGGCTAAGTATAATTGGAGCTATAGGAATTCCAGCAGAGGAACCACTAGGATCCATTCCGAACGCATGCTGCTCAAAGTGATGCTTTATCAGAATCTCCATTAACTGCTGCACGTCTTCGTCTTTCAGTGCTGACTGCCTCATGACAAAACTCATAATCAAGTTGTGGGTCAGATAAGATGCAGGAAGAATTAATCCTCCCTTGCCAATTTTTGACACTGGCGATTGTTCTTCATTAGGTCTTGCCTTTATCAACGTTGCCTTCAGGTAGGTGTCGTAATTCCTCCTTATAGTCTCTGGATTCTTACTGTAAACATTCATCCACATTACCAATTCCATCATCGGATACAGAGGTGCTGAGTCCATTGCCCTCATGGAGTCGAACATTGACGAATGCCACTGGCTGACAATCTTGTTTATGTACTCAGAAACAACTTGAAGAACAGATTCATTCGGAGTCACTTTCCCAGTATGCGCAGATCTCCAACTCCACATCTTGTTAAAAATTCCATTGTTGGCATTTATCATTTTTACCAAAGTGGAGTTTAAGTGAATTATGCCACCGGATAACATGGATTTCATCACATCTTGGTTCCCATTTGGGTTGCACATTAATCCAACCGCAACTTCAGCCGAATGAGAGTCTTGTGTGCTTGTCGCCATAATCAAATTTTTATTTTTTACCATGTCATCAAATATTTTTTTCTGCAACTCATGCGGAGAGTTGGGATTGTTCATGACACCGTAGACCCAAGACCCAGCAACTATGGCAGAATTATATTCAGAAGTTTTTGTAAATTCAAGGACCCGCTCCAAAGATTCCTTGTCAGCAAGCCAGAATGGTAACCTTTCAGCCCACATTCCGCTCCTCAGTGATTTTAAATTTTCCATTGGAAACCGCCCCTTAAATAATTTTAACACCCCAGAAAGGTAAGCCATACAAGCAGAGCCATACCATCTGGATATGTTCTGGAGAGTCTCAGGTATATCCACGACTTTTTCACCCTTAGCAATACTTATCATCAACCCTTCCATGTCTCCTGGATTTGGCACTCTATATTCGCCTGTTGTGCTTGGATCAAGGGCAGAGCGCATGCAGCGCGACCATTCAAGTAGAGATTCCTGGTATCCCTTAGTATTAAAAAGAAAACTATTTTGTCTGCCCAACTGTTCGCCCAATTGCTTAAAATGGTCAAGTGTCATTTTGCAATTCCCTTGACTCTGTGATGTCTTGTACCAGTTAATCTTCATAATTTCATATCCCACTCTACAACCATTGCTGCCTTGGGAGTTCCTGAAAACTTACTCTTAACCCATCGTAATCTTTTTACAATAAGGGATTCACTGTATGCCCCCCACCTTACATGCCTATCCATACCTTTTTTAAATAAATCATTAAAAATACCCATAAGCTTAGAATCATGAATAAATTTGTTTACAAAAGGCGTTGCCACCCCTTGTACCATTACGTCGTTGGAGTAAATATAATCTCCGGATATCATTTCTTCTAACTTATACAAAATATATTCTATTTCTTTTTTAGTTGTAAACTTAGAGTCAGCCAATAAGCGTGCCACAACATGCGGAATTTGTGTTCTAGGATTTTCAAAAATTGATTTAAGCGCCACATCGTATAATTCACGTGTAAAATTAGGATGGCTAAAAACCAATCTTTTCAAATCTGCATTTTCTTCTATGGCATCTAATCCATTTATCACGGGGCCCCGTTCATCAAAAGTAATTAATGATTTTAAAACTGCAGGAGAAGCACCGTTATTCATCCCAATCAATTTAGGAAAATATGTATGTGAAGTAATTATATTACGATGTAAAGAGTTTTCTATCATCATAAGAAGCACTTTTTCAGGAGTGTTTGGATTTACGGCAACTGAAGTCAATTCAGACAAATACTCTTCTCTTTCTTTGGTATTTTCTGCCCGGACTCCCATAAGAGAATGCCTAACATTACCCCCATGCTCAGCCGTTTCATTCATCATCTTGTTGATACGGTTAAAGTCAGCATTGTCATAAGAAACCGTACCTTTACTTATCCCTTCAATGGCCCGATCTTTAATCAAAGAAAGGCAACGGTCTTTAAATTCTTTTGATTCCTCTACAAATTTTCGATCTCTATTCGTTACCACACCAAACAATACATCATAAGACATGTTTTCTAATCTAAGATGATTATCTTTAACAGCTTCAACCAGAAGGTGGACCAATTTTACTGATCTTGCCACAAATGCCAAAAACCAAGTTGGAGCAACAGGATTCATTACTGCATACTTAATTCTCCAGTAATTTGAGTCAAAGTCCTCGGAGGTAGGACTTCTCATCCAACGATGCATTATTTTATTGAAAATTTTGTCGGTAGCCTTTGGTGAAAAGGCTGCACGAGTATAAAATACTTGATGAGGACTATCAATCAATTTCTCGAGAAGATCTTCGTCCATGTTCGGGTTACCAAAAATAAATAACTTTATGGTTTCAGGAAGTCTACCATCTTCTAAAATAAGCTCAAGGACATCAACGCCTGTCTGCGGGTCCTCTACCAAAGCCTTGGCTTTTTCATAAGCAACAGGATCATGCCCACCACGGAACTCGTCAAATTTACCACTAATGCTACGGAGAAATGCAATGCGCTCCTCCGAGGACATAACCCGCTTATCCCCCCGGAACAATTTGCCCCAAAAACCACTCCCAGACTTCTTGTACCAATTGGATTTCATAGAAATAATTAAATAATTTAAAGGAACTATCCTGTAAAATATCTTTATCGTCTACTCAAATTGTAATAAAAAACCCCTCCGGAGAGGGGCAAAAAGAATTAATTTTTTCGGGGGCAAGAGACAGGCCTACTTCGCACTGTTTTCCGGAGGGGCCGAAGGCCCCTCCGGTCTAAATTCATGCTCAATGCGCATAAGTTGAATCATGCCAACCATCCTCTCAACTTCAGTTGCTGTCCGACGCATGGCCTCCCCCATCCACTTGGGCATCGTAACGTCAACCGCGTCCGCAGCGGTACGCAAACTGCGTGCATCAAGAAGAATATGGTAAAACTCGCCTTTCGTATCGTCTTCAGAACCAGGTGTAATCTCAGTCATCATGAGAGTGTCTCCTTGAAGCAGTCCCACCCCTTGCTCTGTGCGACACCATCAGTCTACACACGACCAATGTGTTTAGATGTTTCACCGAAATTATAGAACAACTCCTCAAGTTTGTCAAGCATCTTTCTGTCCATTCTTCCTCAATTCGCAAAACATTTTGTAATTGTCAATTAACAACCAAACAATAACTAGAAGTTCAAACACAGAAACAAATAGTAAATATTCGGTCATTACTTTCTCCTACGACTTGTTCCAAACACAAAACTAACCATCCCAAGCGCAAATGCTCCGGGAGCAGGAACAGCTTCCATGTAGTAGAAATTGTCCATTATGAAATGCTTGCGATCATCAAATTGACCTGAAATATTATTCCAAATCAACAGAGTATCAATTTCATACCCTGCTCCATAACTTAGCCAAGAACGATACTCGCTTGAAATGCTTTGTGAATAATCAAATACAGTTTGACCGTCCTTGATTCCTTGAACACGAATGTTTCCCGGATTCCACATGGCTGTGAACCAAGCACCAAAGAAATGCCAATCTCCACCATTAACTCTACTGATTGACCATCTGGTATTCACTGGATTGTGCCACCAGTTAGAGTAAAAGGGAGTAAATGCTGCTCTATCTCCAATCACACCAACACCCGCTCCGGGGATAGGACCACCGGGAATAGACCCCCATGCCCCCCGTTCATAGTAACCCCACCCAGAACTATTCCATTGTGAGGGGGAATGAACATCAGGTACACCATTTTCCAAACATTGAAATCGAAGACCTTGATAATCCTCAAGAAATCCTACATCATCATAATATGGAGCGTCTGCATTAGGATCAATTTCAAAATCAACAAGAGTGACGCTTGCGTTTGCAAAGCACGAAGAAACACATAGAGTTAAAATTCCATTGTAAATATTCATAGTAGTCCCATCTCTCTCAATTCATCCAGTCTGGCCATCTTTGCTTTCTTTGAAAACAGATTACGAATTGCTTCAAGATGACGGTTACTATCTGCACCATGTTCGATACGACAATCAATTTCATTCATAATGCGACCCTTCTCCAACAATGCTTCGTCACGCTCCTTGCGAAGCCGTTCGATCTCCTTGATGGCACGACCAATCAAAATCTGATGAAATGTATCTCGGTTACCGCTGTTGAGGTAGTTGTTCAGTACATCAACAATTTCACCTTCTGTTGGTTCAATCATTCGTAGTTTCCTTCATATTGTCGCCCACAAAAGGAATCGGATCGTGGCTCATGAATTGGCATCCCTAAAACAGTCCCAACCCTTGCCGTCCGCAACCTCACGGGGATGGGGCGGCTCACCCTCACCACGGTAAAAGTCCGAGTACAACGCACAGTACTCACGCCTAGCCTCGTCACGCTCACGTAACGCCCTCCACATCCCCTCGCTCAGCACGTCAACACGAGACTCCAAAGAACGCATACGGTCAGCCCACGCGCAGTGACTCCTATCCACGCAACCCCTGCCACCGCATACATCGCACTCTCCACTCATGGATCGACACTCCTCAGGTACAGGTACACCCCGAAAACACCATACAACCACAACAACACTCTATCGACAAAAAAGCGCAGACACCCGTACTAGTCTATTCCCGGGATGCAACTTCTACACGCCCTCAAAACAAAAGATCCGTCAAAATGAGGGGAGACACACCTAGGGGGGGGAGAGGCAGGGGGAGAGGACCAAAAACGGCCCCATACGACATACGGCATGACAATATAATAATATAATAATATAATAATATAATATGGTAATATGGTAATTATTATTATGGTTTATCCATGAATGGAGAGTGCTAATAAGGATCATTGTACTTGTGCACAAGTGGCATGCCAAGAATATTCTTCACATCATATAATCGATGCCTATACATCGAAAAAGTAGAGGAATTATCAATAATACCAGCGGACGCCATTTTTCTGGTTAACTCAGCGCACTTTTTAGTAGTTTTATAATTAATTCCATAACCATAAGCAGTACCACTCTCAGCCCTAGCATGCATCATAAACATAATTTCCCATATTTGGGAAACAAAAGCTTTTGAAGAATAATCCTCTCCCGCACCCAAAATAGCAATATTATATAATTCTTTTTGAATTTCCTTATCGTGTGAAATAAAAGTTCTTTCAAAAAAATCAACAAAATTTTTAATTATATTTAATTGTTTGTCTTTAACATATTCGATAAAAGTGTTAACCGGTTCCCAATCATACATTCTGTCTACTGCGTCTGTGCGAGAATAATATGTCGTTCTATGCATGATCATTCTAATTACATTTAATGCGTAAATAGAATCATGAATATAAGCAGTAAAATTTGATTTTTCATCATAACTACTCAATTTTTTATTAGCATTTTCAAAAATTTTTACTAAATTTTCGTATGAATTTGTATTAATAAGTTCGCGAGTAATTTTCTTCCATTCCATGTTTTGACATCTAAACTTGAAAGCTTGCCAGTTAATTTCTGTCATTTCAAAGATGATATCTTCGGGAGTGTTGGGATTAATAGTAATACTAATAATAGTATCTTCTATGCTCTTGCAACGACTGCCAAGTTCGCCATCAGCAGCTATACTGGCCATATTGATTTTAATATCTTCCATTCCTGACTTAACATCTTCCCACGCGGCGGTAAGCATAGGAGGAGGACAGTCTGGATTTTTTATGTACTTCTTGTAGTCATCAGGATTTGCACTAAAAAACTCAAAAGGCACAAAACGATTTGCCCTTTTGATCCAGTTAGTGGGTTTGGGCTTTCTCATAAAGAATCCTTTTGCCATGTGCCACGAGAAATCATTGATCTCACTTCACTCAGTCTTTTAATAATGAATCTATTTCTAAAAGAGCCTCCACCAATTGAAATTATTTTTCTAACTACTTCAGGACATTTTTTATTTTTTGAATCAAGAAACAAAAGCGGATAATTGTTGTCTGAAGGAAAAAACAAAATATTCTGAATATTCCAACTACGGGACTCATTATTAAGTAATTCTCTGTGCTTCAATATCCAGGAATCTAAAAGAGAAGACTGGGATTCACAGTTTATTCCTCTATCTATGCAACATTTAATCCACCTATTAATGTTCATAGAAAGTGTTGATGTTTCAAATATTTCTTCTTTAATAACATATTTATCAAATACGTATTTAAATAAATGAAAATTGTTGCTGCATGCTGTATGCAAATGCTGAAACGCACTTAATTTACCCATACTTTTAAAAAGCAAATCCACAAACTCTTCTGATATTCTCCCTGTATCCATGACTAATTTTAAAAGATCGTGAATTAAACGGTATTTATAAATATTATCACCTGCATCATTTAAAATAATTTTGAAAAAATTAACTCTTGCTTCCTCGGTTTTGGCTCTTTTTGCCATTGCGTTTAAAACATAATATTTATACCCTTGAAATTCTTCATAATCCCTGTGTCCAGGAGAACTATGGTATTGACGAAGAGAATTTATTTTATTAAAAAAATCAATAAATTGTTGAGAGAAAAAAAGCTTTTCTATCTTTTCGTCCTCAAAATTTACCGATTCAACCATTCCTATCATTGCTTTTAAGCGATTATCAATTTGAGCATCATTGATACCATCGGTTTTTGAAATACTTCCTGAAATAATACCAGCAACATGACTGGCTCCAACACCCTCACTTTTGACAAAACTTGATACAACCTGAGGATTCAAGTGCTGGTTTGTAATTTCAAGTCTTTCATCAACATTTATAAAACGATTACTTACTAAAGAAGACATCAAATCATCACCAATAGTAGCAATTTCCTTTCTCTGATAATCATATCCGTAATAATGTTGTGAGCCTGAAATTTGACTAAAGGAAGATGCAATATTTATTATTTTATTTTGTGATTTTTTTGTAACATTATGCTTGGAGGAAGCATTTTTTAAAAATTCACCATATTTTGAATAAATTTTCAATATTAAATCATGCCTGTCATAGTTATATGATCTTAGGGGAGTTTTATTTACCTCATCAAATATCAACTCCAAATCATCAACCAATTTAGAAATAATTTCTTTAGACATAATGGGATTATCTGACATGGCAGTTAAAATGCCAATACTGCTTTCTTCCTTACAAGAAACAGTGTAACCTGAGTAAGTGTCGCTTTTGATGTAAGGCTTAGTTATTTCGTACACATACTCCTGAACTTCTTCATGAAGGTATGGATTCTGTGCCGCCAACACAAGACCAACTTCTTTGCCTATGTGCTTGTCGCCATGAATAATCATCATTTGATGATCTTTGTCTTTGACTGTTTTTGCGTATGCCTCCATACTCAATTGTCCAGCCATAGCTCTTTTTAGCCAGTTGTGAACCATTAAATTCATAATAATAAATACTGTAAATAAATAAAACTTACCTTTATAAAAAATAATTGGGCTAACTATTCGTCGCCCAATTTCAAACAATAAATTATAAAATAATTATTTTAATTTTAATTGTCTTTTTTCCCTACATCCGAAATGAAATCCATAAAATTTTTAAAACAATCCGAATCCATCATGGATTCTATTTTTTCAAACTTTAACATATCTTCCTTTGAAAGAATTCTATTGTGAATTTCAAAATAACCTGAATACATACCTAGTCCATATGCGTCCATATCGAATCCAAAAATATCATATATGACACCCCTGTAAGAACGATTCTCCAAGCAATCACCCTGGTGTATCTTCTTTGTAACAGCAAAAAAGCACATTAACTTTTGTTCATACGTAAGAGAATTCCAATAATTATCAGCGTCATTGGCATATTGCTCCATTACACCCTGCTGAATTTCACCTATTTCCGTAAGAATTTTTAATAAATTGTCTTTTTTATTATTTTCTTCTTCTGACATTTTTCTTAGCTCTCAATCTTTTTACAAGCTTATCGTAATCAAGAACATACTTTTCGTCTGTGGCCATAGAAAGTGCAGATATTGTGTTTCTTATTCCTAAAAATGAATCAGATTCAATATTTACTGGAGACTCAGTAAAATTAGTTATTGTACTGTCATCACCGACTTCATCGTAGTATACCTCGTGTATTGAATACACTTCTTCATCACCTACTTTTCTTTTCATAATTCTATAATTCCATCCGCTCTTTTTAAATTCGGATGGAGACTCAAGAAGGCATTTTAAATTTGATGCAATTTCATTCATTAGAGAAGCAAGGCCCTGTATGCTGCCCTTACCTGTTTTTTCGTTGTAATGACCGTCATAATCAAACATTAGGACTACTGCGTTGGCAATAGACTCCCTCATCCTCTGATTCTCTTTAATAAGAGAAGTAAACTCTTTGCTTTTTTTTATATCATCAGAATTCATTTGGAATCCTGATCAAAATTAGGCGTAATTTTTGCCATTCTATATTTTACCATCCAGGTCTTGGTGTGATATTCGTATTCGTAAAACCTTCCGACAGTAAATGAAAGGAAAACCAATGAAGCAATTAAAAAAGCAAGAACAAAACCGTTGACCTTATCTTCTTTTTTGGATATCTTTTTCAATTAACAACCTCCTTTTCTATAATTTTCACATACACTTTTAGATTTCTTTTTTTTGCCTCGTCTATCATGTGACGAGTTCCTCTTGACTTTCCATCCCATATGGCCACAAGAGCATCTGCATTGTTCGCCATAGCAACATTTCTTATAATACCAGCAGCATTACCAAACTTTCCCCAGTCGGCGGGAAACTCGAGCACTGGTATGCCTTTTGATTTTGCATAGTTTCTACCAAGAATGTCAGCACCCTTTGCTCCACCGCACAGGACCTTTGAAATAGTAAAACCGGATTCGCTAACAGCCTGATCTATAAGATCTCCATCCTTGATTGTTCTTGATCCAGCTATTATTGTTTTCATTTAAATGCTTTTTTTTATTATTTGAGAAAATTCTGAAATTACAGACTCTCTATCTTTGCATAGTCTTTCATACTTTTTCATGTTGCCTTCTTTGCCGTCAGTCTCTATTCTTCCAATATTTTTAGAGACATCTCCAAAAATATAGAAAAGCTCTTCTATTTTTTTTATATCTTGTTTTTCCATATTTTGCTATTAAAATTATCGTTTTCGTTTATTGTTTCATTTTTTCTAATTATTTCTCTAATTTGAAATTCTCTAGATATAGCAAATAGCTGATCTCTTGTGAGAATTCTTGGTGTCTTCTTAACTCTTGGTCCAAGATTAATTTTTTTCCAAAAAGATTCAAGCATTTTTGCTCCTTATGGCAAAATTTCTTCTTTAGATGTCTTTTCCATTTCCAAAACCTGGTTGTAAACAAAATCAATCTCTTCCTGAGTGGCTTTTCTTTTCATGTTATCAAAAGAAGTACAAGACAGCCATGTACTTCCTCTAATTACACCAAAGTTTCCAGTATATTCACATGTGTTTTTACTAATAGATTCAGCCATAGCAATAAGACCATTAACATAATCATCACCTCCACGAATGTAAAATCGTAAAGAACCATATTTTTCCTTAACTTGTTCTGCGACGACAGAGAGATTGCTTTGATCTTCTCCTGGTTTCGCAATTCTTTTTTTCCAGTCAACATATTTTTTTATTGACTTGCAAAGATTGTTAATCAAAAAATACCAACCGTCTCCACAGCAGATGCCCCAACACATAAGAGTATCTTTCATGTCCCCATCCCTATCCTGAAATATTTCAGGATAATTTACGTAAAGACGATCTTGAAGTTCTTTTCTCATGTGTTTTATCCCAGACTATATCGTCAAGAACAAAACAGAATACCATTGCTGGTTCACAAATTAGACATTTTACTGTCCCATATTTTGAATATTTTATTTTTCAGTATATTTTTTATAAAATTTTCAAAAGACTTATCGCTAGAATTAATTTTTTCAATCTCATTTATCAAATCATAAATTTTGTTTTCGTCTAAATTTTTTAATTCTTCCAAAACTTCTTCTAGACCTTTTTGTCCACCAAGTTTGAATTTATGATAACAAATTAAGGCAAAATCAAACACAGGATATATCTGTATGTTTATCTTTTGTTTTTTATCTTTTTTGTTTTCATACCAAGGTGTCCTGTCAAACAAAGACAAAAGTTGAGGATTTTTTTCTCCGTTTTTATCAACGCAAAAATTTGGAATATTGGCCAGAGAAGGAAGAGCCTTGTTGTACTCTGCATGAGTTGGGAAGCATCTGTAAATATACATTACGATGTCTTCATTTTCTTTGCACTGAAAATACATCACTCTTGGCTTATTGAGATATGAAACTTCTAACTTGTGAAGATTTTTTGTCAGAGTAAATGAACCTACATTGTGAGGCCAGTTTTTAATAGAATCCATAATAGCTTGTTTTCTTGTTTTATCCATAGATTCCAAATCTTTGTTGGCTTTATGTGAAAAAAATATTCTAACAGGAAAATCTGCCGGATCCAAAGAATGAATCATTGTAGACTTTATCTGTGCAGTCTTATACCAATTGAAAAACATATTAATTTATATTATGAAAAAAAAGTCAAACCTTTATTGAATATCATCAAAAATAATACCATCAAAAGAATTTGTAATAAAAAAATTCTTAAGTCCTGCAATGGAAATCTCTTCAATAATGCGCTTTCTTTTTTCAGAACCACAACATCTAAAATGAAGATGCGAATAATTATCGTCGGAAACAAAAGATTTCATGCAGTTTCTTCTACTATGATGTATTTTTTTAACAATAGATTCAAGTTCACTTGATCTTTCAAGTGAAACCGATACACGGAAGGCAAAAATATTAAAGGGAAGCTTCTTGCCCACTTCATAAGTTGATCCTTTTGGATTTGGCATATCCGTATTGTATGCTCAAAAACGCCAAAAACAAGCCAGTATTGTTAAAAAAATATTAAAAACATGATTATTTTTATAAAAAGGTATTTCATGTCTTTAAGATTAATTAAATTAAGGTCCAAAAGACAAAGCGAGGTTACAATGATACCAACAGAACTAATTAGCATGATCGGTGGAGGAGTGACTGGGTTTCTTTTTAAGTACATGGCTCAAAAAAGCCAAGACCAAAAAGAAATGTTTCAGCAACTCATACAGGCAAACAAACAGACCACTGACAATCAAGACAAAGCTGTACAAAGAGTTTCTATAGATTCAGGAAGAACAGTTAGACAGGTAATTGTTTTAACTGTTTTGTTTGGTGCTTTTGCTGCACCATTTATACTTCCATTCTTTGGAGTACCAACTTTTATAGAAGTAGATGTGAAAAATCCAGAGGGAATTTTTGGATTAATACCAGAGACTAGCAAGAAAGCTTTCGTTGAAATTAACGGATTTTTCTGGGCATCTGAAAACAGACAAATACTACTCAGTATAGTAGGCTTCTACTTCGGAACAGCAGCAGCCAGCAACAAGTCATAATGAGGAGCGAAAAATGAAAGCAAAATTATTTATAATGTCCCTTCTACTTATTGCTGGATGCAATACTACCGAGCCAATAATAGTTCCGGACAATACTAGCGACAATGTTGTAATGCTACAATTAAAGGACCACATATCTCAACCTGGACCAATGCAGCCATCATACGGATGGGTAATATGGTATATTCCAATTGCCATCATAGCAATGATGGCAGCCTGGAGGCATCTGGTGAAAAAACCAGCTGAATGCGAAGAGGACAAAGATGATGATGGTTACGATGACGACGGAACGCTAGAGCCTCAAAAACCAAAAAAAGAAACACCAAATAATTGACAAATAAAAAAGACCGGATAAACCGGTCTTTTTTATTATTTTTTTTGCTTCCTCTTCATATCCATTACTCTTCTTGATTTTTTTATCATAGCTTCGTATTTTTTGTGTCTCTTTGTTTTAGAATTAAAACCCTTGCTTGTGCTTGCCATATTTTTCTCCTTTAAAAACCAAATATTTATCGGTTTTATTTTCTTGATCTAGATTTTTTTTAAATGACATAGCACACACTTGCATGGCAAAATATATTTACTTAAATGGAGGATCTATTGCTATATTTTTATAAGTTATTCAAAATTTTCTTTTTTAACTTCTGTTATTTTTTCAGATACTATATTTTCTATTACCTGAAAAGCAATAACATCTCCGTAAGTGTCTTCGGGATTTTTTTCTGCTCTTGATTTTGCGTTCAAAAATTCTTTTTCGGTAAGGAGCAACTTGGTAACGCAGTTAGAATCGTTCAAATAAGGCACATATATGTATTTTTCAGACTGCCTGCCTCTTCTATTTTTATTTGGTCTTGCCTGCATTCTGTACACCTCCAGAACTAGATAAAGATGACCTTAAATTTTTTAATATTTCTTTTATTTTATCTACTCTTTCTTTACCACCAGATGCCTTATTGCCAGCACTGTCTCCATCATAGTAACCTTTTCCTGAAGTTGTGGGTAGAGAAGCGAATTCTTTAGCCAAATCGTTCACTGCGGCATCAATATCGTCGCTTTTGCCTTCAATATAAGACATCAGAGAGGGTCTCTTGTACAGCAAATACATGAATAGCTTTTCTTGGTTTTGAGGACTAAATACATCGCTTTCTTTTAGTCCTATTTTTTTATTATTTATGGCTTCTTTTAAGGTAGCAGGTATCATCTGATATTTTCCCACAGCGAACATTTTTCGATTTGCCTGCATTTGCATAATTTGACCAATTGTAAGTTTAGTTATGTCTATTTGGGGGACAGTTGTGTCTCCAGCTTTGCCCCTGTTATAAGCACCATAGTTACCCTCTGTTCTTGATATTTCTTTTTTAAGAGCCTCAAGGACCCCAGATTGAGAAACAATTGGGGTTTTCTGAACGGGCTTTGATATCTCTTCCAAATTGACGGAAGGTATTTTTAGTATTTGACCAGGTTTAATTATGCTGGGATCTTTAATGTTGTTTAAAGCCTGTATCTCTGGCCACCTGTTAACATTATTTAATAATTTTTTAGAAATACCAGATAGAGTATCTCCCTTTTGAACAACATATGTTATTTCAGATTGTTGTGATTGAGATATTTTAAACCAATTCATACTATATTTATCTACCAATATTATTTTATATATCCTTAATAAATAAAGATTTATATTATTCACAATTTTAAAAGGGGAAAGTCATCATGCCGAGAAATATGTAGTTGGAGGGTGATGAATGGCAAAAGTAAACTACAGATTAACCAGTAAAGAATCAATAAAAAAATTCGTAAATCATATAAGAGATCACTGCTCCGAATATGGAGTAACGGTGACATTTACTTCAGGAAAAAAATTAAATGCTAATGATGGAGAGAGATGCTTTGGATATTTTTGGGAACCATGGAGAAAAAAAACAAAGGGAAGCGGCTACAGTTTTAGAGATGGAGAAATAAAAGTAGCAAAAGGATCAGGAGAAACTGTATGGGTGCACACACTAGCACACGAATACGCTCATTTCCTTCAATGGTTAAAAAGAAGAAAATTTTGGTTACATGCATCGGAATATCAGCACGAAAAAGCAGCTGAATATACAGCAGTAAGATTACTTAAAAAACATAATGTCGAAGTTGACCTAAGAACAATAAAAGCTTCAAGCAGAAAATACATGAATCAATACTATGGTGAACAACAGCATAAAAAAATGGCTAAAAATTAAAAAATTTTATTTGACTAGGAAGATATACAATATAAAGTTGCTGATGTCAAAAATCTGGAGACTACCAACATGACCATGCCACATGAAGAGTATAACAGCATAAACTCGGCAAGAAGATTTCTTTATGATCTTATGGACCCAAAGAAATCTCCTAGAGTTCCAAAGAAAATACGCCTAGAAGCTAGGCGCATTGTTAAGCACTTTCCAACAGTTTTTTCCGCAAATCAAAAATATGAAAAAGATTTGAAAAAATGGGGAATAAAACCCAATAGTTACGACTCTATTTAAGCTCAAGAAGATATCTAGTTTTTCTCATAGCAGCAATCATTTCATCCAGTATGTTCTTCAATTCTGTATCTTCTTCTGATACAGAATTATATATCTGTTTAAGAACTGATATGCCTTCTTCTATGCATTTTTTAGGATTGCATTTTTCTATGTTTTCCATAGAAATACTAAAATTATTTTTAGCTTTACTTATTCCATATTGCCCACTTCTGACCTCTACAAAATTATCAATAAGGTCATCCATGTCCCCGTAAAGATTTCCAAGAGCTTTATGCTCTGCATAAGAAGATGTCTGCCAGTGAAGTATCTTTATTTGATTGTGTATTTGTAACAATTGTGTAATATACATTGTATAAATAATTACGAATTAAGATAACTGGTATCCTGCAGCCAAAATACCAATATATAATAAAAACAATATCCCAACAAAATACATAAATAGTATAAAATATTTTAAAATTTTACTACCATCAAAGCTGCGCTTTTCTTCATAATAAAAATTATAAAAATCATCGTCATCAAAATCTTCATAGTTCATGATCATTACCGTCCTTATTTATATGAAATATATCTCTCACACCCCTACATATTTCGTCTGAAACTTTTATTTTGCGCAAAAATGCAGCGCTCAGACCATATCTCTTTCCCTCACGATTTGCAATTTTACAAAATATTTTCTTAGCTTTTTCTTGATCTCCAATTTTATAAAAAGCATTTGCTTTCCAATAAAGTGATGAGTCTAAAAATTTTAAATACCTCTTATCATATGGGAAAAGCTTCAATGAAATATCATAAGAAGTATCATATCCAAGAATCCACTTATTTCTATATTCACTCATACCAAGATGAAAATCAAAATCAAACCATCTGTGAGCGATAGTCTCAGAGCTAATTACACGAGCCCACGGACTACCATAATACATGCAAGCATCATGTATCTTTTCTATCTTTATAAATCTATCTTCCCATAATGATGGTTTAGCAAATTTGCCATCCTTGTCAGCATCCAATGCATTTCTATAAAGAGCACAATAAGGCTCAAATCTTTTTAATTTGGGATTGCTTAGCCATGTTACTATGTCCATAATATATGAATCAACGTCAAATCTTTCATTTTTAATTAGATTGACAAATTTTTGAAGATGTAATTTCCATTCTTCTGATTCATAAACTGACATATCAAACCTCCAATAAACGGACAAGGTGGGATTCGAACCCACGTTACGGTTTCCCGTAAACAGCATTTCCAATGCTGCTCCTTCAACCACTCGGACACCTGTCCATTAACGGATAGAGAGGGATTCGAACCCCCGGTAAGCTTCTGGAGCCTACGGCGGTTTAGTAAACCGCAGCCTTAAACCACTCGGCCATCTATCCTTTTTAACTGTTTACAATCTTATGTTTCTCAAGCGAATTTATCTTGTCAAGAAGCTCATTAATTTTAAGTGTTTTTGTTGCACGCTCAAGCCTCAATTCAATATCTATGCTTTTCATGCTTTTTTCAAGATACTCAATTCTTTTTTTCAATGACTTATTCTCTTCTATTACATCTTTTCCTATTTCTCTTATCAAATGATCACAAGACTTATCGACAGAACCGTCACATGACAAAAATATTCTACATTTATCTTCGTCAAATTTTGGTTTTATTGAAAAAGAATACTGATTTGTATTTGCAGAATCAGCAAGAACCATATCTATCTGTTGATCTGAAACAAAATGCATATGAAGAAAGCATCCGTCACCGATTATCTCCTCTACATCGTTGACGGATGCTCCTTCACATGCATCCTCAGATCTTATCGTAAGACCTTCAGAAATGATTTCTTCCATTTTTCAGAAATCTGCCTTGCTTGTGATAGTAACTTTCTCTCTAGTCTCCATGCATTTACTGCCTGAGCACTTTTCGTACTTATCTTCAAGATCCCATAACCTATTAATTACTTCGGAATGATCTCTGTGATTGGAATCCTTGACACTATCCATTGAAACCTTCCAAGCGTGAGCCATAGAAAGAAAATAGGCAAGTCCAAAAATAGTTAAAAATACCTCAGCATTACCAGTTGAAAACCAAGCAACAAGCGAAATAACCGCAAGACCAACAGACAGCTCAATATAATTTAAAGATCTAAACATTTTTATTCTCCTTGGCCTTATGGCCGTTAAAAGATCCCAATTGTAAAGTTTAATTCTATCACTCATATTGTCCTCAACACGTTATACACCAATCTATATCGGCATTTTAGTAGCACTGGTCGGACTCGAACCGACACTATTTTGATTTTGAATCAAACGCCTCTGCCATTGGGCTACAGTGCCAAAACTCCTCCGACTGGATTTGAACCAGTGACCCGGGAGTTAACAGCTCCCTGCTCTACCAGCTGAGCTACAGAGGAATCTATCATATATCGGCAATGCGAGAAGAGGGATTCGAACCCCCGTAGACTAAAGTCAGCAGATTTACAGTCTGCCCTCGTTGGCCGCTTGAGTATTCTCGCCTAAAGATCGGGACTGGATTCGAACCAGCACATAATGGATTTGCAATCCATTCTCTTAGCCATTTGAGTACCCGACCAAAAGCCACTTACTGGATTCGAACCCGCAACCTGTGCTTTACAAAAGCACTGCTCTGCCGTTGAGCTAAAGTGGCAATGCACCCTACTGGATTCGAACCAGTGACTTCCGCCGTGTAAAGGCGACACTCTAGCCGCTGAGTTAAGGGAGCGAAAAGCGTAGCGAGGGACTTGCACCCATTCTCAATTCCAGCCTCTAGAAAGCCTAATCCATATAAGTCTTCACGGAAGTAGACGTGATACTTAACTACGCAAAAGAGGATGACGGGAGTCGAACCCGCAACATCTACCTTGGAAGGGTAGAACTCTGCCATTGAGTTACATCCTCATGTGGACTCGGGGGGAGTCGAACCCCCGTGTTGTTAGGCATACGCTCAGATGTCTACACGCTTATCCTGTGATTAATGCAACCCGATACTCACAAGCAAGATACGGGCAGCTCTTACGAATATTTCTTCAAACTCGCTCGTAACACACTCGTTTGAATATCCTGCTATTATGTGCATCTGCCACCAGCAGGAGTCAGGAGATGCTTTGCAGCGAATTAGGCTGCGAGACGGAACTGGGTAAACCCAATTCTGTATGAATTGAACTGATAGTTGTCAGTTACTTTTTGATCGATTTTTTTCGTGGCCATTCGACCAACCACGGCGTGCAATCTTAAGTTTCAACCTCCAATCGATACCTTTTCGAGCCCTTGTATTAACTTGTCAATTTGAAAATCATTCACATTCATCATACGAACAAGATCCGAGTCTATATCGTCTATATTCCAAACTACTCTAATGTTTTGATTATTTTATTTTAGCCAGCATATCCTCTCTTTAAAAAATAAAAATAGCAATACAGGATATTTCCCTAGGATTAATAATTAAATATTATGAACTGGTACAAAACAGCATCTTTAAATGAATGGTTTGGCAAGGGAAAAAAAGGAGACTGGGTGAACATATGCCGCAAAAACAAAGACGGCTCATTCCCTCCGTGTGGAAGATCTAACGCTGACTCAGGAGCTTACCCAAAATGCAGACCGAGATCCAGTGCAAAGTCCATGTCGGAAAGCCAAAGGCAATCTGCATGCTCCAGAAAAAGAAAAGTCGAAAATAAATCAGATAATTCCGGTAAGGCAAGATCTCCTAATTTTGTCAGAACGTTTACAAAGAAAAAGAAAAAATAAAAGGAAAAAATGCAAAATAACACACCAAACCTAATAAATTGGAAATCTTTTATGGAAAAAATGGGCGGAATGAAAAAGACCGCCCAAACTGAAGACCCCAAAAAAGAAATGGGACAATTTGACTCACAAGGAAATCCGAAACTTGTAATTGATTCCAAAGGCCAAGAATTCAGACCAAGGTCAGGACTTGAGGGCCCATTCGTGGGAAAAAGCGGAATGGCTTATTACTATGATCCTAAACAAGGAGAGTACTACTGTCCATACCATGACATGTATACAAAAACTCCTATGCACGATGTAGAGAAATACGCTCTTAATTACGAGTCCTTTATGGAAAAAGAAGCAGCAAAAAAGGGATCAAAAAAACCAAGGGGTAAGCAAAAAGCAAAACCAACAAATCCATCTTTGTGGTCAAGAGCAAAGTCTCTTGCCAGAAAAAAGTTTGATGTATATCCTAGTGCCTACGCAAATGGCTGGGCTGCAAGATGGTACAAGCAGCATGGCGGAGGATGGAGAACAACATCAAGTAAGAAAAAGAAAAAGTAATGCCAACTGCTCCTAATCTTTATGCCTATGATGATGCCTTTTTAGATGGACTTGCTATTGCACCGGTAGGAAATACTTCCATTACTTTACTCGTAGGATATGGTTTTAATAAGGGTTCTACCACTTACAGAAGACCATTTTTCAAATTTGATATAAGTTCTGTGCCAAAATATGCAACTGTAACATCGGCTTCATTAAATGTAACAACTTCTGGAACAGGCACACAAATGACAACTGATTTGTACATATGGGAGTACAATCAGGCAGAATTAAGCTACACATCAATGACATCTGTGTGTACGCTGGCGGACCCTGAAATAATAGGAGAATGTGCTGGAGTAGGATGGTCTGGAGGTATTGGCAACGCCGATCAACTTCTAAATGGAACAGACATAGGAGATTTAATATTATCTGCTGTGACAAACACTACAACATCTTCATCTGTACTTTCAAAATTCAATGAATACTGTCAAAACAGAGAAGTTTACGGCAACTACATACAGTTTTTTTTAGTAAAAAGATCAGAAGTGCAATCGACAAATCTAAGAAGCATACACTCATTGGAATCCGCATCGTCAACCTTGAGTCCATACATATCCTATAGCTATGAAATAAACAATACACTAGATGGAGCAACAGAAGAGATATCGAATTTTGGAGGACTAGGACAAATAAAGTTTGCCAAAAATCAAGAAGACAACCATATGCCTATAATAAGGACTGTAAGTGGAAGCCCAACAGAGGATGCGCCAACTTTTATCTCGGGAGTGCCAATACTTACTTCAATGTACAATAATTTTAGGGCTATACATGTGTATAAAAATTCACAAAGCAATGATATATCAAGACAAGGGATAAGAACTACATATAAAGGCATACCCATACAAACAAGCACAACAAACAACACTGACTATTATTTAAATACAGCAAAAGAACCAACAACATTCAATTCAGCTTCTCCAGACACTGAAAAAAAGATTCTTTTTGGAAATCTTTTTATAGATCTAGACAACTCAAATAGAATATTAGTTTTAGAAAAATCTGGATCTCCATTGGAAACCGCAAAAATATACATAGGTGGAAATCCAATCACAGCTGGAAGGTTTAGCGATGGATGGGCAATTGGAATCGACTACTAGCTTTTCAGTTATTCTTAGTGGCACGATAACATTATTTGCCAAACTATCGTATAAATATTCTAGGTAGATGAATAATCACTTATATATAAAATGATCCACTATCTCTCGAAGAGTAGATTCTTTATCATCTCTAAAAAGCAATTCTTCCTCTTCTGCTGGAAGTATCTTTTGAGTAATCAAAGATCTAAAATTTTGAGTAATCTTGTCTTTTGCAGACGACATTGAACCAAGACCTGGAAAAATATTACTTAATATATCTTTAAAAATACCATGAAGTTTTGGGTCAATGTCCTCGATATAAGACTCAACTCTAGCTGCATAATCTTCTTTTGCACCAGGTTTTTTTAGAATTTCTGGAATTATACCAATAGTTGCAGCTGACTCCATTCCACTTTTACTTCTAACAATATCTTCTTTAAATCCTCCAGATGTTACTGAAGAAGCAAGATCTACTATATTGTCAAATGAGTCAATCTTCTTTTTAACTGCATCTAAAACAAAATCTACTTTGGGAAATATTTCTCCAGGGCTTTTATCTTTGTTGTCTCTATACCATTGGAAAGGCGCATCTCCATTTACACCGCCGCTGTATCCAAACTTTGATCCTGGTTCAACTTTTATGTTATCTTTGCTCATAATATCAATAATTTGAGATAAATAACCCCATGGAGGAGAATTTTGATGACCCACACATTCTTGATAAGAACCGTTTGGTTTCTGAACTATAGCAACAACTGCCTGATTCACACGACCAGACTGATCTAAAGCTTGGCCCTGAGGAAAATACAAATAAAATTTTATTGATAAAGATAAATAGTGTTCTGCTGATGTGTTACCCGTGCACCATCCAGTACTTTGACTGGCAGCAAACAGAAGTGCATGATTTTTAGAAGACTGGTTTTCAGCTCCCTGAAAAGGCCCATTTTCTTTTGTAAATTTTTCGTTGCACCAACGATTACTTGCTTTGCCATACAAATAAAACCAGCCAGGGGACGAAGTTTTCACAAAACCACAAATACCACCGGATTCATTTTGAATCTCATCAGAATGCACAACTCCTTCTACCGCTTGAGCACCGGACTGCTCATAATTAGAGAATTTATTAAGTTTAGATGTGTCATTTTCACACTCATGGAAAAAAAGCTCAACTCTGCCCATATCAAATTTTCTAACATCCTTAATATACCACTGTTCTTTTCCTTTTACGGCTCCAATCATTGACCTAACAAGCAAATAAACAAAGTCTCCTCTTCCTGCAAAGCCACCACCTCGCATACCCTCAGTAAGACCATTCTTCCATTCTAAAATAGCTGAATTTTGTTGCTGAGAAGACCAATTATTGTCAAACTTCATTTTCATAGCGCCATTTTCAAAATCAACAAAATATTTTTCCATAGCCATGGAAAATAATTTATTATTTATGTCCTGTATGTGTCTATAGATATTTCCAGACTGACCTTTTAACTCTTGTTCCGCTACAGTCAAAGCTCTTATAAATATTTTGTTATTCTTTATAACTGAGACATTATTTTTAAGCCCATCCATCCTGAGGTTTCTTTGTTCCTCTGTTTCATTAGGTACTTTTTCCTGAAAAAGTTCTTTAAATGTCTTGCCAGTACCGGGAACCTCTAAATTTTTTATAAAATAATCTTCAACAGCAGCGACTTTAATAAGTGAATTTTCCTGTTGAGAAACGAAACTAGAATATTTTTTAAAATTAAATTTGCCCATTATGGATATCTCCTAAATTACAATGTATATTATTGAATATTGATAATTAATCCTGCGGATTTTTATCGTCAAATATCATAAGATCAAAGACGATATATATTTATGAACACTGAAATAATAAACAAATTAAACAAAAAACATAAAATGATATCAAATATAATTAAAGAAAATTCAGAAATCGAAAGAGAATATCCGACAATATACAGTGAGGCAGCGGATATAATCATAAGAAAAGAAGCGGCAATAAAAAAAATAAACAAAAAATTATATATATATAAATTCTTATGCATATTTCTTTTGTCCCTTCTTTCAATAACAACACTATTACTTATTAATAAATGGAGAAATCAATGAGAGATCAGTCACTACCAGAAGGTATAAGCAACTTATTTAGCAATGAGGTAAGAAACCTATTAAAAAAATATTCCATTATAGAATCAAATAAATTTAATGATGAAGATGAACACAAAATGACTCCAGGAGACACCGTATATGGAAAAGCTCTCCAAGAACTAGACGAGATAAAACATGCCATGATTTTTATCAAAAAAGAAATGGAAATTTCAGAATGAAGAAGACAAAAAAAGATTCCGTAAAAAGCGAATTAGAAAAACTTATAGAAAATTCATGGAGCGGCATAAATGACAATTGTCGCAAACTGCTGACTGAATCCCTAGACAAAATAAACAAACTAGAAAAAGAGCTACAAGAAACAAAAGATAGTGCGAGACAAGCATTGGAAAAAGAATATGGAGAAAAGATAAAAGATCTTGAGAACAGTAATGATTCTTTAAGGATGCAAATTAAAGAAATAGAAAAGAATTTTTCTTCTGTACGTGAAGTTATGTCAACTCCATGGTTCTACCGAACAAGAATACAAAGAGATCTTATAGACAAATTTTAATCTATAAGCTCATCTAGCTCTAAATCATAATTATAATTTTGGATAAGGAATCTATGGAGTATTGACTTGAATGGCTCCTTTAGTTCCTCTCCGTTTTCATCCATATATTCTTTTCCCGTCGTGCTCATAAAAGCAGATATTGCAGATCTAATTCTCTCCAACTTAGAGTATTCACCATCTGCAGAGTCATCATCTGCAGAGTCAAATTCTTCAGATCCTCCCATAATTTGGGAGTGTGTCTTAAAAAAAGCCTTCAGCTTTTCAACATATATATTTTTGTTAACAGGCCCGCTTTTTATAAATTCAGCATACCTCTCTCTTATCTTTTGTTCAAGATCACTTTGACTTATTGCTCCTCTTCTGAACTGATCAAGTAAATCAGATATATTGACATTAGAAAAGTCATTTTGAGCAAGTTTTATTGTTTTATACCATGATTTTGCGTATTTTGGCATTCTATTTCCTAAATCTAATTTCCACCATACACTATTGTTAAATTTTACTTTCTCCATTTGATGTTTCAAAGCCTGATCGTCATAAACCTTCTTAAACATCTCAAAAGTTTCTTGAGTTGACCACCCTGTCCACAACTTATGCAAAGTTGAAGCACCTACCAGATAAAGAGCTTTGATCTCAAGGTTATTGCAATATCTAAATATCTCATTGTAAAATATTTCTAGCCAGTCTTCGAATCTATTTTCTATTCTTGACTTAAACTGAGACAAATGAGGCCTATTTAATTGAGGAGATTTGTCTTCTGATTTTCTATCCGATATTGAAGAAATCTGCTTTTCTATTTCAGCAAGATTTGCCTTAAGCTTTTCTAATTTTTGTTTATCTTGCTGATTCGGGTCTATCCCGCTAACCATTTGATTACGTATTGCATCTATTGCGACCCTTAATCTTTGCTTCATTTGCTCGTCTGAGGAAGAGTTTATTTTATTTTCTAATTCTTTTATTTTATTTTCAAAATAACTTTTATTATCAAAAGATTCAATCTTTGAGCTTAAAGAAGATATTTCATCAATCAATTTATTTTTTTCCTGTTCAAGCCCAGACATACTAGCTTGAAAATCTCTCATTCTATAAGTCTTTTGAACAACATCACTCTGTATTTCCGTGACATACATAGTTTTATTTAACCAGTCTATTCCTCCGCCAACCCAACCAAGAAAATTATAATATCCTTCTGGCGTCTGGTCTCTAGTGAGACCTCTATGATGATAATTTATGCCGCCGTCACTATCCCCATTATCAAAAACAACATTCATTCCCTTGGGATCTTTTTCACTATGTTTAGGATGTATGACTATATTAAATGGCTCTAAAATTTCCGAATAATGCCTTATTTTAGATGAGTGATTTGCAGCATCTGAAACAACAACGTTTGTAGCGTGCTGACCAGGGAAGGATCTACCAAGATTAATAAAAGACTTAAAATTAAAACCTTTATCAAAAAGACCCATTTCCTTGGCTATACGGACACCATCATCTCCAAAATCTTTATAAATCAATTCTGGATTAGAAAGATATTTTTGCTTTTCTTCTGTTATTTTTTTTCTTAAAGATTCTTTTTCAACTATTGCTTTAGATTCTTCTTCAAATTCTCTCTGTCTTTGTTCCTCGGCCCTTTGTCTAAGGATTCTGTCTTGTTCGTCCTGTGCTCTCCTTCTCTCTCTGGCCTCCTCTATTAACCTAATTCTTTCTGGAGAGTTGCCAGCAACATCTCTCATAAATTTTTGTGAATCTTCAGGACTCATGTAATGAGAAGCTTCTGCAAATATTTCATCTTGCTGAACTATTGCGCTTTCATCAAGAGAAGAAGTGTAAGCAGATGATTCTTCAGAGAAAACTTCTTTTAAAACTGGATCTGAAGATATTACAAACTTGATGGCATCTGAATATTTTTTTATAGTTTCAATAAATTCACTATGCTTTTCATCTATATAAAAGCTATCTGCATGCTCCCTCAATTCTTCTGCTATATCAGTCCATTCGTCAATACCAATCTTGGAAACAGGCTGAGATTCATCTACGGATATTGTGCCTGAATCTTCTCCTGTAAAATAAATCCACCTGTCTTTGACAATTCTTTTAGTAATAGGTTGAAAATGATGATGAGCAAATCCAGTCAAATTAGCATCACTACCAAGATACAACCTTGACAATCTTGCATTGTAACTATGGAACTCTTGAGCACTACTGTCTGCGTGGTTTTCAGCTTCGCTCCTAAGCCAATCTCTTTTATTGTCATCTATCCACCTCTTTTTTGCGCTATCTTCATAATTTGATTTTAAAACATCTATAATTTCACTATCTGAATTCATATGTTCTACTTCATCAGCATATATACCGGCAAGATAATCAATTAAATGTTCAAAAAATGTTTCCAGCTCTTCCTGAGAAAGAGATGGCCTGCTATTGAATGGCATGCCTATTTTTTCATAGAATTTTTGAGAAAAAAAACTAGATGGATTTATGTTATGCTTTTTTGCCCTATTAGATGGATGACGGTGATCAGGGATTATTTTAACGTATTCTATGTCAGAAATTAAAGCATTCAGAAAATTGTCTTCCAGGATGCCTTGTATTATTGTTTGTACTGGTATAATATCAGGATTGTAATTTTCAGCGTAGGATCCAGAACAACTTTCCAAAAGAGAAGACATACTTGCACTAAAGTTGCCATCATAGAAATTTGATATTATAGTTTGTTTAATTTCATCCTCATTGGCTACAGAGCCTATATAATGAAAGAAATTATCACTTTCATCCCAGTAATCATCATATGATTCCATCCAGTAGTCATCATTATCTAGCCATTCATAAATTTTATCATAATCAACTTCAAAATCCCAATTTTCGTCCTCAAGAGCATTACGCATGCCACCAAATGCAGATAGAATAAATGAAAGTTTATATTTTTTTTCACCTATCCTTCTTATGATATCTTCAATAACATGCTGATATTCACCTAAATTTATATTATTAGCATTCCCCGTATTGGAAGCGTTCAAAAGCTTATAAACATTAGCTGGGCTGCACTTCATATTATTTAAATGATTTTATGCTATTTTGAAGGTTTCTAACCTGAGTAATTATTGCTCTTGCTTGTGTTGACCTTGGATCTTTTATTTGTTCAAGCTGACCAGCCAATTGATCAAAACCATTACCAATATTTTCTAGATTATTAAGATTTTGAAGACCCATTTGCTGAATAAATTTAGGAACATCTATATTTATAGAAACAGCGTCCCCCATAGAACCAGGCATGCCTTTTAAATCAACCTGTGATAATTTAAATAAATTTTTCATAATTATATTTTAATAAAAAATACATAAGTTACCTTTATTTGTCGATCTAAAATAACAAAAGGAGATATATGAAATCTGAATATTTATGGATAATAAAAGAGTATTTTGAGAGTTTTTCAAGTCAAAACATAGAAGATCTTAGAAACTTGTATTCTGAAGATGTAGTTCTAAAGGACTGGAATATATATGTTGAAGGTAAAGAAAATGTAATAGAAGCAAATATGAATATATTTAAACAGTTCCCCCAATTACGCATACACATAGAAAATATAATAAAAGATGAACATGACTACTATGCATGCCAAATAAATATATCACTAGAGGAAAATAATACAATAGAAGTATGCGATATAATCAAAGTAAAAAATGGAAAAATTCTTAGCATCCATGCCTACAAATGCTAAATATAACCTTTATTTTTTAATTGAGTGACTAAATTTTTTACTCTTACATCGTAAGTATGGTTTTTTGATAATTCATAACCATTTTGTGAAATTTGATCTATGTTATATTTATCAATATTTTTTATTATTTCATACAAGTGATCAAAAGAATCATAGATTAAGCAATTTTCATTATGCACAAAACCCAACTCATCATATTGGTAATTTTTGTTTGTTATTAATAATGTTTTACATCCTATAGTTTCAAAGGATCTGTAGTTTATATCATTAGCTATATTCATATTAAAATGACATACATATGAATTTATTGCATTAACCATATCTTCACCTATTACAAATATATCTGTGTGCAAACCATATGAATTTTTTAGAATTTCTAATATATGACCCCTATTAACTATGTTGCCACAAAATCCAAATTTATGTTTTTTAGCTGTTTCATTTGGTTTAATTAGGCTATTATCAAATGAATTAGGAAACCACATATGATAGGAATGTTTTACGTAATCTTTAGTAGAATGAAGCATTAAATCATATTTACCATTAGAAAATATATTTTCATAAGGAGATACTCCTCTACAGTGAGCGTCTATACTCCACAAAATCTTCAATGGACCATCTACATTACTTAGATTGGGCATCCACCCATCCCCATAATTTTCTAAGTTAAATATCATATCATATTCATTAAAGTTGATATTTGAATTATAATTAGCATGACCTAATCCCCATACCACAACCTCATTATCGCATTTTATAAACGCTCTTTCAAGAGAAAAACATTCTCTAAATGACCTATTTGCTTCGTGTCTACCATTTTCTTGTATTAGAAGTATTTTGATTGTCATCTCGTATTATTTTTCTTTGCTAAAGAACTCCACCCATTCATACCTACTTTTTCAATAATGAAATAGCCAAGTTTGTTCAAATATTCATAAATATCTTGATTTTTTAAATGCAAGTTTTCAAAGTAAATCTCATTAATTTTAAACTTTGAAAAATCTATAGACTTGATGATCTGATCGTCAAGTCCCTCTGCATCTATAAATAAAATATTTATTTGTTGAAGATTATATTTTTCAAAAAGAGCATTAATAGTTTTACATTCAACCCTAATTTCCACTATTCCTTCTGGATGATAACCATGTTTCAAGATATGGTATCGGTCTATAGATGCAACCTCATATAATGGGCCATCGTTTTTGTGATAAAAGAATGAAGTTTCTTGTTCACTACTGCTTTCTGTAGTTATGGCTATGTTTTCTATAACTTTGTTCTTGACCCATTTATATTGGTCTTCAATTTTTTCATTATGAATTTTCATTGGTTCTACAAGAAGTAACAAGTCTGGCTGATTATCTTGAATCAACTTACTCAAATCATCATTACCCGTATTAGTACCTATCTGTACTATTTTCATATTAGCATATCTCCATGTTTTGGTTCAAATTAGCTATCTTCATAATTAAAAGCTTGACCTAAGCCCCATACCACAATCTCATTATCGCATTTTATAAACGCTCTTTCAACACAAAAACCATCTTTTTTATTATTAAAATATGATTGTAAAAAATAATTCTTCTCCGTATTGACTATAATATTTCATATTATCTCCATATATTTGACTAAAAATAAAATCTTTATTTTTCTTTGCATATGCTATTAATTTCTTTCATCATTTTTTCATTCATATAATGATAACTTATATTATGTTTAATTTGATGTAAATCATGTTTCAAGTGTAAATAATTATTTTGATTAAATCTATTAGAGCTATACAGCTTTTCTCCCTTAAGATAATATCCTAATGTAACATCTCCGTAATTAGTCTTGGGAATATTTATTTTACTATTAATTCGATTTATCAAGTCTTTTCTTAATGCAAATCCAGAACCACCAGAATAGTACCTATGCCCCTTTTCAACGTAAGGCCATATAGGATTATCAGGATGAGTTTCTTCAGAAAAAACAAGACCACAACTATTGCAACTATTATCTAAACATCCGATATGACTAATAAGATTTTTAGTATTAACATATGTATCATCATCACAAAAAAAATACCAATCATAATTATTTGACTTATTTGCGTAATCAATACCCATAATTTGTTTTTCCTCACCGCTAATATGACCCTTTGTCCTAGTTACACAAACATTGTCAGTACTATCAATGTCAGATAAAAAAATATAGTCCAAATTATTAAGCCACGTGTTTTTTAACCAATTTTGTCTGGTATTAATGTGATTTTCACATGAAATGATTAAGAATAATATTTTCATTTTAATCTTTTTAACATATATTCACTAGGACTAATTAAATTATCTTTAATAGAAAATGCTTTAATTAAAACTTTTTTATACCTATCAACTGCATTCGATTTTCTTAAGTTTTTATCAGCATAATCAAATGCATTTTTGGATATTTCTTTACATTTATTTTCATTTTTATGTGCCCAGTTTAATTTATCTTCAAAATCAGAGAAATCTTCATTTACAGGGATATAATGTTCAAAAGGCCTCAAATCATAAAACCAATATTCATTGCATTTTCTCAATTGATAAAACAATGGCCTATTAGAATGCAAAAGTAGTTTAGTTCTACCTGAATAACCAGCACCCTGTATATCTATCAAAAATTTATAATTAGTATGATCAGGAAGAGAAATAAAATTGCCATTTTCTGTTTTCAGTTCAATTGTTCCAGACTGTTTTACCCACTGAATTATATCTATGCATTTGACTTTTAAATTTTTATTAAAATTTTCATAAAATTTTCTTCTAGTATGATGTGTATTTATATTTCCTATCCAAAATAAACGATCATCAATATAATTTTCAATAGATTTTAAACGAATTCTTTTGCACATATCATCATAATCATGAATTCCTGTCTCTGGCCAACCCGCAAAGATATAATCAGGTATCATAAAATCATTATATGAAGGACCAGAAAAAGATAATGGATAATCTAAATAATCGCCCATAAACAAAAATACAGATCCTACATTCATTCTGTTTTTTTCATCATTATTTAAATTGCTAAAAGCCTCATTTATCAAATAAGAACTCATTCTACCCCTACTCTCGTAACACCAATACTCATGACAATAAATGCTGTTCCCGTCAAAGTACACTTCTAATTTGTTGTGATGTTGTTCAATTGCAAATGCCATATAAAAACTACCTTCCTACTACTAAATCTCCATGTATTCTGTCACATTCTGTATCATCAGCATTAAAGGGTTGTCCCACAAACTCTCTTCCTTTTCTTTTTGAAGGAAAATGATTAATATTAAAAAATTCATCATGTATTTTACAATTATTTAATGTTAAATGGTGAACATGAGAGCGCAAAAAGTTTTGATCAACTTGATAAAAATTACCTTTTTGATATTTTTCAATCGTATTAGAAATTCCTTTTAATACCCCATTTCTGCATCCCCACATGCCTCCTAAAATCTCAGTCTGGTGCCAAGGATGATCTCTCATAACATGAAAATCATATTCAGAATTTAACCAGTCGTCAACAGCTTCTTTCTCTCTAGTATTTAACCTGGAATCTGTATCCCTAAATATAACTATATCATTACTATCTCCTGCAAAAAACCTCCAAAACATTCCAGACCAATCTCCATCCTCATTAACTGGTATTAATTCTACATTTTCTTTATTTCTCAAAACACCTATACAATCTTGATCTGTTTTTTTACCATAATAGAATCTACATATCCAATCACTATATATAGACTTAGCTAATTCTAAATTTTTAATAGCGCCTACACAATACTTGGGATCATAGCCCCACAAGCTAAAAGATATTATTTTTTTCATATTTTTAACTCTTTTTTTAATTTCTCTATTTCATGAGGATAAATATTTTGAGACCAATTGTGCCAAGCCTCTCTATCCTTTTTATTCATATTTTCTGAATTAACAGTTCTGTACAGATCATCCCACTGACTCTTACCAGAAAAAGGATGCAAATGCTCTATAACAACATTTTCCAAATATTTGATTCTATTAAGTCCGTGTCCTATGCTCATTATTGAATTGTCACTACACAAATGCGTAAAAATAGGATTATAAAAATGACCTAAAATTTTTACTATATTGGAAGAAATTAAATGTGAACTTGCTAACATAGACCCATGCATTAGGTCATTGGGATATATCACTCCAATATTGTCCATTGCATTCATGTTTTCAACAAAAATATTATCCCAATCCTTAGTCCTAAATCTATGATCGTCTCCCATGAAATATAAATATTCATACTGTTTTGACAATTTACATGCAGCATAATTCATGGGCGCAACTACTCCTCTAGAATCATTATTTTTTTCATATTTTATTATACCAATATTGCTTGTGTATTTTTCATAATTACTAGTATCATCACTATCAATAACAAAATAAATATCCGACAAAGAACTTTTACAATCATTAAAACTAATAATGACTTCTTTTATGTTATTAGGTCTTGACCTAGAAGGACAAATTACAGCTATTTTTTTCATAATTTATCCTCATTAAATCTTACTAAATATATTTCAATTGACATTGTTATAACTTTCTATAAAATTAACATGACCAATCACCTTCATATAAACTATCATGCGTAAAATCATCAAAAAAATATCTCCTACCACTCATCACATATATAGGATTTTTGGATAAATTTAATCCTTTTCCATGATTATCAGGATGTCTGGAGGTGTTAGCATCATAATATCCGTCAATCATAAAAGAGCTACTCATGCCCAATTGATCTGTTATATTTTTTAGATCATGAAAACTTCCATTAGGTTCATGATATTCAATAGATTTTATAAATTTACTAAATACATCATTACTTTTATCATTGTTTATCCAGTGTATTGCGTCAGGAACTCTGTTGGGAGTAACTGGATATTCAGCCCACTGATAAACAATATTGCTATTCATGTCATTTATAAAACAATTTATATTTTTTTTATATATTAAATCAAATCTAGATATAAAAATTTTATCATAAATAATTTCACTTTGATAGATATTATGCAAACCATTTAACATATTCAATCTTTGTGCAGACCAATCATAGTGAACACATAAAGAGTATTTGCAATTAGGGAAATTACTTTTGATTAAATCTATATTATAATCATCAGAAACAGAAAAATAACAATCCACATCATACATATTACTGAAAGGCATATAGACAGAATCTATAAAAGATTTTAGAGCGCCTCTAGAAAAATCAAAATTTATAGGATCCTCAAAAATCACATTAGATCCTCTTATTCTTTTTGTGTGACCCCTTAATAATATTGCACATTTTTTATTCATATATATGAATTATTTCAATATAAACAATCTATATTTTAATTTTCAAAAATCCTTAAAAAGTTTTTATATTCTATATCATAAGTATTTGATAAAGCCCATTTTTTTCCCTTATCTCTTAAGGTGTTTTTAAGAGATGTATTGATATCTATTTCTTTAATTTTTTCTGCAAATTTTAGATACTCAAATGGATCTATCAGTTTTTTTATAGTATGAAGGCCTACGCCCAAAGACTTTGGATCAAAAGGAAAATCTAGTATAGGAAAATCTAGTATAACAATATTATCTCCATACACATCTTTAAAACAAGAAATGTCCCAGGTTAAAACAATTACTCCACAAGCTAAGGCCTCGTGAACTGCATTACAATAAGTGTCTGTTGGAAAATTTCCCTCCATATCAGATGCTGTATACACAAAATAATCTGATTCACATAAATTTTTAATTAATTCTTTTTTCCCTACAGATCCACTGCCATGAGGACCAGGTAAATAAGAAAAATTTACATAATTTTTGCCTAAATGACTAGCTATTAAGCTTGCCATTTCACCGCCTCTTTGAAAAGAAGATGTAAAAATAATTTGATTTTTTCTTTCTAAATTTTCATGCTTGTTTATTTCTTCATAAAATAATGGTTTTGATATACTATTATTTACATGAATATACTTTACCTCAGAGGGGTTAGATATAAAATGTTTTTTTGAAGTTTTAGAATTTACTATATAATAAAAATTTAATTTTTTTGATTTGCAATAATTATGTATATCAAAAATAGCACTATGAGACCAGTACATATGAGAAAAGGCACAAACTATTGTACCCTCTTTTAGTTTAGATAATATATCATAGGAATCTTTACAAAAAAAACCAAAAGAAAAAACAAATACATCGCAATCTTTTAATAAATCCTCGTCAGGCGTCACATAAGTATAATTAAGATATCCGTTAAACTCAGAATTTCCTGGTATAAATGTGTTTTTTAAACCATAATCAGGATGAGAAATATATACTGTATTTTTACTTTCAGCTAATTTCCTAGCTAACTCTAAAGTAACAGCACAAGTGCCGCTGAATCCACATACATCTGTATAATTTTCATAATTAAAACGACACGCTCTAGGACTTGTTCCATCAAACCAAAAAACTATTTTCTTACCTGTTATGTATTTTACTTTTATTTCTTTCATTTTTTATATGTTGGATTATTTATTATCTTTACAGCAACCCTTTCATGACCACACCCCACATCTCCCATCTTGCCGTTCATTCCTATATATTCAAATTCTACTTTATTATTTTTAATAAATTCGTAAAAAGCCTTTAATTCTCCATTTCTCTGATAACCCTCATAGTTGACTAATTCATCGAATACAACTACACAACCATTTTTTATATTAAATTTTAAGTTGTCAAATACATCTTTTGTAGAGCTATATATATCACAATCAACGTGCATAAATTTTATTGGTTTGTTATGATTAGATATAAAATTAGGCAAAGTTTCAGAAAACCACCCGTCTATCAAAATCACGTTTTCTGATACATTTGGGTATTTGCCATTTGTGGAAAAAGAACCCTTGTCAAAAAGCATATCATTTCTATCCCATTTCTCAGGCAACCCTTGCCAACTATCAAATCCATAAATTTTATGATTTTTGAATCCATTTGCAATCATATTGATTGTCATCCCGCTAAAAACTCCCAGTTCCATGACAATGGAATCCTTATTCACCTCTAAAATATCTTTATTTTCTAGTACATAATTTAAGGGGTTCATCTTTATATCTGGAATATTGACTAAATCTTTTATGAACTCATTATAATTCATTAGGTATCTTTTATTTTTCAATTATTTCTCCTTTAGCTCTTACCATAGCAGAGCCTATTACCTGATGCATGTCATAATATTTATAATCAGCAAGTCTGCCTCCAAATATTACATTATTTTCCTTTAAGCATAAATCCTTATACATGGAATAGATATTATTATTTTTTTCATCATTAACAGGGTAATATGCCTCATCACCAGGCTTCCAATTTGAAGGATATTCTTTAGTGACAACTGTTTTGTCTTGCTTGCCGAAATCAAAATGTTTATGTTCACATATTCTAGTGTAGGGAATATTTTCTTCTGTAAAATTAATAAGAGCATTACCCTGATAGTCCCTACAATTTAAAATATCAGTTTCAAATTTTAAACCCCTGTACTCAAGACTGCCATAACAGTCTTCAAAGTATCTATCTATCATGCCCGTATAAACAACCTTATTTGCTTTTTTTGACAAATAATCACGATCAGATAAAAAATCTACTTCTAACTCCACTGGAACATTACCTATTATATTTTCAATCATCTTTGTATATCCACCAATTGGTATACCCTGATATTTGTCTGTATAATAATTGTCATCAAAATTAAGTCTTATTGGCAGTCTTTTTATTATAAAAGATGGCAAATTTTTAGGATCTCTTCCCCATTGCTTCTTAGTGTATCCGTAAACAAATGTTTGGTAAATTTCTTCTCCAACCTGGGACAGAACCCACTCTTCCAAATTGGAAGGATTAGCTATATTAATCTTTACACTATCTATTTTCTTTTGCGCCTCTTCAGGATTTTTGACGCCCCACATTTGATATAAAGTCATAAGATTTATTGGAAAAGAATATATCTTGCCCTTGTAACAAACTTTTGGCCTGTTTACAAAAGAATTAAACTTTGAGTATGAATTAACAAAATTCCATATTTTGTCATCATTACAATGAAAAATATGAGGACCATAAGAATGAACATGTATACCCTCTACTTCATCTGTTCTAGCATTACCGCCAAGTTTTTTTCTTTTATCTATTATAAGACAGGATTTGCCATTTTTGGTTAATTGATTTGCAAAAACAGCGCCGAATAAACCAGATCCAACTATTAAATAATCATATTTTGTAGTACTCATCAGTTTCTTTCTTGCATATTTTTATATAATTATCATAAATTTTCTGACCTTCAGAGGTTCTATCAAGATCTGGTCTTTGAAATCCAAAAGCCCAATGAACAAACAATCCACCGCCACAAGTTAAACAAAGTTTTCTAGAATATTTAGGCCAATGGTAGCTAACGCCGACTTCATCACCACCAGGTGCATTTAAACAGAACTTGAAGTTATTTAAGTATGACGAATTCCAACAAATTACATTTATACTCCACCTGGTATCAGGCAAAACAAATTTATCAAAACAATAAGATGATAATAACTTTTTATCATATAGTCTTAAAAAATTATTATGCACATAGGAATTATAATTTGAACGCGGGAGAGGACCGGCAGCGTAATCTTTTTCTGGATGAAATTGCAAATCTCTAACCGGCAAAGCACCTATTCTTTCATGTATAAAATTACAATGAGAGCTGTTTACTACGTTTCCAGAGCAAAATGTTTTATGTTTTGCGGTAAAATTTACTAAATTTTCTAAAGATCCGTTTTTTATATAAACAATATCGTCATCTATTTTTACTATAAACCAATCTTTTCCACATTTGTTATTGACCCAGTCAAAACTTTCTGAATAACCAGATACACCCATTCTTACTCCTGATATAATTTCTATGTATTTACCAAATTTACCCTTTTGCAAAGAAGATAAAAAGTCCAAATCAGATTGGTCATAAGTGTTCCTAAAAATAAATATTTTATCTACAATTCCCCCATTGCACCTCAGATCTCTAAAAATGTATCTAAATAGCATTTTAGAGTACTTTTTTCTACCATAAAACACCAATAAGGCAACTTTGTTTTCACTTTTGTTTTTAATAGATTTTCTTTCCATGGGAATTTAATTTTTCGTCAAAATACGAAATATATAATATATGCAAAAAGAAAAATTATTAATTATTGTTCCATATAGAAATAGAAAAGAAAACCTTTCTTTATTCATACCGCATATGGAGAAATGGATTAAAGAACAAAATATAAATTTTTCTATACTTATATCTGAACAGTCAGATGACGGAGAGTGGTTCAACAAAGGATCCATAATAAATTGCGGGTTTACTGAAATAAAAGAGAAATCAGACTACGTGTGTATCCACGACGTTGACATGATTCCTTCGTCAAAAAAAGATTGCAATTATTCTTATAGTAAAAGCCCAATACATCTTGCCTCACGAGTTCAGCAGTTCGGATACAAACTACACTCCAAAAACTACTGGGGAGGAGTAATAATGTGCACAAACCAAATGTTTGAAAAAGCAAATGGATTCTCTAATCTGTACACTGGCTGGGGCAAAGAAGATATAGATTTCGGTGTCAGATTGCAAAAATGCAAATACAAAATATACAGAAGAAACGGGAGATATGACTCATTAAAACACGAAAAGCACAAATGGCATACCAGTAAGCCTTTTGACAAATCCCTACTTGATAAAAACAGAAAACTAATGCACATGATGAGAAACGGAGAACATGATTTCAGAAAAGACGGACTAAACACCGTAAAATATAAAATAATAAAAAATGAAAAAATTTCTGAACACTCTGAAAAAATAACTTTTTTACTTATAAAATGAAAGACTTTATTTTTACATCATGGTTTTCTGGAGACAACGGCTTTGCTCAGCACGACCATACGGAAAAATGCAAAAAAGACGATTTTAGTTTAATAGAAAAATTCTATAATTCAATAAAAAAAAACAATTTAAATTGCATAATATTTCATAATGAATTGTCTGATCAATTTGTAAATAAATACTCAAATGAAAAAATAAAGTTTCAACACCAAATTATAAGTAATAGAAAAAGTTACAATGACGAGAGATTTTTTTGTTATTTGCAATATTTAAAAATACATGAAAAAGAAATAGATAAAGTAATATGCACGGATTGTTTTGATGTGCAAATACACAAAAATCCATTTCATTTAATAGATAAAAAATTTGACATATGCGCTGGTGAAGACAACGAAAAAGGCAAGAAATGGATTGAGGAGAAGATGACAAAATGCAATTTAAAAATAAAAATAAAAAAACCATACAATGCTGGCATAATTGGTGGATATAGAATTAAACTTGTGAATTTTTTTGAAGAAATGACAAGAATGATGTCAAACTGTCCAGAAGAAATAAATTCAAATATGGCAGTTTTCAATTATATGCTCAATTCAAAAAAGTGGAAAATACTTAGTGGCTTTCCTTTGCACAATAAATTTAGAAGTTTTAATAATCAAGGGGCATACATACAGCACAAATGATTTACAAAATACTACCAGAAAATTATTTTGAACATGATTTTTTTGATGAAATGATAAAAATTATTAAAAGCGACAAGGATTGCGATAATTATAATTTTTATTTTACTAATAATTATAAAAATCTACCGGAATATGGAAATAAAGTAGTGGCGGTACTCACAGCAGGAGACGAAAGAGGTAAGCTGCCATCCTACAGCAAAAACGTCAGATATGTATTTAAACACCATTTAGATTACGAGGAGGTAGAAAATGCCACTCATATACCATTGCCTGTCATGAAGGGCTACAAGCCAAAGCAAGACAATACATGGGAGCAGAGAGACATAGATGTGTTTTTTTCTGGGCACTGTCTTGATGCAAATAATAAGCCCATAGCAACAAGAAAAAATTTTGTAGAATCGGCAAGAAAAATAGAAAAAGAACTTAAAAGTTACAATATAGAAATATCTTTAACAAAAAAATGGAATACTGGACTTTCAATAGAAGAATATTCTGAAAAAATGTCAAGAACAAAAATAGTACTTTCTCCACATGGACACCATAGGTCAGAATGTATACGTTTTTCAGAGGGAGTTGCCAGCGGGTCAGCGATTGTATCTTGCGAACAACCAAATACAATATGCTATGAACAAGCACCAGCAATATATATAAATAATAAAAAATGGGACACATCAATTTATCAAATTAAAAAAATACTTGACGATAAAAAAAGGTGGCAAGAAATAAATAAAAAAATGAAAAAATGCTGGTCTGATGTATTTTCACCTAAAGCTCAAGCTTTAAAAATAATAAAAAAGATTAAAAATAATGGAAATTTATAAATATAAATCTTATGAAGAGTATGTAGAGGCTCAGACTAAAGCAAACAAAAGAAAAATAGGACATGTATGGGTAAGAGAGAATGTAATTAAAGAAATTATTAAAAACTACTGTGGGACACCCAGTAACATTATTTGCCACGGCACAAGAAATGCCACTGAACAAAAATTCTTTAAGGAAAACTGTGAAGAATGCAATGTAATTGGTACAGAAATATCCGAAACAGCAAAAGATTTTCCCATGACAGTTCAATGGGATTTTCACGAAGTAAACAAGGACTGGATAGGAAAATTTGATATAGTCTATTCTAATTCATTTGATCACTCATACGATCCAAATAAAAGCATATCAGCATGGAGAGATCAACTTTCAGAAAAAGGAACTATGTACATTGAGTGGTGTCCAGATGAAAACATAAATATATGCATAGAATCAGATCCTTTAAGAGTTACAGAAAAAGAGCTAGAAAAAATTTTTACTGATAATGGTATAAGCATAGATGGGATACTTGGGATAAATGGGAAATCTGGTTCAAAAATTTTTATACTAAAAAAGGAAAAAATGAAAAACAAAAATAGCATAGGTGTATTGGGTCACGGTTTTGTTGGAGGCGCTGTACTAAGTGCATTCTGCAATGACTGGGAAGTAAAAGTATACGACAAAAATAAAATGAGATCTCTTAACGAAGAAAAAGAGACCATAAATCAAGATATAGTATTTGTTTGTGTTCCAACTCCCATGGTAGATGCAGAAGGCGGAGAATGCAATCTATCAATAATTGAAGAAACCCTAGAGTCTATAACCCAAAAAAATACAAGAAGCGACAATATATTCGTAATAAAATCAACAGTACCGATTGGTACGACAAAAAAGTTAAAAAATAAGTATAGCAATTTAAATATTGTTCATTCTCCAGAATTTTTAACAGCAAGAAGTGCAAGAGTTGATTTTATAAGTGCATCTAGACATATTATAGGAATACCAAATAAAAAAGAACAAAATGATACAATTTATAAAAATCTATACTCTTTATACGAAAATAGGTTCCCAGGATCACAAATAATAATTATGGACTCAGATGAGTCTGAATTTGTAAAATACGCTTGCAACTGTTTTTTTGCAACAAAGGTAATGTACTTTAATGAAATAAAGTTATTAGCGGATAAAATGAATCTGGAATGGGAAATAATAATGCAAGGAATACTTAGCGACGGAAGAATATCTCAGTCTCATGCAAATGTACCAGGGCATGATGGAGACAAAGGATTTGGAGGAACATGTTTCCCCAAAGACATAAATGCATTTATTAAAACTATGGAAAATAATGAAATAGAACCAATTGTAATGAAATCCGTTTGGCAGCAGAACAAGAAAGTAAGAAAAAACTGGGATTGGGCAAAAAGCGAATCTGCTGTCAAAAAACAAGAAAATAATTGATATATATAGCCCTTGTAAAATAAAGGTTGATTTGCTGTTTATTTAGTAATTTTTTATTATGGAAAAAATATCTATAGCCATAAATAATGATAAAAAAGTCCCCATAAAGGACAATGAAATATCAGACATGGCTTTAAAATTAAAAAATTACACCATGCGTATGTCTACTCTTTTGCTCAATACTTTTGACACAGTTTCTAAAAAATATGAAGACCACGACATAAAATCATCTATTATCATAGCAAATGAATGCATAATATCAACACAAAAAATAATTAATGTAATGGATGAAATAATTAAACACGAATATACAAAAATAAATATAAAAGATGCGTATCACTCAGGTGAACATTTCGTTGACTCATGGAAAAAACTTAATCAGTATATAAACATGTATTTTGATGAATATTATAATTTATTTGAAAAAAGTATGATTGTAAACGGATATGAAAAATTTTATAATAAAATATATGTAGTATATAATAAAATTATAGAAGAATTAAAATTTAAAATATCTTCATCTGTAAATTCAAAATTTATTAAACACTATACAAATGACACAAGCGTAAGAGACTATCTTGTGTTTATGTTTGAATCAGAATTGGCATACATATCATCATTAATAAAGATATTAACAGACAAGTACAGCCAGATGATAGACAAAAATGTAATGGATAATTTTAATAAAATAAATAAAAACATTATTTACTTAGAAGAAATGAAAAAAGAGTATGGTTCTTTGATTTCTCCAATAACAGACGAAAAACAAAAAAATAGAACCATAAATATAATAAAAAGTTTTTATGATCTGTGCATATCAACAGAGCAAGCTATGATATACTTCATAAACAAAAAACCACTTGTTAATATAACTGGTACAGTTGAAAATAAAGCTCTTTTAGATTTAGTAGAAAATAAATACAATATAGCAAAACTTGTAATAACAGACCTTAAAGATAATTAAAATGTACAATAGAATATTATTCAACAAATATGCTTCAGAATCCATGGTAATACCAGGAATAGAAGAAACATGCGCTTTTTTAGACAGATTTAAAAAATGCCTTTTTATTACTACAAGTAATAGGGTTGTTCATAATGATGTTGATACGGAAATGCCCAAATCATCTCAACTTGCGCATGTAATATCACATAAACTAAAAAGATGCGAAGCATCAATAATAGATGTATCTAAGCTAAAAATATATATATGCGAGGGCAATATATCTAAAGCAGAGGGAAATAATTGCGGGGTAAAAGAAGCATCCTTAAAAGATAAAGACAAAAATCCAGATGGAAATTTAAGATGCTGGTGCTCATTCAACCATAAAGATGATGAACTTTGGAAAATACATAAGCCCATGATGGATAGTGATGCAATAGTATTTTTTACATCCATAAGATGGGGGCAAACCAATAGTGTATACCAAAAATTACTTGAGAGATTAAGTTGGATAGAAAATAGACATACAAGTTTAAAAGAAGAAAATATAGTTTCTGAAAAATACGCTGGAGTAATAAGTTGTGGGCACAACTTTAATGGGAAAGAAACAATAGAACTTCAAAAGAAAAATATGAAATATTTTGGTTTTAAAATAGATGATAGGCTTTTTTGGTCATATCAATACACAAATGATTCCAAGGATGAAAGACTAGAAGGTTACATAGACGATGCAAATAAATTTGAAAAACTAGTTCAAATTTCTGTTAAAAAAACAGATTAAAAAATATCCTCAATTTTTTAAAAAAGTAACATATGTTATGAGCGAAGTTCTTCTTAGAAGAAATGTAATTAATCCTTTCAAATACTGGGAAGAAGATGCCATAAAGGCATATCTTGATGAAAGAAGGCATAACTTTTCTGTAGTCTGCCAAAACCTACAGCATGATTTCAATATCGGCTCTGTTATAAGAAACGCAAATGCATTTCTAGCAAAAAATGTCATTATTCATGGTAGTAGAAGGTGGGACAGAAGAGGGGCCGTAGGGACGCACCATTATGAAAGAATGAAATACACAAAATCAATTGATGAACTTAAAAAAGAACTTGATGGATGCTGTGTAATATCCATAGATAACACTCCTGATGCAAGCCCAATAGAAGAATTCTCTTTCCAAAAAGAAATGCACTATGCATTCGTTTTTGGAGAAGAGAATCTTGGAGTTGACGAAGAGCTCAGAAAAATAAGCTCAAAAGTTCTTTACATAAAGCAGTACGGATCAGTTAGAAGCCTAAATGTCGGATGCGCATCTGCTATAGTTATGTACGACTATGTGAGCAAGCTTAACAAGTAGTATTTATTATCCATTATGATAATTGCTCCAAGAATCAACTGCTGGCCTGTCGTCTCCTATAAGCCAATACCAAGTGTTAGTGCCCGATGAGTTATTTATAGAAGTAAAACTCAATAATTTTACACCATTTGCCTGAGTTAATGCTGGAGAAAACAAAATTTTATCCACATTTATGCCTTTGGGGCTTATGGAATCGGATTGCAGGTTTAAACCACCTCCATCCAATAAAAGTGACTTTATTGTTGTTTCGTACTCTCTAGAAATATTAAGAGTTGGATATCCAACCATAGGATAATCCTTAAGAGCCCCGCCTAACAAATGAATAGAATCTACTGTTGCTCTTGTGGTAAATTCAAATCCACCATCACGTTCCCAAGGATATGCGCTGGTGTCATATAAATGGTGATGAGATTCCCAATAAATTTTGTCCACTTTAATTTGATTAGAAAATCCCAACAAACCATTTATTTGACTATTACCAATTTGATATCTGTGATTGAGTCCCACAGCAAAAATATTGTAAAAGTGACCACATAAATAGCATTCTGGAAGATGGGTACTCTGAAAATTATGTGACACAAATTGTGTTTTATTAGTTCCAAGCATATAGCCCACTGAATTACCATTATCAGTTAGCTCATTATTGCTTTCTAAAATCTCATTTAAAACACAACCTGTACCATATGCATCATATGGATCCGAGTCACTGACTGGCTGAGTTGAATTAACAGACATATTTCTCAAACTTAAAATCAATTGAGTTTCATAGTTAGATTGAGTTGGGTGCCAAATAGCAGAAGGATCCGGATCGTGAAGAATATTAAATACCTCACAATTATTAATATTTATAAAACCAGCATATTTTGATGTATTTAGATAAAATATATCTCCCTCAAAATTGACAAGTGTATTCCATAACAAACCGGAAGGTGCATGTTCTCCCAGTCCCAATCCTCTGATAGTAACATAATTTAAAGACTTTATACTCCTATTCTTACAATTCCAGTAGCCATTACCAACACTATCCAATACCTTTATATAGATTTTTCTTTCCCTATTGATCGGAAAAGAAGAAGAAGAAGAAGAAGAAGAAGAAGGTAATGTTGCTAATGTCGGACTACCCTGACCAGAAGTAACGCCCGGGTAATCAAAGTGAGGATTTCCAATATCTATATCAACACTTGCTAAATAGTATTTATACAAACTTGATATCTGATCATCTACAAGAGCATTCTTCCAAAATTCATAATAAATAATTGAGTCAAAATCATTAGTGTTAGCATAATCATAACTTTCCTGGTTTGTTTGAACAAATGTTTTAAAATCAGGTATTTCAAATATTGAGTTACTGCAACTAGTTGCATATTCTGAACCAGGTGGCATGGTTGTACCGGTAAGATTGACAATAAGAGGCTGTCCCACGTAACCTAAATCTCCTCTAAAAGTTCTTTTAATTTCAAGTTTTCTTATGGGAACTGACAATTGGCCATAAATATTTAAATCTAAATAATTTGGCGCATGAAAGCCTTCATACTCTCCTATTATTAAAGTATCTCCCCATGTGTCTCCGTAATAACACACGTTGCCGCTACTGTCGCTAGAAGAAGTCCAATTATCTGGATCGTTTATATTTCCGTTGTATCCTAAACCTGTCCAATTTCTTGTTATATTTGACATTTTTTCTCCTTAATTAAACATTATCCATTACTTGAACTACTTGACATGCTGCTACTGCTGGAATGACTACTACTGCTACTACTACTGCTGGACTGACTACTACTGCTGGAATTGCTACTACTGCTACTACTACTGCTGGACTGACTACTACTGCTACTGGAAGACGAGCTACTACTTCTCCTGAATGGCGGAGCGATATCTACGGTTTCTCCAGGAATAAATGTGACACTACTACTACTACTGGAACGGCTGCTGCTGCTGCTGCTGCTAGCTCTACTGCTTGAGCTACTACTACTGCTTGATAAGCTACTGCTGCTTGATCCAGAACTACTACTACTGCTAGAAGAACTACGGCTACTTGAAGAACTAGAACTACTTGACCAGAGACACGGCGATATAGAAGAACTTGAACTATAATCTGATACTCCGTCTGAATATGTTCCAGTAGTTTCGTTGTATATAGATCCGTGTGGAGCCAAATCTTGCAGGGTATCACCCTGCACTGGAGTATGGTGCCACAATTTAAATTGAGATGTTGCCGGAACGTTTATGTCTAAATACCTGCCATTATATTGTATATCAGGAGTAGTAACCTGAAAATAAATCTGATCAATTATTGCGCCCACTCCATTTACACCTACAAAATTCATAGTCTGCCTGGAATTAGTCATATTAAACTGACTAGATGATCCAAAATTTAAATTGCTCCTGATAAACTGCAACCTGCCAATTCTGAAACCAACAGGTTTGGAGTAGCTTTCAGCACTAATCCTTCCAACAGGATGATAGGACATGATCATTTTGATCGCCTTAATGCCACTGCGTAACTCAATACCGTGTGTCCACTCCCAATTTTCTGGCTTTGTCCAATCCCAACCCTGAGTCGCTGGATTTCCTATTAAAGAAGCACCCCCAGTAGGTTTGCCAATATTTATATTACCTACAAAAAGTTCCTTACTATATGCTACGGTTATATCTCCAGGAGTTAAAGCAGAATCAACCTGTTCTGGTATGCCATCAAGCTGCAAATAACTAGTAAATGGCTTTCTGTCTTTAACCCCCCATGAAGCATGCGACGACCCCAAAAGCCAAATTTGCTCTATATAAGAAGCTCTTACATTAGCATAGGAAAGAGTATTAAAACTAAGGTTTCCTATGTAATCTGCGGTAACAGAAATTTTGTTTCTATGGCGAGTATTGTTAACTACTGGTTCCGGACCAGTAGAGCTTATGCTATAAGCAGTAGAAATTTGACTAACCCTACCGTTTGGGTCATCATATACAAAAGTTTTATTTGACAAATTTTTATTATCTTTACAAACAAAGAGAATCAATCTAGAATGCCCAGAAAAATAATAAGAACTTACATTATCTTCATTCTCATCGTAAACATAGATTCTTCCTCCAGTTATTGGGCCATACAAATTTGGTGGGTTATTGCTACCTCCAGGGTAATCAGAAGGAACACTAGAACACAGCCTATCAATAACTATTGGAGCAGATATCTGCTTAGCTTCGCTTGCATTTGGCCTATATATTATAAGATCACCGAAGTTAACCTGCAAAGCAGTTAAACTCAATGGTTCGTTAGGACTTTTTAGCTGACCTATTGGCCTATTAAAACCTTTTTGAATTGTTATGGTTTTAAAAGGACGATCATCGCCTGGTCCTCCCACGCAAGGATAATTGTAATTAGGAGAAAAAACTATATCATCACCCTGCTGAGGTACAGAACCATCACTCCAGTTGGATGCTTCTTGCCATTGAAAATTAGTACATCCAGATGTGTTTCCGCTGTAGCTAGAACTTGAAGTAACTGCATTGCAAGGTTTCCAAATTTTTGTGGCCATTTTTAATCTCCAAAATTTATTATTTATATTATATATAAAAACTTTTACATAATACCCTGTTTTGACATCCTGATTTTTATTTTTTCTATTATTTCGTTTGCTTCATTTCTTACACTTTTAAGAGAGTTAACAACCTCTTCTTTTTCCATTTTTGACCACATCCTCATATAAAGAATGCAAGACTGCTCAAAATCAAAAGGAATTTTAAAATATTTCAAAACCATATAAGATATACCCTCTGCCTGTATCTCACCAGCTGCATATGATTTTATGTCTCTTTTTTTTCTGTATTCTTGAGTATGCACTATTTCATGTGTCATTTCATGTATTATTGTTGAAAGAGCCCTTACTCCAGAAGAGTTTGAATTTATATTTATGTTGCCATCAGAATGAGAAGTACCCATAGACTTACCCTGACCAGCAAAATTAACTTTTATTTTGTAATCTTCCTCTGCCACATCAATCACTGCCTCTGTCATTTTATCTACATACTCAGAAGTATCATTAGTTCCGTAAATTTCTTGATTTTTAGAAGGATCGTAGTGGTCCCTTCCAGGTATTGGCTCAGTGAAACGAACGTCATATACAACATAATCTGTAAATTTAGATACATTTATAACTCTATTGTCTTTTCTTTTTATTACAGGCTCAGGAACACCCTGAGCTCGTAAAGAAGCCTTTTCTTTATCTGTTAGCTTAATTACAGTACCAACAGGCCTAATAAGCACAACAGGAATAGCACCTGGCTTTAGCTTTCTTCCAAAATCAGAATCCCATTGAGATGCCGTTGCAACCTCACTAGCTTCAGGATCCTGAAGATACATAAGTATTTGATTATTGAAACTAAAGTGATTAAAAACAGCTTGAAAATTTAGGAATTTTTTCAATGCCTCTACTTTTGCATCAGTATCTTTTGAGAAAATCTTTTCTGATATTTCATTGACAAAATTTTCTATCATAGAAGAAATGCCAAAAGTAGTATTATTTGAAAGTATTTCACCTCTTATTTGAGATGCCTGCTTGACATCAGTGTCCTCATTAACTTCCTCAATAACTTCATTTATAAAATTTACACCAAGACCAACTAATTTTTCAAACTCTTCTTTATTTAATTTAAATCTTTTAGCCCAAACAGGTGAATACTTTTTGTTGTCAGGACCAGGATAAATTGTTTTTTTAAATCCAAAACCCATGGCAGAAAGTGTATCTTTTATTGGCTTAGTTTCTCCTGAAATAACAGTAGAATTTGAGGATGAATCAAAGAATCCGGTTATGCCATCATTTGATAAAGCTATAGACTCAATTTTATGAGTGTTGACCAAGTTTACATCAACTGAAATATCTGAAAGAGATTTTTTTATTAAATCTATAGAAGATATTCTGCTTGCGCCCTGAATCCATCCACCAGAAACATCTTCTCCATCAACAGAAACTTGAAGGTTCCCAGACCAAGAGAAACCCAAAGATTTTATTTTTTCTTTTATAGAAAATGTTTGACCAATTACTGCGTATGTGTCAACTTTTATTGGCGAAAGATTCGCAGGTAAAAATATAAGACTTGGCTTTATTGCAGAAAATTTGAATAAATTAAACTTGCGAAACATATAAATTTATACCATAAATAAACCATAAAACCTTCACTATTTAAGCTCCCATGTATGGTTACTTGGATTTTTTGCATTATACGGCTTGGGCTCGTGTTCTATACCTCTACATAAATGGCATGTATCTGATCTTTTAGTAGCGTGAAAATTCCATTCTGAATGTGGAACTATTTTTATTCCATTTAACTCCCAGTTTTTACTCCAAAGAGATTCTTGATTAAAAGCAGCATCGTGTTTTGTGTATATTTTTTTAATATTTACAATAGACTTTCCCCACAAATGCATGGCTTTTGATGTTCCAAAAAAAGCAAAATCTTGAAACATCCACGGATATGGATTTGGCCTTGCATGAATTTCTTCAATTTTATTATTATTTTTTTCATAATTTTTCATTATAATAGAATGAAGAAAATGCATATCAAATCTACTCTTAAATATCCAATCGAATTTATTATTGGATTTTTCATATTTTTTTATTAGATTCATTACCCTGTTTGCGCTGTCAAATTGCCCAAACACGTTTGGAGGAAAAGAAAGAGGACCTGTTTTTCTTTTGTTATACCAGCATCCCTTTACAAAAGAAGTATCATATATTTCTCTATTTTGAGGCTGCATGTGATAAATCGCTTTTACAGATTTTAACAAACTTTCAACCTTAGGTAATTTAGCTTCATATCCGTTAGTCCAAATATGTGCGAAAACGACAGCCTTATTGGGTTTTATTATATTTTCATATATAGAGTCAAAAGAGGAACAGGCATATTCCGGAAAGCCTATCAAACAAACAGCATTTGCCCTTGATTTTTCACTTTTTGTAAATAAATTATTTTTTTTGTTTATGCTTTTATTTTTAACTGGCTTATTTTTTTTTATATTTTTTCTTAAATTATCAAAATAAGCAGAAGCATCTTTTTTCTTCTTGCTATCAATTTTTGATTTATTTATTTTTATTCTTTTATTGAATTTCATTTTAAAAATCTATGACGATAAATTTATATGAATTTTATCGGAAAGTTATTTAATATGAATGAGAATATATTTGATTTTACACTATGTATTGTTGCTTGTACAAAAAAAGAAAAATATGCAGCAAGGCTTAGGGAATACGTATCTTCCTATGGATATAAGCAAAAGGACAAATTAATAAAGACAAGATTCGTTTATCTTGTAGAAGACGAGCCAAGACCGGATTTTATACCACAAAAAGACATATGGTATAATTGTCCTGGCATACCCATGAGTATGAGGTTTTTAAAATATCTAAAAGATTTTGACAATAACTCAAGCTGGGTAATGCAGGTTGATGACGACTCAAGTACGGATATAGACAAAACAGTTGAGATACTAAATCAATATTACGACTTTAATGATCCAATGATGCTTATGGGTGGAAGAAATACAGATTTAGAAAGTGGACAACAAAGAATTTTGAAATCTATGAAAATAGATAATTTCTTTTTTGAGTCAAATGATATAACAAATTTTGAAGGAATACCATACTTTACACATGCATGGGAGCCAACAATAATATCAAAATCTGGGATAAAAAGAATAAAAAATTGGAAAAGAATAGAAGAGTATTACAAACTTTGCAAAAACACTAAACCAATTTTTACTGATCAGACACCATATGTGGCAGCAAGACTAGCAAAAGTACCAATTGTAGAGGCTTATTTTTTATGTCCTTTTGAATGGGCTCAATCATACAGCTGTATAAATAAAAACGGTAGATATTCCCATATACACTATGTAACTGACAAGTGGAAAAATTTTGAGCCATTCAAAAAAGCTATGAAAGAAAATATTGTTTTTAGCAATGAAGAGGAAACAAAAAAATATCTTTCTGGTAATATAAACACAAACAGGGAAGAAAGCGCAGAAAGTCTATCCGGCAACACATGGAAGTTCTCTGGAAATGGAAAGACATACGGCATGATGAGATTGAATGCAGACGGGACAATAGGGATATACTCAAATGATAATGAAAGATTTTGGGAATACAAAGAAAATTCCATCTACATATATAATAAAGAAAAGAAACCAACAAGTATACTCAAAAAGGTAAATGACAATAAGTTTGAAGGAAAGTTTCTTTTATCTGACAACATGATGCACAGACTTATAAGAACATAATTACCAAATGTTCATTGGGCATTTGCTATCATACTGATGAACAAATTTAATCAATACTTGTTTGTTTAAAGAACAAACGCCCCTGTCGTTTAAGCGACAAAGGGCGCATTTGTTCTTTCTATATGAGATATTTTCTTGACTAAGCGTTAAACTACGCTGTTGGCCATTTTTTTTTCTGTCATAGCTGGAGACACTATAGGATCAACTACGACCCCTTCTACTGGGATAGACTCATGCATACTTTGCAGTGAATCACTCACAACAACATCAGTATTAGCTGCAGAAACCTCTTGGTTCTTAAACTTATTTGAAGACTTCTTCTTCCTGCCACAACCGCAGTCCTTAGAGGAACTACTAGATGGCTTCTTTGTTTGATCTTCTATTACTACAGAACCAGCAGGAACATTAGACCTCATAGCAACATTAGAATTTACCATAGATTTTATTTCCTCCCATGTCATAAACTTTCTTTCATCTTTGGTTTTTTCAAAAATTTGCCTTCCATTTTGAACCAAAGCGTTTTTGCTTCTCATTGCATGGACAATAGATGGGTTGACCATAAATTTCTTACCAGTCATGTATTCATTAAATTCCCATTGATTTCCATCGGGCAATCTATCTTTTAATGCACCAGTCCATTCGCTTGCCCATATGTCATATAAATTTTGATGAAGTCTCTTGTTATAATCCATACTAAACATATGAGAAAGAACACCGATAGGAACTTCTTCTGGTAAATTTAAACCCTTTTTTGACTGCATATCTCTGAAAAGATAAACAGTGTCCTTAGCCTGTCTTGCAAATTCTCTTTTGCAAACCCAGAAACCTCCATTTGTGTTATAAACTGTCTTTTGATGAACTCCGAAATCTCTCCACATTTTAACCATGTCTTCGTTTTTAACCTGCCACCAATCAGCCCTTGAAGTAATTGGACTGTTAAGGGGAGACTCAAGGAAAGAATGCCAAGGATCTCCTGCCAGCATTTCGTGGAAATCCAGTCTTGGCTTACGCACAAAATAATGATCGCTGTCTATGAAAACAAGAACATCGTAATCCAATTGAGCTACCTTATTAAGATATTCAAACTTCCAATACTGAGTGCCGTCAAGATGAATGCTCTTGTCCATTTCGCAAGATATTACCTGAGAAAGCGGCTGATCAGAAAAAGTCAATATATCATGCTCAATACCAACAGATCTTATAGATGACATAAGACTCTGCAGCATATACCTATATTCACCCCAAGCTACCGACCAAATCAATGTTTTCATTTATTTTCTCCTTTAATTCAACACGTAGTCCAAAACTTTATACCATTTTCTCTTGGCTGCGCCTACATCACACCAGAGATCCCTAGTGCACTCGCTAGCAAGCTTACCATATTTATTCCTAAAATCGTAATCCATGAGGTCTTTCATTATATCTCTAAGTTCTGATGAATTTCTCCATAAGAAACCGGTTCTTTGATCCCAAATCATATTTGGAAAATTCCATTTATCAGGAGCGACCACAGGACAACCTGTCAACTGAGCCTCTATAATTGCCCTGCTCTGATTCTCTATAAACCTAAAGTTGCAATTATAAAGGAATATATCAAGAAAACTAAACCAATTTTGAGTTGGTATACTATTGGAATTCAATAGCTTCCATTTATCTGGAGAGAAATTAAACCAATTATATTTCTCTTTTAATTCGTCACTCCATCCCATTACATGGAAATGTACAGGCATACCCTGTGTGACACTTTCATAGAAAACTGGGAAATCCTCGGAGAATTTCATTATATCTGGTCTGCTTACTTTTCCACATGCAACAAAATCTCGCTTTTGTCTTTTTACGTAGGGCCAAGTAGAAGAGTCAAAGAAGTTCTCAAGAATTGCCATTTTTTGAGAGACATTAGCACGCAGAATAGAGTTCTCTAAAACACTCTGATGGAAAGGGGAAGTAAATAGCACGCAATCAACCTTACCTGCTGATATAGCAGCCAACTCCTCCCTGTCAGTCCACATCATGTCATTAGACCATAAAAATTTCAAACCAGATTTATTTATAAAATCTATCCTATGCTTTTCTGAAAATAATCTAAAATTACAATTTGCGTAAGCAAAGCCCTCTAGCTTTGCAGGTAAATCAGACATCAAGGAATACTTAACGCCATGAGAGTCAAGAAAATCAGTGTTTTCTTTTTCCTTTAACCTAAAATCATCGTTTGGAACACAAGTTATACTAAAATCATTCTTCAAGAGAACAATTAATTCTTTTAGTCTTGTATCCGCACCACCTAAATCCGATATCCATTGAAACATGTATAAGTTTGGTTTAATCATAATAATTTATATCGTCAATGTGTATTTTTTTTATTCATGGAATTCCACAATTTGAGAGAACTAATTGGAACTTTTTCAAGCCTCCCGCCATGCTTGATTGGTTTGATAAGAGCCTCGTGTTCCGATACTACATCAATTAGCCTACAACGAGCCCAATGAGTAAAGCTAGAGTCCTTCCTTTTGTGCCTAACCCAAACCTGACCACTGGATCTTAGCATTTGCTTTAGAGTATTTGAATTTTCCATATGTGTCGAAGTATATACATGGAAAATAAAAAAAACACAGAAAATACCAAAAAGATAAGAATTTTTTTAGAAAATAAAGAAATAGAAAAATGCATACAAATGGCAAAAAAAAGAAACAGTCAATCAAGAGAAATGGGACTTAAACACAAATACGGTTTGGAAGAAAAAGATGGACTGACCATGGACATTATAGGATGCAAGGGAGAATTTGCAGTTATAAAATATCTAGGCATAAAACAAGAAATAACAATTAATACTTTTAAAAATATACCAGATGTAGGAGAATATGAAGTTAGGTCTGTCACGAAACCCGGCTACAGATTGATAATAAGAGAAAAAGATGATAAAGAAAAGATATACATTCTTGTAGAGGTGGGATTTAATTATTGCGACATTGTTGGATACACAAAAGGAGAAGAAGCGCTTAAGTACAATAAAGAAAACCAGGCAGGTAGAGAGCCTGCCTGGTTCATACCACAAAAATATTTAAGACCAGTTACTGAATTGAAGTCGGAGAATTCTGTTTAATACCCATTCTCCTTCTTCTCCTAGCTTCTTTTGCAGCTAAGGCTTCTGTGATAGCCGCATTTTTCTTGGCCTTTATTCTTTTTTTTCTTTTTCTGTGCTTTATCTTAACTAATCTGCCTGCCTTATTCATTTTTTCAATCTCCTTTAAAATGATGAAACAAAACACCTTACATTGCTTTCACTTACATCTTTGTAAATGAAAAAACTGACAAGATCTTTTAGCTTTTTTCTGTTTATAGTTTTGGGGGCACTCATCATGCTATTATCAATAAAAAAACTGGCATGAGTAACTGGATCTATAAAGTCAAGCATAAAATACCAGACATTGTTGCCAGAAGATGAAATTTTTATTTCACATTTAGTGCCAATTTTTTTGAGAGAAAAATTCTGATAAAACCCATTGTCTTTGAAATTTGAAGAACAAGTTCTTCTGATTTTTTCAACATCATATTCTTCAAGACCGCACAATTCGCCTATTTTTTCGGCGCTGTTATCTATTGTCTTGATCATGACGGACATTAAACAGAAAGTTTTGCCCTGATATAGTCCTTGACATCCTTTTCAAGACGAAGCCTCACAGCTGTTTCTGCCCTTCTTGCCTCTTTAATTGTAGGATAGATGCCAACAGACATGTATATGGAGTCAACTACGACATAAACGTCGTAGCCATAGACCGTTTCTATGCCCGACATGTCTCCACCATTTTTTTCCATCATCTCGTTATAATCATTTCTTGATTCAACGTAAGTTTTAAAAAGATATGATGAAGGAGTAAAGCTTTTGGCCTTTTCCCTTTTTTGATCTTCTTCGTAAATGAAATTTAAAAAATCAACATCTGAATTAAAAATATTATCTGGAATAATGTCTTCTCCAAAAAACTCTTCTTCTCTTTTATCCATAAAATTCTCCTTTTACAAATTTTACGAGCCCCCAATCACATATTCATCGACCAATCTCAATTTTGCCAGTCCTGTCCTCCAAAGACTTAATAAAACCATCAATCATTTTTTCTTTTAATTGTAAATTTAAGAACTCTTGTGATTTTTTCTTTATTAAATCGTTAGATATCTCATCTTCTTCAACAGAATCACAGTAATTTTTAAAAATACTTTTTTTTATTTTAATATCAAGAGATATATCTTTTAGGGTATCAAATATCTGCTTAGTTTTATTAATTAAATCATTCCTAGACGGATTTTCCAAACCATCATCTGGAATACTAATCACAAAACTCATTTTAACTTTATACATTTATGAAAACATTCCGTTTAGCTGTCTATTAACAACAACAAATTTAGCATTTTGAGGCATTTTTTCAATTTCTTCGCAGTTTAAATAAGTACAGCAACTACGTATTCCACCCATTATCTCTTTTACTGTCTCTACAACACTACCCCTAGACTGAACCTTTACAACCTTGCCTTCAGAGGCCCTATATTCTGCTATTTGACCATAGTGATTCCTCATGGCATGTTCACTACTCATTCCATAAAAAGTCATATGACAATCTTCTTCGGAATGGACACATTCCTCATGACCTGCAAGCATACCCCCAAGCATAACAAAATCCGCACCAGCAGAAAAAGCCTTACATATATCACCAGGAACCTGACAGCCACCATCACTCATTAAAAATCCACCTATTGAGTGAACCTTATTTTGAATTTCCATAATTGCAGAAAATTGAGGATAGCCTATTCCTGTTATTTTTCTGGTTGTGCAAACTGATCCAGATCCTATGCCTATTTTTACAATATCAGCACCGGCATCTATTATTTTGCATGCTTCGTCAGCGGTTACCACATTCCCCGCGATTATCACTTTATCCTTAAAATCTTTTCTGAAATCGTTTATAAACTTCTTAAAAGATCTACAATAGCCGTTCGCAACATCAATACATATTGTGTTAACTTGTGGAAAATTTTTCATTAAAGAAAAAACTCTATCAATGTCCTCTCCGCGTGTGCCTAAAGAAAATCCTATTGAACTCATGAATTTACATAATCTACTAGAGTCATTAAAGTCTTCTATGGAATCTAAAAACCTGTTAATCCTATCGGTGTCTATGTGCTTAGACAAACAGGTCATCATGTTTAATTCATACATTTTATGAGCTAATTTAAGAGTACCCACCTTGTGCATGTTTGCAGCAACAATAGGAGTAGTAGTAATTTTATAAGGAGACCAACGAAAAGAAAAAGACCTCGAGAGTGAAACCTGTTTCCTGCTCTCGAGGTCCGATTCCGTTGGAACTATCAAAACGTCACAGAAATCTAATTTTGGATTTGTATCGACTATCATGGCTAATCATGATCGACCAAAAACAAAATCAAAAATTACTCTATTGTCAATTCTTTTAACTTTTCTTCTTCTGGAAGAATCTTCATTAAAGTTATTTTCAATAAGACATCAATTAATCTACAGAAAAAATCCTTCTCATAGTTGCATGAACACTAGGATTAATTGATTTTAAAACAGGAAGAATTTCTCTTCTAATTTTTGATCTAGCTCTATCTGAATAATTAGAAGGATCAACAACAAAAGGGATGTTATGATTTTTTAAAATACTTTCAATTTCAATTTTTGTAAAATCAAACATGGGTCTAATTAAAGGAAGACCCTTCCAGTTGGAAATTTCCTTAATACCAATTTTTGATTTATCTACACCCCTTAAAGACTGTAAAATAACAGTTTCAACAAAATCATCACCATGATGAGCGGTCAAAATACAGTCACATCTGTTTAAATTTGCAAAGTCAAACAAGGCGTCGTATCTTGCCTGACGTGCCCTGTGATATATATTCTCTAAAGAAGAAAAATTAAGTTTAGCGGTACCAATAGGAACGTTAATTTTTTTGCAGAAATCAACACAAAAATCTTCGTCGTGTTTTGCCGATTCTCTTAAATTGTGATTGACATGAAAAGCAAAAAAAGAAAAATCTGCTGGAGTTGATTTTCTTTTTGAAAGAACACTAAGACCGGAAAGCAAAAGGCATGAATCTGGTCCACCAGAAAATGCTACAAGAGGACTCTTAAAGCCTTTTTTGACAACCGATTCATGCAGGCAAGAGATCAGCTTTGATCTTCTTAATTTTAATAGGTCTTTCATTTTTAAGAATGTCCCTAGACTTGAACATAGACATTATCTCATTTCGGAAACCATTGTCAACCGACATAAGCTCAAATTCGGGTATAAAATTTCTAGCATGATCATCAATGTTGTATGAATCAAGATCAAGCTCATACATCATAGAGCAATTTTCATGAGAATAAACTATCCTATCAAAATAAGACTTGCACCACCTCATGCACTTGATGCATGGCCTCGCCATCCTTATTTCACCCATTCTGTTAAATCTAAAATTTATTAAAGTTAGCTCTCTGTACGAACTTCTTTTGCTCATTTTAATTATAGCATCAAGCTCAGAATGATACTCTCCGAATTGATATCCATACTTAGTGGCTATGGGCTTAGTGTGATGAGTATTTGCACCTATTGATACTACTTGATTTTTTTCTAAAACAACAGATATATGCTTTTTGGGATGAGATATTTCAGAAACAATGCACCTAATATCATCCCAGGTTCTTTTGGAAAAACCAAGGTCTATAGAAAAGGTCTTTTTCATGTTAAATCGTAAAAATATACGATAGAAAAAATAGAAAGATAATTTATGTATAACGAACTAGAAAATGCAAATCTTTATTTTGAAATAATATCATCTATTTGTG